CCCGGAAGGAAACCGTGATCTTCGTCAACCGATACGGCTGGTCTGGTAATTACGATTTTACGGTATGTACCGTCTAGAAATTTTTTAATGGCATATACAGTGGCGAAAAGGGTCTTACCAGATCCAGCAGGTCCGACAAGAAAATTATATGGAACATCTGACTCCAAGTGTTGTAGTGCCTTCGATTGCTCTTTGTTTTCAGGCTTCAATTTCGGTACATATTTTGTATTGACTTTGAATTCATTTTTGTTTGTTGTCATACTCACCTCTTTTGATGTAGTAATATTTATCCTTGTATAAATATCAATAAACAAGGGTATAAGCAGTGATTACAACAAGTACGATATACAAAAACACTAAGAATGTAAACGACGATTATGGAAAATTGGATGCTGCCATGGAGGTTGCTGCTTTCATGGAACAGATAGGTGCATTCGCGTTTGATAATTGGTTAGATGGTGAATTGGTATTTGGACCACAGATAGAGAAATATTACGTGACAATAAAACTGATGTTTCCTAACAAGATGCCACCCAATCCTGCCGTATTTGAAAGACTCACAAATCTTGAATGTATGGTCGAGTTGAACGAAGATACGTATAAACGCGTAGCGCTTATCAAGGATGAGAACGTGCAGCCTTTCGAGTACACTACCCAACAAGGTTTTCATAAAAAAGTGTTTGAGCATAAAGTATGGATTGTTACTATACGGGTACCGCAACGTTATCTTGCCCTTGATGGAAACACAATGTTTAATATTGACGGCGAAGACATTCTTTATAGTGATATTGAGGCTATATATCAAGGTGAGGAAGAAGCTGAAGAAAGTGCTGCGTCGTCAATGGACAGTGGAGGCGATGATTTTGGTGGCCTCGGCAGCGGCGAAGGCGGTGATGAAGATTTTGAGTTTTAAAAATAAGGGTTTTTGAAATTATGTTTAAACATAAAGATTTGGAATATGTTCTATTACCGTATCTAGAGGTTGGTATGTACGAGCCGAAGAGTGGTACTAATAGTGAGATGGTAGTGGTTAACTTCTATGTTAAGGAAGAGGATGTTCTTAAGGATATTAGAAATTTCGTTAACTATATGCCATTGAAACAGTTAGTTGATGTTACTACTATAGAATACAGTGATGGAGATGGTAGATATTCAGTATATATCGAACTGTTCCTTAATGAACAAACGTGGACTGATATTATGAGAATATTATTGGAACTAGGTATGGCATCTGGTTTGGATAACTGGAAAATGAAAATTTATAAACAGGATTCTAAAAAAGTAGATATTAATGATGTCCGTCAGTTCTTTGAAAAGAGTGGTACTGAGGAATAAAGTAGTGTTTAGGAGTATGATATGCTAAGTGCAATAAAGAATTTTTTTAACTTCTCTAACTGGTCTGTGTATATTATCATAGCACTGGTAATCATAGCCGGATATTATCGCATAGACGCATTGAAGAACGAGAATGCTAAACTTGAAACTGAAGTTGAAAATGTTGTAGAGGAAAATAATAAAATAGCACAACAGATGGTGTCATTCCAGAATCAAGTTCAAGATGACTTGATTGAACAAAAACAATTCGCGGATGAAATGCGTGAAGCTAATAAACGTAATAATCAAGCAATTTCGGACCTTTATGACACTTTCAATACTTCGGCAGATGGATCTGAACGTGATTTAGAGGCACTTACTGTGGCCAAGCCGGGATTGATTGAAAGACGAATTAACGATGCTACTAAAAAGGTATTTGATAATGTTGAAAAAAATTCTAATATTAGTTCTGATTAGTTCCCTCATGACTGGATGTTCGATCTTCAGAGTGTTTGAAACTGAAACAATAGAAGACAATCCTGCGCTTGTATGTAAGATCCCATATGATTTTGAGAAGCCACAACCTATTCAGATGAGGGACGTGAAATTTCATGTGTTGACTAAGGAAAAAATGCGTGAGATACTGAATGGGAATCCTAATGAGCTTCCAGAAGTTTATTATGGACTTAGTGTTGACGGCTACGAAAGCATGTCCTATAATATGCAGGATATCAATCGTTACTTAGAGGCGAATAAGATCTTGTTAAAGTCTATCGAAGAATATTATCGTAAAGAGCCTTCTGGTAAGACTGAAAACAAATAATCGATTGTCACTTGAAAATTAGTGATGTTGATCCAATATAGTAGTTAATAAACAAAACAGGAGTAAATTGTATGAGTGATCAAAACCAAAATCGTGAGCCACGTGTTCCGCCAGAAGTGGAAAATGTAATCACTGAAAGTACACGTCTGGCAATGAGTACTTACTATGACGTTCTCACGCCTGATCACCTTTTCGTATGTCTTTTGAATAACGAATATATTGCGAAAGCATTCAGGGAGTCTGAAATCAACTCTGAATCCTTGGCTCGTGTGATCCAGAATGAGCTGAACCGTAATTCGCCTCAACATAGCGTAGCCCATGAAGATGAGCTTCGTATTTCACAAACCGTATTGAAATCTGTTTCCAGTGCAGTAATGAACGTTATGTCCAAGGGGCGTAATACCCAAGATACTCGATGTGAAGACATCATGCTTGTGCTTCTGGAAGAACAGTACGATAAGCTTGATATTACTAAAGCCATCATTGAAGGATCTGTACCGGGTGCACGTGATCGAATCATTGATGTACTGAAGAAGTCTAAAACAACCACTGGAAAAGAAGAAGTGGAAGAAGGTGATTTCGTCACTGACCTTACACTAGAAGCGGAAGAAGGCCGTATTGATCCAGTAATTGGACGTGATACTGAAATTCATGAAATCGCAGAAATTCTTGCTCGTAAGAAAAAGAATAACGCAATGCTTCTGGGTAATCCGGGTGTTGGTAAGACTGCGGTCGTAGAAGGTATTGCCCTTGCTATTCATAACGGTGATTGTCACGAATCATTGCTGGATAAGCGAGTAATGGTAATTGATGTTGCTGGTATGCTTGCTGGTACTAAGTATCGCGGTGAGTTCGAAGAACGTGCTAAGAAAACTATTGAATACCTTGCCGAACAAGGCAATTGTATCGTTTTCATTGACGAAGCACATACTGTAATGGGTGCTGGTGCATCTACACAGGGCGGCGTTGATCTTGGTAATATTCTGAAACCGATGCTTTCTCGTGGTAAGCTCATGTGTATTGCTGCTACTACTGGTGAAGAATATAAAACCAGTTTTGAGAAAGATAAAGCAATGGTCCGTCGGTTCCAGAATTACACTATTAATGAACCGTCTCTGAAGGATACAGCTACCATTATTGAAAAGCTTATCCCAGTATATGAGAAGTTCCATAGTGTGAAATATAACGTGGATGAAGTTTATGATATGTTGGGTCTGTGTCAGCGCTACATTCAGAATCGAGCGTTCCCAGATAAGGCGATTGATGTTTTGGATGCGGCTGGTGCATACTGCAAAATCAACAATATCGAATCGGTGACTCTAGATGAGTTCCAGAAAACAGTTTCAAAATTCACTAATGTGCCGCTACAGGCAATGCAAAAGACTGAAGATAATGTCTTCAAGAACCTTGAAGACAATATCAAGAAGAACCTTTTTGGTCAGGATCATGTAGTTGATCTGATCTGTGAAGAAATTCTTATTGCGAAGTCTGGTCTGAAAGAAGATAACAAACCAACTGGTTCATTCTTGATGTCAGGCACTAGCGGTGTGGGTAAAACTGAAATTGCTCGTCAACTTTCAGATAACCTTGCGATTCCTTTGATCAAGTACGATATGTCTGAGTATCAGGAATCGCATTCCGTGGCAAAACTGATTGGTGCGCCTCCGGGTTATACAGGTTATGATGAGAATTCAGCGAAGCTGATTGATGATATTGCAGATAACCCCAACTGTGTTCTGCTACTGGATGAGATTGAAAAGGCACATCCTAAAGTACTGACAGTGCTTCTACAAGTGATGGATGACGCAAAACTGACATCCTCACAAGGTAAGACAGTGAGTTTCAAGGATGTAATTATCTTGATGACTACAAACCTCGGGGCACAAGCTAAAAATGCTGGCAGCATTGGTTTTAATAATAAAACACAAAACACTGCCGATCTGGATGCGATTAATAAATTCTTCGCACCTGAGTTTGTGAATCGCCTGAGTGCAACATGTTCTTTCAATAACCTTACTATTGATAGCATGGCACTAATTGTTGAGAAAGAAATCAAGCTTCTCAACAAACAACTTGAAGAAAGTGGTGTAAGCGTAACGCTTTCTAAGAAAGCGAAAGAAAAGCTTATGGAAGATGGATTTGATGAAGCGATGGGGGCACGTCCTCTGAAGCGTGAAATCAAAGACAAGATCAAGAAACCACTTTCTAAAGAGATTGTCTACGGCGATCTGAAAAATGGTGGTAAGGTATCAGTAAATGTGCAGGGTGATGGTTACACACTCAAAGTCACCTAAACCTTTACTAATCAATACCTAAACCTTAAAAAGGGATAAGCCAAGCTTATCCCTTTTTTGTATATGTGCATTTAGTTTATAGTCGTTAGCAATAAATAAAATATATAGAGATATTTTATTAAAAGGGATAAAAGTATGGCTGACGAACTAAAGGTAACAGACCCTTCATATAACCAGATTTTGGTGTATGATGAAACTCAACAAGCTTTCGTAAATGTAGACCCTGATCTTAGTCTTTTTGGTAATACCACGTTTATTCAAGGTGGTATGAACTTAGGTACTAGTGACGGTGAGTATATTTTTAATAACGTTGTTTCGAACGTTATGCGTTTTAGACGTATAAGAGGACTTAATGGAATTAATCTAATTTCTTCAGGTTCTTATATTGATATTGAATTTGATGGTGAAGCGAGTACGCTAGGTGGGTTACCACGTTCTGGCTACTTGGAAAAAAACAACAACCTTTCTGATGCTGACTCAACACTGGTTCGAAGTAATATTGACGTATATAGCACTGGTGAAGCTGATAGCACCTTCATGTTTGCGAATGCAAACAATATACCAGATGTTGATGCAACCTATGATATAGGCTCAAATGGTCGTCGTTATGCCGATATGTACGCAGTTACTTTCCATGGTCTTGCGACTGAATCAATCATATCACAAAACCTTGAGCGTAACGGTGCTGATAATGGTGATGTATTGACATGGGACACGGCAGAAGGTACTTGGATACCAAAACCATCTACCACAGGTCGTTTATCAGAGCTTGTAGACGTTGATTTAGCCAACATAGAACATGAAAGCGTGTTGGTGTACAACGGTGTGAGAAATATATGGGAGTCTGCACCATTAAGTTCACTTGGTGTTATTTCTGATGGCGACACTGCTGGATCAATCACTGATGCTGAGAACGTGGGTAATGGCGTTGGTACATTTTTTGCAAGGTTTGGAGGCAATCTTCAATTCCGTAGCGTTACTGGTGGAAATAATGTTAATGTTTCAACCAACTTCAACGGTGAAGAAATTGTAATTGATGCTGACGTGCCTCAAGACACTGACGGATTACCTGAAGGTACAAGCAACTTATATTTCACAACCCAACGTGTAAGAGATACTTTAGGTTCTGTATCAATCCAAGATCTAGGTTCTGTGAATGCGACTTCCCCTGTCTCAGGACAGGCCCCTGTGTGGAATGGTTCTGAATGGGTGTTTACTGATGTTGCTACAAACCTTGACACCACTGATGATCTGGCCGAAGGATCTAACAATCTTTATTATGAATCACAACGCGTCTACACAGATATAGGTGAGTATCTTGTTGATGTGAACTATGGTATTAGTCTTAATGAGATAAGTGATGTAGATGCCCTTCAATCTGCGGGAACCTTCTTGTATTCAGATGGAACCACGTGGAATAATAGAGAAATCGTTCTATCTGATATTTCAAATATAAACCTTACTGGTTTAAGCGACGGTTCAACCATTGTTTATAATTCAGGCAGTGGTGAATTCCAAGTAGGACAGTTCCCACAAAATCTTATTGATCTTGGTGAAACTACTGATAGTTTACACTTCAATTCTGTATCATTCGATTCATTCTTTAGTCAGAAGACTACTGATAATTTGACTGAGACTCCACAGAATAAGTTTTTGAATAATACTAACTTGGTTAATGAGTTACAGAATATAAGTATTAACCAGTTGGTTGATGTTGATACTACAGGTGTGTCAGATAACAATGTACTGGTGTGGAGTTCGTCAGAGTCTGCATTTGTCCCTGCTGATAGCTCATCACTTAATGTCACTGTCAACATGGGGATCGAAGATCTCAACAATGTTAATGAATCTAGTGTTATTAATGCACAAGATGGATACGGTCTGGTTTACAACTCTACCTCTGGAACATTTGAGTTCTCAGACATTACCCAGTCTATATCTGAACTTAGCGATGTTTCTGCGTCTGGAATTACCAATGGTGATGTTCTGGTATACCAATCAGGTACATACGTTCCTCAAGGGATATTACCGTATAACACCAGCATAGTACCAAGTGACGGTAATATTCTTCAGTTTAATGGAACTACCGGACAGTATGAATCTGTTGATGGTAACACACTTGGCGTTGAGAATCTTTCCGATTTAGCTGATGTTACTATCACTAACATTGCTGATGGACAAATCGTCGTTTATGACGGTGCGTTATCACAATATGTTAATAAAAATATATTTGAATCTATAGAACTGTTAAACCTTCAAGACGTGAACGCAAGTGGTATTACTTCCGGTCAAACACTTGTTTATGATGGAAATGATTTCGTGGCACAGAATTACCTACGTCACGCATTGACATCTCCGACTGATGGACAGGTTCTGACATATGATTCACTGAACAGTAGATTCGTAAACACCAGCATTACTGATGCTATTGGTATTGATACAAGCGCTTCGATTGATGGTTATATTTTACAATATAATAGTACTTCTGGTGTTTATGAAAGTAACGCCCTTAACATATCGGCTCTATCAGATGTATCTGAGATTGCAGCTCCATCTTCAGGTGTAGCATATACAATGGTATGGGACGGCACAAGCTCATCTTATCAGTTACGTCCAGTAAGTGATGTGATATCACTACAGAATCTCAATGGTGTTGATCTTGTCGAAGAAGTTGACGGCAGTGGCGTATTCTTTAATTCATCAACTGGTACATACGAAATCCGTAAGTCTCAAATTCAAGAAGCAGGTGATGTAAACTTTACCACATTGTCCGATGGAGACGCAATTGTATGGGATGCAACAAACAGTGAGTTTGTTAATGGTTTCCCATCCGTTTCAGTGGAACAACTGTCGAATGTGTCTTCTGAGATGCCTTCGAATGGAGATTCTATTGTATGGAATGGTTCTGAATATATAAAAGCCAAGGTGGAACTGTCGTATGACGAGATTGTTAAAGTTACAAATGCCTATGAATATTGGAACTTTAATGAAGATCTAATTGGTACAATTAATGATATTAATATAGTTCCTGACACTGGATACAGTTACGAAACAGGTATTGGTGTAAAAGGTAGTACTAGTATCTATTCTGGTACCAGTTATGATATCAACAGTGGTACTGAAGCAAAGTCACTAAGCGCAACAATTGGCTCCTTCGCTCAAGCAGAATCATATCAGTTTTCATATGATTTTTGGTATCAGCCTACTACGAATGTTGCTTATCAAGGAACACCTGAAGATGCCATAGTGATGAGAATGAATATCGTTGCTGACACATTAGCATCGGAAGAAATATCAGTGGAGTTTGTGATTGTTCCAGATGGGACTGGCTCTTTTGAACATCGCATTCGTGTGGTTAAGAATGGAACTATTGCGGGTTCATACGCGGTTACTTTAAACGATAGCATATTCAACCATGTTGTAGTGAATTATTACAAGAATGGTACCAATACCGATATTAATGTTATTGTGAATACCAATGATGTTGTTGACCAGACAGTATCAACTGTTATTGGCGATGACTCTTCTTATAGCGTCAATGTGCAATTGCTACAAGAATTAGAAATTGGATCTCAAGCATATAGTATTGATAATTTTGCGGTATACAATGCGTTACAAACACCTGATGTTATTGAGAGAAAATATAAAAACGTAGTCACTAACGGTTACACCTACATTCAACCTAGTGTTTATAACCTTAGTGGTATTGAACTGACTAATACCTCTAGTGGCGACTTGTTAGTTTATGATGGTACGAATTTTGCAAATCGTACTATTGCGATAAACGAACTTTCTGATGTTGATACTACGGGTATAACGACTGGTCAGGTATTGCAGTTTGATGGCACTGGTTTCGTTCCTTTTACTATTACTGATCAGGTAGGGGCAACACAACTTAGTGAACTTAATGATGTTGACTCGGCACTCGCACCAAGCGATGGTGAAACATTGGTTTATAACTCTACATCTGGACAATTTGAGATGGGCCTAGTTAGTAGTGTGAACTCCATCGAAGATCTAGATAACGTAGATGAAACGGTGACGCCACAGGATAATCAGGTTCTAACTTATAACGCGGGTACGCAGCAATATGAACCGCGAGACCCTGCTGCTGGTAGTCAGTCAACCAGTGATTACGAATTCACCGCATCACAAGATCAGACAGTATTTGTCCTTGAACACGATAACGATGTGATGGTATTTGCGAATGGTTTCCTATTACCTACAAGTGAAGTTGATGCAGCAACAAGTACTTCAGAGATCACACTAACATCACCGCGAAATTCTGGTGATACCATTAGGGTACTGGTACTACATGATCCTGCAACATCACAGACTAATACACAGGCTACTGTGACTAATGCGGTCGAACATGAGTTTGTAATGGTACAAGATCAAACAGTTATACCATTCAACCATAGTGGAAATGTGATGGTATTTGCCAACGGTATTCTATTGCGTACAAATGCTGTAGATACATCAGATCCGACACAAATAACATTAACTACTGCGCGTAATGCAGGGGATACAATTAGAATTGTGAACTTCGTTCAAGTATAACGAAGTTCTAAAATAACTTATGGAGAATAATAACAATGGCTAATGAAATAGAATTTAGTTTTTTAGAACCACAAGACTTGATGACGAAGACTACATACGATTCTAATGGAGATAATGTAGTTGAAGTTGCTCAAGATATTGAAGGTTTCAGCACTGCACAGGATAATACTTTTTATGGGAAAGTAGGTGGCGTTACTGGTTTTTATACAATTTCTAGTGGCGCTACCGCCCTTGATGAGTTGAGTGATGTGGATACCACCACTACTGCACCTACAAGTGGTGATGCGTTGGTATTTGATGGAACCAATTTCGTACCACAGGCAGTTTCTGGTAGTGGTGCTACTATACTCAATGAATTAACGGATGTAGATACAACTGGTGTTGTGACTAATAATGTTATAAAATATGATGGTACTAATTGGGTTGATGGTTCAGTTGATTACAGTGAAGTATCGAATACGCCTGTTCTTTCAACAGTAGCTACAAGTGGCTCATATACTGATTTAATTAACCAACCCTCTATTCCATCATCAGTAGACGATCTGATAGACGTTGATACCACTACTACTGCACCTACAAGTGGTGATGCGTTGGTATTTGATGGAACCAATTTCGTACCACAGGCAGTATCTGGTAGTGGCGCTACTATACTCAATGAGCTAACGGACGTAGATACAACTGGCGTCGTTACTGATAATGTTCTAAAATTTGACGGTACTAATTGGGTTGATGGTGTAGTTTCCTATAGCGAAATATCTGGCACACCGAGTTTAGCTGTAGTTGCCACATCCGGGGATTATAACGATCTATCAAACACTCCATCTATACCTGTCAATGTAAATGATCTTAGTGATGTAGATACCACTGGTGTCGTCGCTAACAATGTATTGAAATATGATGGCGCTAATTGGGTTGATGGTTCGGTTGCATATTCTGAAGTCACTGGTACTCCAACGCTTGCTACTGTAGCGACTACTGGTTCCTATAATGATTTGAGTAATTTACCCGTTCTGTCAACTGTGGCAACATCTGGTGACTATAACGATCTAGTAAATACGCCCGTTATACCTACTTCAATTAATGAGTTATCGGATGTTGATACCACTGGTATAACTTCTGGGCAAGTATTACAGTTTGATGGTACGAGCTTTGTTGCGGCGACCGTTTCTGGAAGTGGAGCAACGGTACTTGATGAGTTGGGTGATGTAGACACTACTACCACTGCACCAACATCTGGTGATGCATTGGTATATGATGGAACAAATTTCGTACCACAAGCAATCTCAGGCGGTAGTAGTACCTTAACATATGAATGGGTCGAACTTTGGTACACTTCTGGATCAAGTGGTGATCTAAGCGCACCTGATGCGATACAAAATACAACCCCCGGTGTTAATGTGAATATCGTAAATGGTCCGGGTGGTATTGTTGAGTTTACGTTTAATGGCAAAGCATATCCACCTATTAGTATCCAACAATATGCACATGTTACGCAAACAAATGAATATATAATCAATACACCTGTCACTAGCACAAGGAAGGTTTCTGGTGGCGGTGCAACATACGATCAGACCACTTTATTTTCTGGCACTTTTGATAACGTAATCACACTTGATTGTGCGCAGGGTCAGGTTGGTGCTAGTGCGGGGTTAGGTGAAAGAGCAAGATTATATCTTATGTTTACCTTTGGAGAATAATATATGAAAGTGAATTTACCACCTATAGTTCTTGATGGCACTGCGTTTAACAGTGTGCCTAAAGATTTTTGGCCATATGATGACGGTTCAGGTGACCCTTATTGGGAAGGCGGGAGTTCTCCAAAGCCTTACCGTTGGACTATAGACATAACGGTGTCTGAACAGGAACACTCTAGTCATTTAACAAGAGAGCCAAATATTTATAATGGCATTGATATAAAACCGGATATGTGGATAGCATCAAAAAATACTGGGATTGCGCTTAGGATAGTATCGGTAGAAGCTAAGACTTCAACGGATGTAACATTGGTCGTTGAAGATTTATTTAGATACAATACATATAGGTCACCTTTAGCGAATGGTATTTTTAGTGTGCCGTCCGGCATTGTAGTATTTGAGTTAAATCACTTGGGTATGCCTGTTGTTGATCCAGCCCCCGGTGGTGGTTTTGGATCGGCATTCTGGTCAAACCTTCTTTCTAGGTTTCAGAACTTTACTGAAGGTGAATATATTATCATTGAGCAGGCTAATCATGGATTTGTGATAGATGACATAATTTCGGTTAACACTGTAGATGATAATTTTGTAATCCCTAGTGATAAAAATATTTTAGTCGGTAGAGTAGTTGATATAACTAGTCCAGATAGCTTTGTAATGGAGCCATTGTCTGATGTAAACGTTTTTGATGAACTGATTGGTGGTGTTGGTGATGTTCTTTACTATGATCCGCAACTAGATGAAATTACTACCACTGAAACGTCATTGCCTATATATGTAAAGTTAAAAGAGTATACATTAACAAACATACTAGGAAGCGTTACTGATGCATCAACTGATCCAACGAACTCAATAATAATAAATGGCACGTCTGTTACTATAGGTGGTACTGGAACAATTTCGGATGCAGTAAATTCTATAAATTTAGAAACATCTAATCATGATGTGAATGCATCCGAGCAAATAGCACCTCTAGTTGTTCAGAGTACCACATCATTTTCTTTAGGTGAACCAGCTACATATGTTGCTAATAGTCCTCAGATATCTATAAATGGCACCGTTGTGACATTTACAACAAATACTGAAGGGCAGTCCACTTATGGTATGAATGTCGGCTTGGAAGAAGATATGGCGTTTGATATCAATGCCGCAAATATTCCCGATGTTAGAGCAGAGGTTGGTACGAATATATTAAAAATTGTCAACACCGCAGGCGGTACGTTATCACTTGTAAATGTGAAGAATGACGATCAAGGCAACCCTATATTATCACCAGATGCTTCTACTGCATCTACTACGGGTATCGTAGCTGGTAACTATGGTCCATCAACATCCACGTTCTTATATCTTGAAAAAAATGATGCTGGTGAGATTCGATTAAAAAATGCCCTTGGGAATAATGGAAATATTTTAGACGACTTTGGTATATATTCGGTAGAAAATGGCACTAAAGCTAAAGCATCTTATATTGGACAGGGTGTTAGAAAGGGTGAAGTATATTCCGTTCTTGACAATACGCAGCGTGCACAACTAAGCGTTATTATTGGCGATGCCGCTTATGTAGAAGATGGTGGTAACGGTGAATGGCAATATTGGTTATATACGTCGTCTGGGTGGAAATTGATTGCTACGGAAGATTCTGCAAGAACAGATGCCGATGTTTTATCACTTAATTTGACAAGTTCGGATACTGGTACACACCTTGTTGGCACTGTCTCAGATAATTCGAGAGTGACCAACGTGACAGTAGAAGTGACTGAAGCGTTTGATGATATCAATTCAACGCTAAATATAGGCGATAGTGCGGTAAATAATAGACTTATGTCAGAAGATATCATTGATCTTACCGAAGTTGGAACCTATACATTTACACCATCATATGTATATGATAGTGGTTCTGATACAGATCTAAATGCATATCTTGACGCTGCCACAAGTAGTACAGGTGTATTAAAGATAATAATATCTTATTCTTAAGGATAGATTATGATTAGAAACATGTCTGAACTAAAAAATCAAGGGTTGAGAAAGGTTCTCAACCACATATACTATGAGATGATTGGTATATGTATTATGTATAAAGATTATGAATATTCGTCATACGCTTCGCGCTATGCTAAAAATACAATAAAGTATTCAAGGTATGATAAGCATAGAATAAATGCGACAGACATTTATAACCTTTTTACGTATATAAATAAGCTTTCTGAGCAAAAGAAGATAAGTAAAAACGATGAGATATTGGTAAAAAGGGCATCCGTTGATATCGACTTCTACACACGGTATTTGCGTAGAATGGTGAATGGATCTCTTTCGGTAGTAGAGCTTGATTCGTTCATGAAGCGAATTACTAAGCAATTATATATAGAGGACAATATTCTCAAGTCGCTAGGACGAATGGCTATTAACTGGAACCGTTTAACTCTACGAGAGCGAAAATTAACACTAGACAAAATGAGAAACTACGGTACAGTACAGTTTAGATATAGTGACGTGACTACTAAAATTCGAGAGTTTGCGTCTGAATTTGTAGTTCATGATGAAAAAGACGACAAACCTGTATCTAATAAGTCTCCCGAAGATAAGAAGCCGGAAGGCATGAGCAATACAGAGAAGGCTATGTATGCAATTGGTGGATTGGCTGCTTATAAGTTTTTACAAAACAAACGTGAGAAACAACAAAGAATACGTGATAAAATACGTAAACTTTAATTTCTGCGATAATTAAAACCATTTTTATTGAAAAGTATAAATAATAATGTATATAACAGATTTAAGGAGAATACAATATGAAACGTTATACTCAAGTTAAAGATACTCAAATGCTTACTGGTGGTCTAGAACACTTCACCGTGACTACCCCAGAATCTATCGTACCGTCTGCTTCTGCTGATGCTGCTTATGGTACTCAGGAATTCAACGATTATTACGAGCAAGCCCGTGTTTGGGAAAAGCTAATCGAAATCTTCCGTACCCGTGGTAACGTAGTTATCGTTAGTGAACTTGCTGCTGGTGGTTTTACTGTTGCAGTTGAACACAACGATGCAATTGATCCTGCTGAAATTCAAGGCAAGATTCAAGAGCTTGGTGGTGCTGTTGCTTTCGGTACTACTGAAAATCTAGTTGATCCTGACGGTACTCCTAACAGTGGTGACGAATATACTGAAGTGGTTCCTGTAACTGTAGACCTTTCTGGTGTTACTGTAGCACAGGTAGACTACGACCTACTGTAAAAGTGGTTGAGTATATATCTTTGGAAATAGCCGGTTTTTAACCGGCTATTTTTTTATCTAAATGAAGTATAAGGATAAATACTTTTATATCATATAAAAATGAGGACAGAATTATGACTTTAGCAAGAAAAACAGCTTCTAAACCAAGTGAGCAATTTTCAGGTAATATTGAATATTTTACCCTTTTTACTGATGTTGACATAACTGCTACTGGTAACTATGAAGATAAATCACAAAGAATTTTTGACAACATTATTTCTCTTATTAGCATGAGGGCTCAACCTATTGTAGTTGCTTCTCCTTATAGTGTCACTACATTAGAAAACGAAGGGGCTCCATCACTTACCGGACCCGGATATGTTTTTAAATTTATCGTTGAACATACTGGCATCTTCGCAAGTGTTGATGAAGATTATCAAATTGATGATCATCTTTATCATCTGAAATATATGTTTGATGGTGTAACTATCGAAGACGAAACGTTCCAGTCTTCTGGTACCGAACTAAATATTGAGTTTATGTATAACGACAACCTATAAGGATCTTGATATATGGCTAAATTAGTATACGCAAGGCGTGGCAATAAAATTGTTAAAAAATATCGTTGTACGACTGGAAAGCGAAAAGGAAAACTTGTATCAAGTCCACAAGCTTGCTTTGGACCGCTGGATATAAAGAAAAAAATGAGAATGCGTCGTCTTAGAAAGCAAAAGGAGCGTTCAATCGCTCTTAAAACAAAGCGTACTAAGATGACGAACCCAGTAAGTAAACAAGTTGCTCGTTTGAACAAATTACGTGATAAATAAGGGAACGACAGTTCCCTTTATGGAGTATTATGGACGTTAAAAAGCCGTTAAGCGAAATACTATCTGATTTTTTAGATCGAGACATCGAAGAAGTTAAGAAAATATTAGCAACTATGAGTATTAAAGATTTAGTACGTATAGTACATGCTATCGATGAATCAGATAAAGAAACCGTGTTTAAAATTTATACAGGGTACAGTCTATGAAGGTTGTGGAAATTGTAGGCGGTTTATACACGCATGTTTCTGAGCATGATTTTCAACTTATAGAACGTATGTTAGAAAAGAAGCGTTACAAACTAAAAAAAGACAATCTACCTGAAAAAACGCAATTCATGGCGCAAAGATTGGTTGATTGTCATATTCTCGATTTTGATGGTGAATATTATTACATAAAAGAGGTTCATTTAGATGTCTAAAAAAAGTGTAGAAGAGTTTGATAAATTATTGAATATTATGGAAGACGTTGAAAACGGTGTTGAACGTCCGTCAGTATCTGCATCTAAAAGCAGTGTTCAATCAATGGACGAAATTCTTCAAAGGTTCAATTCCGCTGTTGAAAGTGTGGAAAACCTACCCACACAAGACAAAGCAATTGAACAAATAAAAGATACTAAGGTTGTGTCTGAAAACGCTATATCCATAGGGCCTTACAAAATCGAAAAGGTTGAAGGCACCTATTCGTTATACGATGAGTATGGTAGTGTTTTGGTTGATGATGTACTTTTGTATGAAACAGTATATTCGATTGCATCCCATTTATATGAAGGGAAAACATTTAGCTCTTCTAAAATAGTTTCACTACTGACAAGTAATAATCGCTATGAAAAACATCTTAATGAAGCCCGTTTGAACAAACGAAACTACAATAAATATAAAGAAGATAGCAACTTTGATGGCATGGACATTGAGAATACTAAATTTGAAGAAAACAAGTTCCGTGCCAAGAATTTTAAAAATACCATATTAAAAGAATATAAAAGATTGGGGAAATAATCATGCTAAGTAAACAGGATAGAGCAAATTTACAGAAAATCAATAAGATTCTTAAAGAATCATTTGGTTTTACAAGAGATATATCGAACAAACTTTCTAAGTCTGCATTGGTAGAACTTAAGAAGAAAGCTCAAGAAAATATGAATACCATTGTTGAGTCAGCGGAGTTTAATTCATATCACAAAAACCCGGATTATAACCAATCCATGTTAGTAGTGGAAGCGGTTAACATTCTAACCAATAAGAAATCCACACAAAGCGAACTGGATGATATAATTTCAAAAGCACGTAGCGAGTCAAGTGTAACAGGAAGTATTGACAAACTTCAAGATTTGCGCAATATGTATGAGGGCTACGTAAAAAAGCATGGTGAAACCAAAAAAGCTAAAATGATGGCTGAAAAGATTTCATCTATGGAGAAAAAAATATACAGTGAAAGTGTTTCTTCCAAGCTGAACATTTTACTAAAAGAAGATGCTGAAAAGGCAGAAGCTATCATGAGTGCCCGTGGTCTTCTTGACGACATGATGGGATATCAGGCCAAAATCGGTGAGACTCAAAATAAATATCTAGATCCATTTATTGAGATGGTAAGATCTGAGTATTCCAATGAGGTAGCAGATGATATTTATGAAAAGATGAATAGTTCACTGAGTGATCTTCTTTCACAGGTTCGTGATACAAAAGAAGTGTTTGCTAACGTTGTTGCTGTATTAAGTGGTGATGCAGAAATGGATAGTATGGTTAGTGATGAAAAGGGTGACATCGAAAGTGATGAACTTGATGATATTGAATCTCAAGATGGTGAATCGGAATTTGGTGATGAAGATCTGGAAGGTCTTGAAGATCTTGACTCAGGCGATGAGGAATCCACTGAAGGTGGGGAAGAGTCTGAAGAAGACACTGACGACGTAGATTTGGGCAATGAATTCAAGAGACGCGAAGAGTAATTATGAAAATTCACGAACTTTACGAAGACAATGATTATCAGGAAAAACTTAATAAAGAAATCATGAACATTATTATGATGTTCATGAAATCTGGTCTAACGGAAGTTGATATTGAAAACATAATTGCGGAATTGGATAAGATTGGTTACGTCGCTAACGAAAAAGATATTGAGGATTTTGTTGATAGTAATAAAAATCTTAGTACGAATCAGGATAAACAAGTTGTATTTTCAACACAAAGTGATGAGATAGACGACGAACGTCCTGATATTTCTGACCAAGAAGAATATAATCCAGCGTCGGAAAAAGCTAAAGAAGCTACTAAAAAGCGAATGAAATAATGTATAAAGAGAAATATGATTATCCTACCGTTGTAAAAGAATCGACCGGCAAAGCCGGTCGTGTTTATTTCATCGAACTGAACGGTGTTAAATATGACCCCGTGTATTCAGTTACAACCATCTTATCACGTATGTCGGATAAGAAAGAGATAATAGAAGAATGGAAACGTACTATAGGTCATAAAAATGCCCAACAGATTCTAGATAAAAGTTTGAATTTCGGTAATTGTATGCACGACATTCTTTATCATCAAATTGTTGGAACACCAGATTATGAAAAGCTGTTTAAGCAGAATTTTATTTTTAAAGTAGCCGGGGATATGGCTAAAAAGATTTGGGAAGTAGGACTCAAAGATGTAGACGAAGTATGGGGCGCTGAAGTACCGCTATTTGTGCCAGAATGTTATGCAGGTCGTACTGATTTAGTAGGAACATACAAAGGTGCAACTTCTATTATTGACTTCAAGAATGCATATAAAGATAAAAAAGAAGAACACATGGAAGACTACTTCACACAGGCCGCAGCATATGCAGTGGCACATGATTATCTATTTAATACTAATATTGAACAGTGTGTCATATTCGTTGCGAATTCAAGTAATATTACTGCAAAAAAAGTAATAAAAGCTGGTGATGATTTTAAATTTTATAAAGACAAATGGATTGATATTCTAGATCAGTATTATTCTGAGTAGTGGTGAGAAAATGGAAGTTATTATGAGGCATAAATACTCTTATAATAAAACATAGGAGTATTTTTTAATTATGGCTGTCAAAATATATAACGCAGGGCTCAATAACATTCGCATTCGCGAAAACCAAGTATTCACAACACCAGAGCTAGTAGCGGATGCTGGCAAGTACATCGAAAGCGCTGGTGGCTACTATGCCGGTGGTAATATTTTAGTGGACGGAAAGGAATACGCTATCATTATAGCCCCTAAAGAATTAGGTGAATATAATGGTACTCTTCAATGGAAAACGAGTCAAACGACCACCAGTGGCGCTACCAGTACGTATAATGGCAAAGCCAATATGGACGCTATCATAGCGGTTGGTCTGAGTGATCATCCTGCCGCACAATACTGTGCTAACTTAGATATTAATGGGTTTAATGATTGGCATCTACCAGCACCCGATGAATTGGAAATTTGTTATCGGTTTCTGAAGCCCACTACTGATGATAATTATACAAACACCCGACCTCTTCATGATGCTGTTAACGGCACAAATCCAAACAGTAGTCCTGAAGGTAGCTCTTATACGACGAGTGAGCCGTCCCAGACATCTGTTAGTGATTTTGTTGAAGGTGGTAGTCAAGCATTTGATGTCTTAACACATCCTTGGTATTGGTCGTCGATGGAATACACTCCTGCTACTTCTTGGATGCAGAGTTTCAGATATGGATCTCAGTACTACAATAACAAGCCTTATTCCCATAGGACCAGAGCAGTCCGCTGGTTAGAGGTCTGAAAGACCGATTAGACGGCTTTTGTCTTTATTGTGAGGAAGGCGTCGAACGCAGTGAGCGTCCTGACGAATTACATTGAAAAGAGTCCTTAAGGACTCTTTTCAATAACCATAAATACTTATAACAATAGGAACAAGTATTTATGGCTGATATACGCTACGAAAAGATTTTACAACGTCAGGGCTTGCGCTCTGAACTACCTACCCTAGATTCTGGTGAATTCGGTTTCACAACGGATACTGCACAGCTTTTCATAGGCACAGATCCTCAAGATTCGACCTATGTTAATGCAAATGTCGTGTCAGTAGACGCTTTCCCGAATGCGGTTCAAGAAATTCAATCAATGCTCGACAGTAGTGTTGACTATAACAGTTATGAAATAAGTGAAGGTCTTACAATTGAAGCTGAAGATCACACTAAAGCTGTTGAAATTGTTAATTTCATTAACGCTAATCGCCCCGACGATGTTGCGCGTTTAGAACGTAATATTGAAATAGTTACAAGTGAAAATGTTAATGATTACATTCATCCTTCTGATTTTAATGCCAATTATTCCCCTTCGACATCACTAAGACCCTCAAGAAGTCTTATGACAAAGGTACTAGATAGTTCTGATGCGGGAGTATTTTTAGAATTTGATATGAAGCAAGTATACCACTTACAGGTGGAATATACATTGGTTCAGAACGACGGCTGGCATCGCCGTAGTGGCACGATGACATTGATGGGAGACAACTCAGTGAGTGGAGACGGTCAAGAATACATTGGATTTGACGATGATCAACTATTAATGAATGCTGCGATAGATGGTAGCTTCATACAGTTTGATGCGTCAGTTGATACAGTTAATTCCAAGCTACGGGTGTTATTTACTCAACCGTCCGATCATAGTACGAAGATTTATTATAGAATTCAGCGCTGGAATATTGCTGGGGTTGTCGCTGGTGAATTCACAGATATGCCAACACCACCACCAAATCAGGTACTGGGTATTGGCGATACTGACGGTGCACTTGGATTATATGGCGATGGCGTATTAGGTATAGACGGAGATTACTAATGACAGAACGAGTATATATTAATGACTTAACCCCAATAACAGATATTCAAGATGGGGCAAAACTTTTAGTTGACCAGAATGGTTACAAGAAAATGTTCTATAGCGATTTCGTCGTAGACATTGCCGATACATTGCGTTCTGAACAACCTGATGGATGGAATGCACAACTATTGGATGGTACAGACTTGACGGTTGAATCACCTTCAGAAGGTGAGACTGTGGTGTATGATTCTGCTACGTCATCTTTTGTGAATAAAAAACTAGATTCTAATAATATTGATTGGAGTAATATTTCAGTTAATCAATATCAGTATTTACAAGTGAATTCTTCTGGTGTTGTTGACCAGAGTTTTATTGAAATACCGAGCTTACGTGCTGATAACGACACTTCTAGTGGATTCTTTTTAAGAGTTAAATCTGGAAGTCGCCAAATAGAAGCGGTTCAGTTTGACCCTGACGAGTTTACCATCAATGCACAGACGTTGGAAGGCAATGCAATATCCGATCTAGATAATCGTTATCTACGTGTGACCAATGATTTACAGGATATAAACAATCCATCTATTGCTCGTGCATCACTAGAAGTATTATCTGAAGCTGAGAGTGATGCAAGGTATTTGGCTAAAAATGCCAATTTGTCGGATATTAATAACCCTATATTGTCATTTGACAATATTAAACAAAACAGTACTACATCGTATGCAGGTGTTCTGGAAATCGGTACCAGTCCAGAAGTGCAGGATGGTCTTAGAAGTGATGTAGCTGTAGTTCCGACTACTTTGAAGGATAATTACTATGGGAAATCAATCAGTGATTCACGCTTTTTAAAAGTACAAGATAATCTAAATGATTTGACCAATAAAGCTAGTGCTAGAAATAACCTGAATGTATTTTCCACTACTGAAAGTGATGCAAGGTATTTACAAAAAGGTTTGAATCTTTCTGAACTTACTAGCAAGTCGTTAGCTAGAGACAATTTAGAAGTGTACAGCAAGGACTATATCGATGGACTTCTAGCTTACCTCAATGGTGTGCCTACGGGAACGGTGTTCGCAGTTGCAATGCCGACACCACCAGACGGTTATATCAAGTGTAATGGGGCATTGTTGGACGAGAGTGTATATCCTGAACTTTTTGCACAAATAGGTAGAACATTTGGTGGATCGGAAGTTGATGGAACCTTCGCTGTGCCTGATTTACGTGGTGAATTTATACGTGGATGGGATGATGGGCGCGGTGTCGATACGGCCCGTTACTTCGGAACTACACAACTTGATCAAATGCAGCGAATTACTGGCACAGTCCATGCCGTTATAGGTAGTAGTGCTGGGATATTCTATAATCCATCTGGTGCTTTCAGCGTTTCATCGTCTACGTGGAGTGAATTTGCTTCGGGGGCTAGTGGATACCCAATAGCCCCCTCAAGATATTTACATTTTGATAGTGCTGGCTCAACTGATGCTCGTGTCTCAGACACTACAGACGGCGAAACTCGCCCTCGTAACGTTGCTCTTTTGTATTGTATAAAATATTAAGAGGCATAACCATGGAGAAGAAAGTATATAAATTTGAGCCAGAAACTAAGATATATGTTGGCTATGAATATGCACAAGAATCACCGAGGCAACCGGGGGTATTTCTAATACCTCCTGACACAACTGAGATAGTCCCTCCTGAACCCAAGGATGGATGTAAGATTATATTCAACACCATCGATAATGAGTGGATCTATGCAGAGTTTACCATTGATGATTATAAAGATCTAGAAAGACAATGGGTTCGAGATCAAATAATTAGGTACTCACAATGCCTAAATAATGTAGATTTAACTGTTTATAAATATTTTAAATTAAAACGATATATTAAGAAATTACAAAAATGGCCAGAGAGTAAAAAATTCCCAAATAAGGAATATAGACCTAAAGCGCCATTTAAAGGATAACACATGGCAGATAATATAACAACAGATAATCTTGTCAATCTAGACGATTTAAATCCAAGAAATTATCTAAATGATAATAGTAAGCTATTGTCACGCACAAATGGTTTGGATGAACATATTACTTTTGAGAACCTTGTTGAACAAACCATAGGAATAGCAAAGTCACCGACATACAATGATGATTGGAATGCTGGTTATATCCAAGGTACTTCAATATCTTCTGAAAATGAAGATGAAAAACATGTTTTCATTTACTCATCAACTGAAGGAGGTTATCATAATCGCCTATTGGTACCGAACGACCTAGACTGGTCTGAATATGGTGAAAACGACTTTGTTAAGATAAATTCGGAAGGACAGTTAGTACCAAGTGATATATCTGTTACTGATATAAAGCCAACAAGTGCATCTGCGGCTGATAAGTTCTTACAAGTAAGCTCTGATGGTACAAGTATCATAGAAAGTGATTTTGATTTTGATAGTCTTTTAAATTACCCCGATGTACCAGAATCAAATGCTAATACCATGACTAGTGGTATATTCGTTGCGGGTTATAGTACACTTAATAGACCAGCAACAGGTGAGCAAGGTTATATCATATCATCACGTTTAAGAACAGATCCTTCTCAGACAAACCCTAAAGCTGCACAAATATTCTTATCCACTGACTCAGATGATATCAAGTTTCGTAGAAATGATGGTACATTGGGTATTGATGACTTTGAGTCATGGTATACCATTCATACAGATGCTAATCATCCATTGTCAGACCAAGTATCATCCTCAAGTAGCGAAAGCATTGCAACAAGCAATGCTGTGAATATTGTTAATACTAAGGTAGAAGATCTTGAAGCTAGGTTCAATGGTCCTGAAATATTGGCTCGGCTAATTACAGTTGATGGTGATGGGTCTGAATTGGACGCTGATAAATTAGATGGCTATCAATTCAGTGATCTGAATAACATGTTTGTTAATAGTTCAGGTGATACTATAACGGGGCAAGTGACGATCACTGGTGGTAATAAAATACGATATTCTAATGGTACTTCATTTTTAGATATTAAAGCAGATAGTGCACAGTCCACATTGGACAGCAATAATGCTATAGGTATTGTTAATGGATCTCAAAAACAAAGACTCTATGCTGGTGGATTATTGGTCTCTAATAATTACACTGAAAGTAGTCTTATACCAACTAATGGAATTTATTCAAAAGGTAGGGTGTCAAGTGCTACTGGTTATAATGTTGGTAATACAGAGGTTGCTGATTCCAATGGTAAGGTTTCTTGGAATAACTTAAAAGATGTACCAGCGAACGTAAATGGACTAGGAACGGCTTCGCAGAGAGATATAGGTACCGATCCCTCTCAAGTTCCGACCAACTCCCTAATCACCAACCAGCTATTGCCACCGGGAGCTGTTTTACCTTTCGCTGGAACAACTGCGCCTGATGGATGGCTAGTGTGTGATGGTTCTGCTATAAGTAGAACTACTTATGCAGACTTATATGCTTACATAGGTACTTTATATGGTTCTGGTGATGGTGTTACTACCTTTAACTTACCTATGTTAGAAAACCAGTTTATACGTGGTGCAAGCGCTACTAGACCCGTTGGTAATGAAGAAAGTGACCAGATAGGTGAACATGAGCATGGTGGTTCAACTGATATGGATGGAAATCACAGACATTCGTTACCTATCGAAAGTAATGGCTCACAAAATCTTTTTGCTTTAGTGAATACTGCGAACCGTGACGAAAGATACTCAAATAGTCATCCTACCGGGTATGCTGGTGAACATAACCATACATTCACAACAGATCCTGCTGGTGGCGATGAGACACGCCCGATGAACGTTGCTATGCTATATTGTATTAAGTACTAAGATAATCATGTATGTTGTGATATAAATAATTGTGAGGTATGATATTCACTATGAATGAAAACGAAAATCTCTAAATTTTATTACAGGCCATCGGAACAATATTCCATGGCCTTTTTTGCTTAAAAGGAAGACTTATGGAGTTTATATACAATGTTCCCAATGAATTGAAACATTACGACGAAGTTTTTAAAAGCTGGAATGAAATGGTCGAAAAGAACATTGATGAAGAAACAAATACGGTTGTGCGTGAAGTAGTGAAATGGTGGGATAATTACCCAGATAAAGAAGAAAAGAAACAACGTATTGGCTGTGATAAAGCTCCTAGAAAAGTATGGGATATATTTGATAGATTCAAAATTACAAGAACTGAAAAAGCATATGGGATTTATTACACACTCGAATATATCTTGGGCGATAAGATGGAATTGGAAATAACATCTATTCAGTTTAGAGATAACGGTGAAGTTAATATAGGTGTTATCATTGAGGATTTAGTAATATGTGATAATATCTGTCATAGTTTAAACACATGTAATATCGTTGTATTAGATGTAATGAATTCCACATCAAAAGCTTGACAAAAAGCAATATACCTCTAGAATTCACCTAGAGGTATAAAAATTATGGGATTAGACATACGTTACATTGACGTAAAACAATTTGCGCAATCAGATATTGAGAGTCGTAAAGAGTTTATTAGTACATTGAAAGAATCATTAGATTCGATTCCTGAGTTTGGTACACATGAGTTATTGGAACTAGCAACAACGACGATGAAGTTTTTTTCTGATAGAAAAGTATTTCAATATATTCTTTTTGGTTGCAATGAATCCTGCTTACAATCTACTGAGTTTCTTAACACATTGTTTTTTATTTGTGATCCCAAAGCAAAAGATATTATGGATATATTGAAAGATGAATGTTATGTCGAGCGGTTCGTTAAAGATAATACTCATGTTAGAACGTTATTTGATAAGTATTGTACTTATAACATGATTCCACATGAAGTTATAAATATTGATGAAGATACATTGGTGGATGGTTGTAGAGGAAGTAATAAGTGGCCGTATCAGTTTTTAACGGCTATGTCTGAACCACTGGGGCGTAACATACTTAATAAACAATCGGCGAGAATATTTGCATATTATCTTCATGAATCCATTTCTATTAGTAGTAATAGTTTTGAGAAGAAGTTATCTGATGTTCTCATGATACATGAAACTACACTAAAGAACATGTGTAGGGTCTCTCTATTCAAGGAATTTTTGTCTTCATCACTTGGATATATACAGAAATATGTAAGTGATTACTCGGAGCTGCCATTTGGCTTGGATGAGAAGATGGATAAGCTTTCGACAATAGTGAATTACTCAAAACTTATAAAATAATAAAATTTTAAAATAATAATAATTACGAAGTAATAAATTTGGGATGTAAGTCTCGAATTTACAACAGGTACATAATAACAAATGACTGAAAAATTATTTGACAAAGCGATTTGTTTTGGTGATATACATTTTGGTAATAAATCTAATTCACAAGAGCATAATGAAGATTGTGTAGAATTTATTAAATGGATGATTAAACAGGCACAAGAACGTGACATAAAGACCTGTATCTTTCTCGGTGACTGGCATCATAACCGACAAACCGTTAATGTAGAAACTCTGAACTATTCATATGAAGGTATGAAGTTATTAAACGATCATTTTGAGGAAACATACTTTATTGTAGGTAACCATGATCTATATTTCCGTGATAATCGTGATATTTCATCTCTAGTATACGCAAGGGACTTGGAAAATATCATCTATGTAGATCATAAAATGATCAAAGGTGACGTGGCGTTTTATCCGTGGTTGGTTGGCGACGAATGGAAAGAAATACGAAATACGAAGTATAAGTATGTCTTTGGTCATTTTGAGCTGCCTAATTTTTATTTAAACTCTATGGTTAAAATGCCAGATACTGGTGAACTCAAGGACGATGACTTCAATAATGCCGGTAAAGTATTCACAGGACACTTCCATAAACGACAGACACAAGGAAACGTAACCTACATAGGTAATGCCTTCCCCCATGATTTTAATGATGTCTGGGACGACGAGAGAGGCGTTATGATATTAGAATGGGATCGGGAGCCCGAATACTATCACTGGCCGGATGCACCTAAGTATCGCCGTTATGAGTATAGTATGGTTTGCGACAACCCTGACAAGTTTTTCGACAATGTTTCAAAGTTACACATGAAAGTTGACTACAATGAATCAGATGTGACGTATTCTGAAGTATCTTCGTTTAGAGACATGTTGTTGGATAAATATGACATTCGATCAATAAAGCTCCTACCTAGAGTAGACAGCGGTGATAATGAAGGATTAGAAGTTGAGGAAGCAGCAACATGTGATAGTGTGGATACTATTGTTGTTGATCAAATCAATTCTATGGACTCAGGCGAGTATGATCCAGCGTACCTTATTGAAATATATAACGAATTATAAGAGGTAGTGTAGTAAATGATTAAATTTAAAAACCTTACTCTGAGAAACTTTTTTTCAGTGGGACAAGTAACACAAAGTGTTAATATAGACGAAGGATTTGTAACACTTATTCTGGGCAGTAACCCAGACTATGGTGAAGGTATACGAAATGGTGTTGGAAAAGCACAACCCATGTATTCAAAGATTCGCACCCCTTATGGTTGGAAAACCATGAAGGATATTGATATTGGAGACTTTGTTTTAACGCCTAAAGGGACTACCAGTGTTGTTATGGGGAAATATCCTCAAGGTAAACGCACTGTTTATGAAATAAAAACCCATGATGGAAAGACTACGCATTGTTGCAAGGAACATCTGTGGAACGTCTACATGGGAGACGATTATAAAACAGTGGATACTAGAGAAATATACGATGCTATGAAATCTGGCGTTCATGTAAAATTACCAGTGGTTGATCAAATTGGTGATAAGGAATCTGTACTCCCTACTTGCCCTTATGCATTAGGTCTATATTTGGCGTGTGGTAGTATTGAAAATGGTGGTGTTTTGTTTAAAGATGTGTCATATGAGGTGTTTCATAAACTGAAGGTTTATATGCCCGAAAGTCTTTATGACTATAATTATGTAGGTGGTGACTTATATATGAAATACCGCGTGGACAACCTTTGTCCTTTAATTAAATTTGTTACAGACATGTGTCTAGACGAAGAGCGCTACATTCCAGTTAATTATATGGATTCATCCTACTACCAACGCCGTGACCTTATGATGGGATTCAACGATGCGCGTGGTGAGCAAGATGAGGAATACGTAGTGAGCTTCTTTGGTGACGATGAGAAGCGTCTAGCGAAGGATCTACAACGCATAGCGTGGAGTCTATCGGGTGTTTCTAATTTGAAATTCATTGCCTATACTATTCGTGATAAGACCAATGGTGTTGCTGATACTGAGAAAGACATTATTTTGCGTAGCAAATACCCAGATGCAAACAAGCTGTTTAGTCTTGAATTCAAAAAAGATTTCCCAATGCAGAAGAACCTATGTTCGGTGATAAAGTCGATCAAGACGGTAGAAAAACAAGACGTTGCATGTATTAAAATTGCTGATGACGATGCATTGTATATTACTGACGATTATATACCTACACACAATACCACTGTGATAAATGGACTGAGTTATGCGTTATATGGGGATACTATCACCACCTCAAAGAAAGACGATTTGGTGAATAACGTAAACGGTAAGCATATGATGGTGTCGTTGGATTTTGAGGCAAATGGAGTCGATTACCGCATAGAACGGGGTAGGAAGCCTAATAAACTTAGACTCATTAAACTTTCTGAAGACGATGAGTCTATTGTTAGTGATGATTTTAGTGACGATGAGGATAAGAATAGAGCGCATGGCGAAAATAAAGACACTCAGCGTGAAATAAACAATCTTATACAGATGAACTATTTATTATTTAAATTCATTGTAGCGATGAATACCTATTCGACACATTTTATGAGTTCAAGTGCGGCAGTTCAACGGGAAGTTATTGAACAAATTTTAGGCATTGACGCTTTGTCAAAGAAAGCTCAAGTATTGGCTGATAGGATCAAGCAGACAAAAATTGATATTGATAAGGAAGAGATTCGTATTGAAACATTGCAACAGAGCAATGATCGAATTTTACGTAATATTGAAAATCTTAAGGAAAAGTCTGATACATGGGAGCGTAATAAGAATAGAACTATTGCTGAACTTATGGATACGTTGAAGGGAATGGGTGATCTGGATATTGATGGGGAAATTGAGAAGCACACAAAAAATGCTGAGATACGTGAAGTTGAAAGTAAGGTGAAACTTGTAAAAACTGAGCTTAAAAACTTCGAAAATAATAAGTCCCGTTTGGTTAGAGAGCTTAATGACCTTAGTAAGCAAATGAATAGCTTTGATGAAAGTATTTGTCCAACGTGTAAACAGTCTCTTAATGATGAAGAAAGTCATGAAAAGCACAAAACCTTGCTTACTGAAGATATTAATTCAAAGCTTGACGAGGTAGATGAATACGAAGCCAAGATAAAGGAATATCAAACGGTGATTGATTCTATTACAATAGGTGATGAGATTCAGGATACGTTTTATAGATCAGTTGATGATGCGTATAATCACAAGAATACAATGGAAACGCTAATATCCAAAGTTGAAGATAAACAGGTTGAAGAGAATCCGTACAGTAAGCAAATTGAAGAGCTTGAGACTGGCGACTTGGGTATCCAAGAGATTGACTATAGTAATTTGAAGTCTTTAGAGAAAAAGCTTTCACATGAAAAGTTTCTTCAGAAGCTTTTGACAAATAGAGATTCCTTTGTTCGTAAGAGAATCATTGACTATAGTTTACCGTTTCTTAATAAAGTATTCCAAGAGTATATTGATAGTTTGTCACTACCTCATCAGGTAGTGTTTGATCCAAACCTTACATTCAGTATTACTGATAAAGGACGTGAAGTCAATTTCAATAATTTGTCTCGCGGTGAACAGAATCGTGTTACATTTGCACTTAATATAGCATTTAGAGATTTGTATGAAAACCTTGTGAATCCAATCAACTGTTTATTCGTTGATGAAATTCTAGACTTCGGTATGGATAGTGTTGGTGCTAAAGATGCTGTAGAAATACTAAAGAGCAAAGCACGTGACTTTAATAAAGCGGTATATTTGGTCACGCATAAAGAAGAACTTGTTGAGCATGTAGATAAAACGATACTCGTTAAAAAAGAGAATGGCTTTACTACATACGAGCATATCGATACTTAAAAAGGTGGGTTTATGACCCACCTTTCTTTTCGTCGTCTTCGATAAAATAACCTTTCTGTTTCATATGAGAGATAACATGCCTTTCTAAAAACTTGTCAACACCCATCAAGCGCATATACCATGGCATTAAATTCCGAAAGCGCTTAACACGCTTGCGCAGAAATTTAAAATCTTTTACCTTCTTTTGATATAGGTCGTAATCTTCTTTTGTAATAACCTTTCGATTAGAAGGCCCGTTTTTAGAAACAGACAGTGTTGTTTGAGGCATTAGACAATCTCCTTTATCCTGATTACATATGTAACATAGTGATTGTAAGTTTTCGTATGCGTCACTCCCACCATGCGTTTTAGCGACAATATGGTCCTTAGTGAGGGGTGTGTACATATTCTTTTTTCTGATCCAAAAGGTGATATATACTTGTCCGTTTTCATTCGACTTTTGATATGTCACGAAGGTAGCTGGTTTATTACACTCTACACACTGACAATTATCCTTTATGATAACCTTTGCAGTTTTTGATAATTTGATAGTTCCATAGGGTGTTTCGAATACACTAGAAGTTACCCTTTTCCTGAAATCTTCAATACATTCGGAACCAAGAAAAGTACAGTTACTGGAATAGTGGTCGAACCAGCGCATAAAGTCAATGCTATCGTTTTCATACTCCATAATTAGTCCTTCGATAAGAAAATTACGTTGCCGTCTGATTTTTTAGATTTATGAGTTGTTGCTTGTTTGTAATATTTAGTAATGATATTTTGATAATCTTTCATATTGATAATACCAATATCTGGATATGAATGTCTAGATGCAATCTCATAAATCTCCATCTCTCGGAATGTATTGGTTAGCGCAGTAGTGAATGTACCTTCGTGAAAACATGAAGAGAAAAAATTATCAACAAACTCACAAATGAAATCGTATTCTATGGTTGTGTCGTTTAAATGATTGTATGAAACTTTTCCACTTTGGGTATCTGAATCATCTGATGGTAATGAAAAAATCATAGCCTCATTCATATTGTAACAACCAGTTTTGGTTGTGTGAAAATCCGAAACCAGCTTTATATATGGCACAGGTATATCTTCAGAAATCATAAAAGTGAAATAGAAAAGTGATTCGTTGTAACGATGGAAATACGCTACATCAATGATAAAACACATACCCATGAACCATATTGGTTTATGATACCATGTACCATCTTCTTTATGTAGTTTTAATTTATTGGTAATAACCTCACTTATTGTATTCAAAGTTGCGAGATCGGTACTCAACATCTCATTTGACATTTTTATTCCTTTGGTTACCTCAATGTACATATGGTAGCATATTGACTATACCAAAGCAATAAAAAAAGGAACCCGAAGGTTCCTTTTTAGACTTGATTACTTAGTAATCTTAAAGTACTTTGTACTCAACTACCGCGATCATGTTACCAGCAGTTGGGACAGCAGCAGTTGTGCCATCAGTCTGTAGGAAGTTAACATCAACAGATGCACCACCAGCAGTAGCAACTGCGAACGGTAGATCAACTACGTAAGTACCAGCTAGGATGTCACTATCTGCCTCTTCAGCAAGGTCGGTAGTACCGTCAGATACAACCATGTGATCGATAGATCCACCAGAGAAGTCAGTAGTTACATGTAGAGTGATACGGCTTACATAGTAAGTCTTACCAGCAACATTGCTCATAGTACCAATGTTGAACGTGCTATTAGTACTGTCAGCAGCAATAGTAGAACGCATGATCAGAGGATCAACGTTGTTGGCTACTTCAGAGATCTGAGAGTCAACATAACCCTTGTTTGCTACAGCTTCATCAGCGGCAGTAGAAATGTCGTAACCAGCAGGTACTAGTACAACGCCTGCGCCAGATGGAGCAAGTACTAGATCTACATCAGTGCTATCACCAGTAGCAGAGATAGTTGCTTCACCAATACCGTTTTCGATATCTACATAGTCTGTTGCAGAAGCCAGACCAGAGAAAGTAGTAACTTCGTTACCAGCAGAATCTTTAACGATAGTGATACCTTCAGCAGAACCACCAGTACCACCTTGTAGTACAACATCACCAGAAGCGAATGTGGAAGTACCGTCACCACCTTTAATCACCGCGTCACCTGCGTCAGCAGTAGCAGAGTCACCACCAGAAACGGTTAGAGTAGTATCATCTTCAGCAATGATAAGACCTTGCTGTGAAGCGTTTTGAGAGATGATAACGTCGCCGTTGCCTTGGCCTGCTAGGTAAAGATCAACATCACCAGTACCAGCACTGTTACGTGCAGTTAGATATACTCCGTTGTCTTCGTTTGCAAACTCTAGATATTCACCGCCAGTACCGTTGATAGTACCTTGGCTAATGACAGAATCGCCAGCAGCACTACGTAGGTCGGTTACATAGCCATAGCTAATGTCACCACCGGATACAGTTAATACTTGGTTGTCAGCGCCAACAGTGAACTCAACACCGTCACCACGGATTAGAGAGCTAGTTGCGAAACCATAGTCTATGCTAGAACCAGCAATGTTTGCGGTAATGGAAGCAGTTTCCCAGCTAGTAGTACCAGTGTTGTATACTTCGGCTACCCAGCTATCAGTGGACTCGTCCCAAACCCAACGAGCATTACCAGTGCTAGTACCACGATCAACTTCAATACCTGAAGTACCAGAAGTTACACCCGGACCAGCTTCACCGTTGTTTAGGATAATGGTGTTGTCTTCTACCGCTAGGTTGTTAACGTCTAGAGTAGTAGTAGTACCAGATACGGTAAGGTCACCATTGATAACTACGTTAGAGAACGTACCATCAGCAGCAGTTGTTCCACCAATCGTAACACCGTCGATAGTACCACCAGTAACCGCAACAGAATCAGCGTCCTGAGAAGCCATAGTACCTAGACCAGCTAGGTCAGCATCAAGCTCGTTGATTGCACCTACTAGTGAACCCTGTTCAGTAGTTGTTAATGTTGCTAGATCACCGATTTCAGTATCAGCAGTAGCAATAGCGTCAGCGTTAGCTTTTACCTGAGTATCAAGTAGGCTAGTAGCATTATGGATACTGGTTGCACCTGCTAGATAGTTAGATCCGGTAAGAGCGGTATATGTACCGTCAGTAGCTAGACCAGCACCAGCTTGTGTATTGTCTAGCTCAGTCTGGATAGCATTGATATCACCAGAACCTAGAGCAGCTAGATCGTCAGCCACTTGCTTAATCTGTGCATCAAGCAATAGATCAGCATTGAACAGGGACTCGCCTAGTGTAGCATTGGTGAAGTCAGCAGCTTTTAGATAGTTACTGGTTTCCTCAGTGGTATAAGAACCATCAGTACCTAGACCAGCGCCGGTTTCAATTGCGTCGATTTCAGTTTGTAGTGTACCCTCAGAAGTAGAAATTAGTGATTGTACTTGTGAGAGACTAGTTGCGTCGTCAGTATCTACAGCATCAGCAACCTTAACACGGGAAACGGTAGCACCGTCAGAACCAGTGATCTTGAACAGATCGTTCGTAGAATCGAATACGATTCGACCACCTTTTTTACCGTATTGTAGGTCACCACCTACCGCAGAAATACCAAAGTTTTTAGTCGCCATAAGAATTTATCTCCTAGTTAATTGATCAATTTACTTTCTTATTTATAGCTATAAATCTAGTGAAATATAGTATGTTATTTAAAAAGGAACTATTGCTCCTTCTGATTATATTTATACATTGATAGAAGGAACATATTGAAATGTAGCATTTTGCTACATTCTGTCGTCTAATACACTGAAATGATTATATCTATAGTCTCAGACGTGTCACCTCTATCAATGGTGATTGATCCAGACAGTTCTGTACTATTGCTACTAGGTGGTGTTACGATCACAATATAGTTTTGTAAAGTTACCGTTAGCGAAGGTAAGTCAGTACTTGCTGTATAACTATAACCCAAAGGATAATAGTTGCCGAGCTTTAGATAGAATTCGGATGGTTCTGTTATAAAAATACCACCAGCAGGTAAATCCGTATATTCAACGTTATCGTCAGAATATAAGATGTTCATACCAGTGCTTATTTCTAATACCTTATCAATGGAGTTGGTAAGGTCTGAGACCGTAACCGTAATGGTTTGATTACTAGGGGTACTCGAAGGGGTGTTCAACGTAATCAAACCATTTTGGTCTATATCGACAGTACCTACATCTGTGCTTACGTTATAATTGCTAAAACTATTATAATTTGTTATTTGTAGTTGATATGTAGTATCTGTTTGTACGTATTTCGGGCCATTTACAGATATATCGCTTTTTGGCAAACCAAATGGTATCCAAGAGTTGTGAATATTTCCAGACTCACCGACAACCATTATACTTTGGATAGCAGTATTCTCTTCTTCGACAGGGGGCAAATCAGTTATATCATAGTCCTCAATATTCTTAGATATTTTTATAGAATCTAATTCGAACACATTAATGATATTATCACCAGATGTACTAGTATTGGGAACAGTCAAGTCGCCGGTCATAGTATTGTTCGATTCAGATATGAATTGGTTTTGCATATCACTATATGACACACCATCGATATACTCAGCATATACGAATGAATCACCGATAGCATCTTCACTCAGGCCGATAATTTCACTGGCATCGTGGCGATGATTATTACTCTCATCAGCAGTTATAATTTTATAACCATCTATTGTTGTATTATTTGGTAAATTACTCATCAATTACAATCCTATGTATTTCCCAATCATTTAGATATTCAATGTATAAAATTAAATAGTTTTCAGCCTTATGCAATGACATGTTACTCATCGATGAGTTTTCAATGTCTATAGGTAGCTTGATCACATCATTAGTGACTTTAGAATATGATTCTCTGCGTAAGTACAAAGCACCATCTTCGAACAGGCTATAAGAAAAGTATCGGTCTGAGCATAATGCACTTACTTCATCGTATTCAAGGTTGCTGATAAACACATTCTTCTTTATATCATAGAGTTGAGATTTTCTATTTGTTGTGATAGTAACAACATCACCATAGTCTCTAAATTGTTCCGTGAAATATATATCAAATGGTACATCATAGATATTAATATCTTTAGTATCTGTATTAACACGATATAACTTTTGATTGTTTATATCAGCTATAGATAACGATTGTTTATTATGATAGTCATATAAAGCATTCTCGATATTCAATGATAATTCAAACACATCATCACTACTTTTATAGATCGAGTTGTCAAATTCGTTATTATCGTAATAACGTCCGCCCCTACCAGCCAAAGCTATGTCGTTCTCGAACCATATGGGTAGTGGCTTATTATGGTTATATTGTATATTTTGACTATAACTATGTTCACTAAGTTCTATAGACAATACTTTCGTGAATTTATGAGACTTAAAATCAAATTTATATACATTATGATATTTTTCATTGTCTTCGGCTATGTAAAATTGGTTCTGAGGTAAACATATCTTAATACCGGGAGACAATGATTCTGGCTTTTCAGACATATAGTCTCTAACCCAAGTGTTGTCAGGAAACGTAGCAAATGCTATGAATGTGAGTGGGTTATCATGCCCCACTATTAATGCATTCTTTTTATCAATAACAGGATCATATTCAGAATAAAAGGGTTCTTCATACGCAATATAGTCGCCAGTATAGCTGTTCTTGACAAGTGTATTATCTTTTAAGTCGTATTTACCGTCTTTAAAGTATATTATATCTTTGTCTATAGATGGGATATAATTGTTCGGGGATATAATTGATGATTCATAGACAATGCGTAAGCCTTCAGGTGTCAATTCGCACAATGCTCCATTCGATATAACATATTGCTTAGTTTCAGTTAAAACCGATTTATGTTCATTACCAATTAATTGTACATCATTTATTTTAACCCACGTCTTATTATCTAATTCAAACACTTCCCCATTATATCCACATAATCCTATATTATCGTTTATTTTTATTATTAATGCCTTGTCAACCGGCATATCGGGAAGTCGTTTGATCTCACGTAAAGAGATGTCGTAGTAAAATATACATCTCGATTGTCTTCCAGATATTTCTCCACCTGCAATATATACCTTTCCATCGTTACATAAAGAAGACGGTTTATAAGTAGATATTACTCGATCACGAGTTGGTTTGCTTTTATATATGCATTCTGAATTAATCTTCATTATGGAAGTACCTCGATGACAAATTGTATAGAGCTTATATTTCGATTCACAGTAAGTAGAACATTAGTGGGCTCTGTAACCACGGGTGCATTAAATGTTATTTGATCACCATCTAATGATGTTGTGCCTTGGTCAGTATTAGTAAAATATACTGAATATGAATCATAATCAGTTATGGTATAGGTGTTTGTGGTTCCAGAGGTAACGGTCGTATTACCTTGTAGATTAATTGTGTCAGCAGAAGCACTGGTAGTGAAATTGAACCAACTTGGGTCAACATTACCGGATGGATCACTCAGTACTGCCGAGTAAGGCGCGGCATCTTCACGCAATGAAATACCGTCTAAATTACACAAAAGGGCTCTTTGGTTTACTGTATCCAATTGAGAATTGCTATCAAATGATATTGTCCCCAAATGGATACGTCTAAATGAATGTTCAATAAAACCTTCTTCAGTGACAAGTTCTAAAGTCCCTGAGTTTAGATACGCATATATATAAAAGGTTGTTGATGCCACGGGCGCTAAGCTTAAGCTAAGTGTATTGAAATGGTAACGTGTACCACCAATAAGTATATCTCCACCAGAGAAATCAACCACTTGGTTGGTTGTATCATATGTGAGGTTACATGTTGGGCTTATACTGACTAGTGGAACGCTGGGGGCGTCAATAATCACTTCATTATTCATGTATGTTAATGCGTGGTTTCTACTTGTAGCAGAAAAATCACTAGTCTGGACATCTGTTAATGACACACCGCCCACGATGGTATCGCCGTCGCGGTTGACAAAATTAGAAGCTATGTCAGTATAATGAAGACTGTTCAATGTATCTGCGTCAAAACCACTACCCGGACCAGTGTCTACACTCGCACCACCACCCAATCCATCAATTTCTGATACATGATGGACATGTTGATCTTTGTCGAGTTCTGAGACAATCCCAAACCCGCCTACGGTAGAGCCTTTTTTAAGATTTGACATGAAAATTCATTCCTTTTTATTACAGTATTTATGGGATGAACCATTGACGGATTAGGCTTTCGTGATAGTATTTTGTTATTAAAAAAATAATAAAGGTGTTAAATGAGCAAGAAGTGTAAGATTATTTTTATAGATGAGGTTCGTGCACAAGTTAAAGGTTTGGATTATAAAACGACATCTCAATGTATTGATAAATTGAAGTACTTAGTGCCTTATCGTTTCCATGTGGCTGCGTATCGATTAGGTCGTTGGGATGGTAGTATTCGTTTTTTCGAGAAGAATGGTAAGACGTATATCAATCTTCTAGAAGATATTATTCCAATTATTGCAGATTCAGGGTATACATTTGAGTTTGAAGATAAAAGGGAAACCCCCTCAATAACAGTTCCTAAAATAGATAACGACATATTCGCAGATCATGTATGGCCTGAAGGCCATATTATGGAAGGACAACCCATACGTTTACGTGATGATCAGACTGAAGCTGCAAATATCTTCGCTGACAATCGTTATGGTGTCCAAGTTCTAGCAACTGGTTTCGGTAAGTGTATGGCGGGAGATATGCCCTTATATGTTCATCCTCTAGGAAACATTAAGATTAAAAATCTTTACGATATGATTACACGTGTTGGTGAACAAACAGAAGGAAACGAATATAAAGTTAATCACGATACAGAAATGTATCTAGACTCACCTAATGGCAAGACTAGGATTCTTGGTGCGACTAAGAAAAAATCAATAATATATGATTTTACTATCGAGGGTGGCCACCGAGTAAAAGTTTCCCCAGAGCATAAGTGCTTCTACAATGGTCTTCCAGTCAATGCTTCGACGATTGTAAAGTATGGTCTCATCGATACTGATCATGGTATACGAAAAATTACGCACTTAGATGTAACTGATGAAGAAGTTGACGTTTACGACATTTCAGTTGAATACCCAAATGCATATTATGATGCTAATGGTGTTCTGCATCATAACACATTACTTACAGCAGCAGTATGTAAGGTAGTTGAAGACATGGGTAGGACGTTAACTATCGTACCATCTCAAAGTCTTGTTGAGCAAACTGCCGATGACTTTAGATTGGTAGGTATGGATGTTGGGGTATACTACAGTGAGGTTAAAGACCCTAACAGAACGCATACTATTACAACATGGCAATCACTAAACGAAATTATTGAGTCCAAGAATGCTGAGGTATTCCACTCAATGACGGAAAATGTAGTGGAAGTTATTGTGGATGAGTGCTTTGCAGGACATACGAAGATTCTAACACCGTATGGTGAGGTTCCTATAGAAAATATAAAGGAAGGTGACATAGTTATTAATTTTTCCGAAAAGACCGGAGAGTTTAAGGAAGATCGTGTGGTCAAAGTACACGAAAACCTTACAACGTCTTCAACGGAAAATATGTTAAACGTTCAACTCAATGATGGGAATAATATCGAGGTAACAGGCAATCACAAGTTTCTTACAACTGAAGGATGGGAACGTGCAGACAGACTTTCTGAAAGGAGTGAGATAGTCGCATCAAGCAAAGATCTTGGAATTCAAGATATTACTTACATCGAGAAGCCTGAGAAAGTTTACAATTTACATATTGAGAATGACCACAATTACGTCGCCGAAGGCGTTGTAGTCTCTAATTGTCATCAAGCAAAAAGTAAATCACTGGACACAATTTTGGGAAAATATCTACCACATGTGCCATTGCGTCGTGGATTCACAGGTACTATGCCTAAAGAGATTTTTGATTATAAGTCTATTGTTGGTAACGTAGGGCCTGTTGTCAATCGTGTGACAGCGAAACAGCTTCAGGATAAAGGCATACTGGCGAAATGCCATGTACATTGTGTAGTGACTAAAGACAAGAAGGAATATGCTTCTTACGACCAAGAGGCAAAGTCTCTGAATACAGATAAAGAAAGGCTTGATTTTATATCGGAATTTGTAAATGAAGTTAATAAGACTGGTAATACCCTAGTGCTTGTTAATAGCGTTGCCGCAGGTGAGATGCTAAATGACTTGATACCGGATTCAACGTTTGTATATGGCAAGACGAAAGTTAAAGAAAGAAAGAGTACATATAAAAGTGTACAGACATCTGATAATAAGGTGATCATTGCAACATATCAAGTTGCTGCCGTTGGTATTAATATTCCACGAATATTCAATTTGGTAATGATTGAAGCTGGTAAATCATTTGTCCGAGTTATACAAACAATTGGTCGTGGTATTAGGGTTGCCAAAGACAAAGACTTTGTTAATATATGGGATATATCATCAAATTCGAAGTTCAGTAAAAAGCATTTAAAAACCCGCATTGACTACTATGATGAATCGGAATACCCACATGATCGTTTTGAAGGAAACTACCGAGATATCATAGAAGCAGTTTCTGAATATGATGATGACTTGGAGTAAAATATGGTAGATAAGAAAGATCAGTATGGAAAAGATTTTAAATACATACCACCTAAAAAAGAAGACGACGAAAAACAGTTGTATGAAAAATATAAAAGACTGAGTGACAGTGTATTGCGGTTAGATGGTAATATGAAAACCATGCATACTGATAACCGAACATTAAGAAAGCATGTAGTTGATCAACAACGAATAATAAACAATTTAAACAAACGCGTCACATCTCTTGATCGTGAGTTAACTAGAGTTAATAGGTTAATTGAAATGATGCTTAAAGAAGATGATGAATTTAAAGGTGGGAAGCGATGAATATATTGACGGTTGAGAAAGATATAATTGATTTAACGGAACTCGAAGATGAAATACCTGAAACTCAATTCACAGTAGTTGATATGGGCTCCGATGCAAAAAACTATGATGGTTCCGATATTATTTTCCCGCGTCTGGTTTACGTCGAAGATTACACTGGACCAGCAATTGAATGTGATGTTATGGGTCGAACTGTTATCTTACCGCTGGCGTGGCAGGTATTTATTGGAGAAGAAGACATTTCTGAAGTTGAAATTATTCCAATGACTGCATTAAATGCCAGAGACTTTTCGGTAATCGTGACCAACCCTATTGATGGTTTCAGGCATTACTTCGCTCCTATAAAGGTGAAGACGGTATATACGGATTATGATTGGGTATTGCCTAAGATTAAGAATGGACAAGCATTAGCTATCCCTATTGATGACAATACTGAAAATCCTATGTGTCTCTATATCACACATTCGACATCAAAGATTCCAAACGTATTGTCTGCAAATGATTTCATGTAAGGTGAGAATATGGCTAAGAGATTAGATATAAAAGAAGTACTAAAGAATATTGATGATAACAACAAGGATTGGCTTGCTTCACTTTCTGAAGAAGACTACAACGCCTTTGATCCATTCATCGTTATGCAGTTTCTAAGTTCAACGAACAACACTAATAGCCATGTGGAGGCTCTTGCTACGACGAACGATGTGTTGAATAAGGATTTTACATCACTATATGACAACAAGGACTTGTTCTATCGCCTTTGCTGTGTGTGTAGAGGGAATGGTAAGACGTTTAGGCCGTTCGTGAAACCGCCTAAGTCGAAAAAGTCTACATCATTACTACAAAAGCTTATGCTTGAGTACTCAGATGAAAATATGACTGAGACTGAATGTCAAATGATGGTGGAAAAAAATAAAATTTATGGAGAGGATTTTTGGACTAGCTTGGCTGAAAGCTACGGATGGAGCGATTCTGACGTGAAAAAGTTACTTAAAGAGGTTAAACAGATAATATAATTTTCTGTCCTTTGTTTGTAACTACATATACAACACCAAAATCATATTGAGTATCGCATATCACGGAGAAGTATCTATGTCTGAAAAAGTCCATAATTATAGTATTAAAAAAGGTAAACGAAGTAAAAACACATACAAATGCGATTTATGTAAAAAGAAATATAAAACCGAAGGCGGGTTGCTTTTCCATAAGTGTGAGAATAAGATTCGTCTTAATAGTAAAGAGGAATTGTTTTCGCGCATTGGTTTTATGGCATACTTAAAGTTCTACGAAACATTACAATGCGCCAAGCAACGCAAAAAACCCATACGCTTCGAAGAGTTTATTACAAGTAGGTATTATAACGGGTTTATTAAATTTGGACATTATGTGGCGGATATGAAAATGTTGGAACCAGAAAAGTATATCGACTTCTTAATTAAGAACAATGTACCATTAGATAAATGGACGAAGGATAGCATGTATGAGATCTATATATCTCAGAAGGTGAAGAATGAAAAACCCGACTACGCAATAGAGAAGTCCCTTAAGACCATGCAGAAGTGGGCCGATGAGCATCAGGAGTCATGGGATACCTACTTTGAGAAAGCCGGTCAAATGCGCATTGTATCGAATCTGAGGACAGGTAAGATAAGCCCTTGGCTTGTCTACAACACTAAATCTGGTAAACGTTTCCTCGCCACTCTTACTGATAAAGACGTTTCGTGTATGTATAAAATAATCGACCCCGAATACTGGCAATATGCTTTTAAGAAACATAGCCAAGAAACTAAAGCAATATCATCTGTATTAAAGTCTGCCGGTCTTTAAATTTATATACACATATAATGTTGACGAATAGCGTATCCATGATACGCTATTTTTATTTGGAGGTTGTAATGAATTACGAAGAATTCAAAACGTTGTTTAAAGAAAACCATAAAGTGATTGTCAATACCATAATGCGGTTCCTAGAAATCGATGACATTGATGTTCTAAACCATATGATTGAACGCTCGTATGTTGCGTTTGCTGGTGGATATGCTAGGCGTTTATATATGGTCCAAAATGATATTGAAATGACGCCTGAAGATATGAATGCGTATTTCAGTTCTGATGTAGACTTCTTTTCTATATCGTCACATTTTGAAGAAAAAGTCACCCCTGTACTAGATAACTTTTTTAATATAACCAGCTCTAGTAGCATATCATTATGTTATGTTGATGAAATAGATAAGTTTAAGCTTAATATATATTGCAGCAAAGATAAAGAAAATACGATTTGTTTAAATTTTAAGCCGCTGAAAAATAAACTAAAATCTCTGCCTTTACCTAAGTACCAAAGACAATACGCCTTTTATAAAGGTAGTCAGGTTATGGTGTCTGAATTTGGCAAAAACCATATATTTTCTATACAAAATGTTGAAAACACAGGAAAGCCCATACCACATGTACAATACGTGAACATATCAAAGAAAAAGCTAGTAGAAACGACAAAGACCGTTAAGGTTGATCACAAGATTGCTTATACATGTAAGCTGGTAAGTACATTTGATTTATCCCAAACAAAATTCTTTATTGAATATATGTCTGATGATATGGATAAATGTATAGTTAATTCTCAATATGCAAACACAAACAATATATATCAATGCGATGTATCTGAGTGTGCTATGAATAATGTGAATCAGATATCTCGAATATTGAAATATGCGGAAATTGGTATGATGTTTAAAGAAGAGGATATTAAAAATCTTCTAGAGGGTCAAACTATGAACGGCAACAATGGTATAGTTGAAGGAGGGTACTATTAATGTATAAGCGTATCGATGTTAATAAAGTCCGTGGAAAGTTATATGAATCGCATGCAGTGGATAATAAAAGCTTACTCAAAAAGTTTTCAAAAATGTCCAATCTCATAAAGCTCAAAGATCCCGAATCCTTCCGCAACGCAGGACTGTCCATTCATAGTGATAATGTTTATAGGTACCATGCGTTACATTGTACATACTCAAATCAATGGGTGACTGGTTTAAGAACTGATTATATACAGAACTATATAAAGAGACATAACATAGTGTTGGACGATGATAGATATTTACTTTGCATACCAGAATCATTTGTTAATTTTGTGTTGTCTGAAAAATATAAAAACATAGAAACTCATTACAAGAAACAATTCTTGTACGAAAGGAAACTAGATGTTGATCATGTATTGAATGACATGGAGTACGTTTACTTGTTTCTGAATATTTTGAAAGATCATAATATCACAGGTGCAGTATATTTTTATAACGCAGACAAACAATGGGCAGTTCCTATTCTTTCTAATGAAGGTGAAAAGATATTTGGTCTCGGACGAAGTGTTGAATCTATTAATACAACAGACTATGTTAAATCTATAGATATGCGCAGCGCCCAAGGGCTAGATAGGCCAGAATTATTTAATGCATTAACAGATACTGAGTTCACGCCTAACGATGTACTGCATCTATATCATGTTTGTAGGTTTTATAATATTTGTAGTGTGATAAAAAATATTACAAGTAAATCCATTTTTATAAACAATGAGAAGAAACATTCAGAAAAAACACTGGATAACATTAAAACAACTATTATAGGCTCAATGTATGATTAACGATACGGATATAGATATTGACATGGCTGACCGCGATCAATTATTAAATTTGGTTGGTCATGTTGATGCATCAATGATCAACAATGATGTTATCAAAAAACATAACGTGGGTGTCTATTTTCAAGATGCCCCTACTTTTATGAATACTAACATGTGTTCAATAGACTATAAAGAAACCGGAAAATATGGCTTCTTTAAAATTGATGTATTGAATAATTCAGTATATGAAGATATTGAAAACGAGAAGCAGCTAGATACATTGATGAACCTTGAAGTTGATTGGGATTTACTCAAAGAAGAGGAAGTGGTTAATGACTTGCCCCATCTAGCAAGGCATTATCATTTAGTGAATTCTGTATCTCCTACATCAGTGAAGGACTTGGCAGATGTGTTGGCCCTTATGAGACCAGCTAAAAAGCATTTACTTGACTTGTATATAAAAGATAAAGAGAGTGCTAGGAAATCGCTTTATACAAAACCAGATAATGGTGAGTTCTACTTTAAATATAGTCATGCCATTGCATACGCAGTATCGATAACAGTGAGAATGAACTACATCAAGTACGTACTACGTTCTTAGTATATATTCAGTGTGCGGTTTTTCTTATTAGTCTTAGACATGTCAAGAATTGTCTGAAGTGATGCCACGTGTCCACTTACAACATTTGATGTTTTAGCTGGGAGGTGAGTTACATACTTCATGAATAATTGTGATTCATTGGAATAGAAGAGATTCAATGGTATAGACCTGTTCGAATACCACCACCACTTTTCAGCTAAGTTTATAAGCGCTACAAATTCTTTCTTATCTATGATCTTTGAAATGTCGATAAACGTCACACTAAGCTTGTCATAGTTTAATATAATACCATGATAAATATTGTTATTAGATTCAATTTCAGATATAAACGGGAAAGTGTTTTTAATCTTAGTAACATCAAAAAGCATTTCAACTCCAAGGATAAATAATAAATGATTCACATATATAAATATTCACGAACTGTACCTATATTTAGGAACATCTCATACGAAGGATTAGAAAATACAACCACCATGTTTGATGATACTTTAACCTTACATCGCAACTTAGATAATGTTCTAAACTTTAAATTAACTGATCGTGATAGACGTTCAATAGCCACTGACAACCGAAATATATGTGTGAAAATCGTTGACGATGAGACTACATTAATTGTTGATACGTTTTATTTATCCCCCACTGAAAACGCTAAAATTTACACCGTTGTTCTACCTAAGACATTTGTAAATCAGCTATTGCCACGTCGTGGATATTCTTATTTTGTATCCCTTAAGGACGCTGAGGGTAATGAGGAACCATTGTATATTGATCATAATTTCATGCTCAAAGGCGATATAACAGTTGAAGACAATTATTCTGAGATCGTTTCTGAGAAGATGAATGAAAACTATAGTCTTAGATTAGATGCCCACGAAGAAGAAGTGGAAGGTGAATATGTTTTAGACGATTATGTTGAAGTCGATGAAAACTTCAGATCACTTGAACTCAAAACATATAACGATCTATCATCTGATGCTATAAGAATAAAGATACAGAAACATCGTGGTAAGTATTTCCCTGTCCGTCCAAACGATCATTTACAATGGGAAGACTTCATTGAAGTCAGTAATGTGCATAATCATACATGGAGCTTTCAGGAGCTTCCTGAAGGCAAATATCGTGTAATCTTATATACCCAAGTCCCTGAAGAATATTTCTTCATATACAGCAAAATAAACCGCATGTAACTATATTGACAATACTTGGTTCCATGATACTTTCTTATAGAGGTTAAGTTATGGAAATATTAAAACAAGTATTGATGAGTTACATCCCATCCAAATCAAGATCTACCGGGAAGTGCATATCCTTCAATTGTCCTTGTTGTGTGTATATGGGCGAAGCAAGACCTGACGTAAAAGGTCGTGGTGGTCTTTTCATTGAGTACGATACTATTGGATATAATTGTTTTAACTGTCGATTCAAATTCAGACAAGAAAAAGGCCAACGTCTAGGCTTTAAGATTAAGAAGTTCATGGAATTATTAGGGGTTCCATCATCTGAAATAAATAAGGCCCAATTAGAAAGTCTTAAGAATAGTAGTGTTGCGTATAACCTATTGGGTCTAGATATAAAGCCTAAGAGCAAACCAAAGGTAAATCTGGATTTTAAGAAGGTAAACCTTCCTGACGATTGTCGTCTTATACAAGACGAGTTAATTAATGATAACAACAATAAAGATCTTCTAGATGTATATAACTATGCGGTTGATAGAGGTATTGAAAACCATCCTTATATCATGTGGAGCCCTTCAAAGACTAATAAGCTAAACCGTAGATTGATAATACCATTTATGTACCAAGGCGATATTGTAGGGTATACAGGAAGATTGGTTGATAAATGTCGCAAAGAAGAACGTTATTTAACTAAGAGCCCAAATAGTTCTAAGTATGTGTTCAATATCGACAGCATTTTCAAAGACAGAAAGTATCTAATAGTTAACGAGTCCCCTATTGATGCCCTTCTTTATGACGGCGTGGGTACTATGAACTTTGAACCTACATATAACCAAATTGAACTAATAAACCAGTTCAAAGGCGAAATCATTGTTATACCTGATTTTGGTTCAGGTGGATCAAAGATGATAGATGCTGCAATACGAAATAATTGGTCTGTGTTCTTCCCCAATTGGAATAAAAACTTTGACTTGGGTGAAGCTACACAGATATACGGGAAGATATTCGTTCTAGAACGAATAATAAAAGATAAGATTTCCAACCCAGTTAAGATTGAAGTTACGAAAAGAATTTTTAAGGAGAATTTTAAATAATGTATGATTTAGACATGCAAAAGCTATATCTCGGTGTATTACTTTCTAGTCCAGATTTGTTTACCAGAGTTCGTTCCATTACCAAACCAGAACACTTTGACCCTAGAATAAAAAAAGCAGTTGAAGAAATGGTTGAATACAGTGATAAGTACAGTGGCGTACCTGACCCTGAATATCTCAAGTCTAAGACTGGTGTGGAAATACGTGTACCATCAAAGACCGACTATGCCATTGAGAAATGGTTCATTGAGGAATACCCAAAATTCTGCTTGCACAAAGCGCTTGAGAACGCTGTGGTACAAAGTTCTGACTATCTCGGTAGCCAAAACTATGAGGCAATTGAGAACCTAATCAAAGAGGCTATGCAAACTCGTCTAATCGAAGATCATGGCTTACCATACCATGAAAACGTTAAAGAGCGTCTACAGAATATTCTGGATCGTAGTGGTAATATCAGTACATGCTTCGACGCATTGGACCGTGTTGTAGGGAAGCTAAACTATGGTGATTTGATTATATATGCAGGGGGCTCTGGTACAGGTAAATCTCTATTACTACAAAACAACTGTATTGATCATTGGAAAAAGGGTAAGAATGTACTGTATATCACTCTAGAACTACACCCGGAATTATGTGCGAGACGTATGGATGCGATGTTCTTGGAGAAAACAACTAGTAGTCTCTATGATAACCTTGATGCAGTAGATACGGCAGTTTCTAAAGCTGGTGAAAAGTATGGCGGTCGTATGAATATTAAATTCATGCCAAGTGGTACATGTACGACTGAAGTTAAAGCTTATATCAAAGACTATATTCAGACGACAGGCATAAAACCCGATGTAATAGCAATCGACTATCTAGATCTATTATCACCTGCTCAAAAAGTATCAGTTGGTGATACTTTTGGTAAAGATAAGGCAGTTAGTGAAGAGCTGCGTAATGTAATGCAAGAATTTAATATTTTATGTCTTACGGCATCACAATTGAATCGTACCGCTGTGGGCAATGACGATCTTGACCATAGTCATATTGCTGGTGGTATTTCAAAAATCAATACGGCTGATATGGTATTAGGTATTATTGTGACTGATGCGATGCGCGAGAAAGGTGTTTATGAATTACAAGTATTAAAAACTCGTAACAGTAGTGGCACAGGCCGTAGGGTTCGACTTAAGTTCCTTAGTGAGTGTATGCGGATTAAAGATGATCCTGAATTCTTGGCAAACATAAATACATATATGAGTAGTTCTAATACGTCGAAGACGCAATTAACTGAAACTGAAAAACAATATAACGAAATTCAAAACAGTCTAAATAGTGATAATGAAGAATACGACGAAGTTGATATAGAAACAGGGGCGAAGCTACCCAATGAATTGGCTTCGGGTATGGGCAGTCAGAAGCTTGCAAGACTTAGGGGATTTATCGATGAAGACGATGAGTTGGAGTAATACATGAGTAGTGGTGGTATTCTCGATAGTTTAATGGAAAATGGCCGAAGTCGATTATCGGAAGCTGTGATAAAGACTCGCGCTGACCACGTTATTAATTCGAGTATCAATCTGATAGAAGAGATTGAAGAAAAATATGGCGAAGAAGCTGCGATTCTTTTGGAAAAGAGAATGCTATCAGCTATTAAGAACCGCGATCCTAAGAAGTTCAGGTTTACAAAACGTTAAGGAAATGAGTAACAATGAATGATATTAAAAAATATCGTCAGTTATTAGACGAGGCTTCATACGAAGCCTCTGATGATTTCATAGAAGAGATAAATGAATTACCGTCTTATGAAATATTTGAAGACGACCATGGCATGTCTTTTTTGTTCATGTACATGGAAAGTGAACAATTGGATGAAGGGCTTCGTAGCAGTTTATCAAAGATATTTTCACAATCTAAGAATCTTATGCAAGATATAAAGTCTGGTGCTGAGGATTCTTATAAAAAGGCTATGCGAAAAATAACTACGAAGTTTAATGCACGTATGTCACCTCAAATGAAAAAGCAGGTGAAGCAAATTACTAAGCGCTTAAAAGACCAGTATTATTTTCACTACAATGCGTTGCTTCCAAAATATCAAGCTAATAACAAGATATATAGTAAGCCTTTTTTTGAAGATCTAATAACATCTTTTGGCTTGAATGGGGATGTTGAGAAAGAAGTGTTGGCGAAATACCGCCCACAATATACAAAGATGTACAAGTCAATGCATGACATGTATAAGGAATATCAACAAGAAAACCCTAAAGCTCCAAAGCCTAAACCAAACCAAGTATATGCATATCTTCCTAAAAAGTTAAAAAAGAAAGTTGATGATGACTATGCATACTTAATTGGAAGTTTGATAGGTTTTACAACCGCAGTGGCCATTGCTGACTATTTCAAAAAGAATCCAGTAAAGTTTAAAGAATGTAATGAATTTGAGTTTGCTGAAAACGATATAAATGGGATTCTATTAAATACACAAGTAGATAATTTAGTAGAAAATATCAATGAGCATCACGACTCTATCATCATGGAACAGCTAGAATCAGAATGCAATGAAGATGACGAATTTGATTGGAGCGATGATATAGAAGAAGAACATGATACAATCTATGATCAATTTATCAAGGGGAAGAAATGAGTTATTTTAATAAAGAGAAATTCGAATACTATTATCAATCATTTAAAAATGGTTCATACTTTGGCGTTACACCAGACGAAGAAACAAAGAAAAAGATTGATGGTTTAATAAAGAAGTTGAAGATCAAAAATCCAATAGATTTAGATACGCTACATGTAACACTTGTGTATTCTGAGGATAAAGGTAATCCGCTAATTCCACCAAGTAGTGACTTAGAATACACCGCAACTGCTTCTGAGTTCGCATTATATGGCGACGAGTCTGATTGCTTGGTTATAAAGTTAGACTCCCCTGAACTTCAATCTCGACATAACGAGCTTCTTGCAGCAGGATTTATACACTCCTATGATAACTATTCGCCTCATATTACGTTGAGTTATGATTATGACGGTGACTTACCTGATAATGATCTGTTGAGCGACTTAGGTCAGATAACGCTCGGTGAAGAATATAGCGAAGCGATAAGCGACGAATGGTGTTAACCTATGCGCGAGTCAGATCTTTACGAGGCATCATACGGTAGTAACGCTGGAAAGTTCAACGATGGCAAGGTGAAATATATTCCTGAAAAGAAAATGTTCACCTTAGTATCAGAAGTGTCTGATGGATTATATCTTGTTGCCATGCTATATACTGATGGAAGAATTTTAGTCAGTACAACTAAATCGAAAGATGTATTCAGTATTATTGTTGGATCGATTGAACAACTCTTAAATCCCATACAGGTTGCAGATGCATATGAATATCGATCTCAGATGGAAAAGATGGTATCTACCCTGATTGAGAAGTTTTACACAAGGTTAGATGAAATAAAATTCGTATCAGTTGATAATACTGACCTGAAAAGACTAAAGCGTTTTCTTCAAATGCCGGAAATGGCACACTTCTTGGAAGTTAAACGTTTCGATTACATTGAAGAAATGAAGACACAGGGTGTCTATTTAATAACATATCAAAAACAGTGAACTTAATAGTTCACTGTTTTTCTTTTAATCATATAAAATGATAGCGACACGTCCCAATTTCCATTTGTTACATTTGTGGCAGTAAGTTTGAATTTACATCCCGGTAACACCTTCCATGCATTAGGAGAGTCAAAATATGTATGTGGTGTAGAAGCTCTAAGTCTCCCGAATGAATCTACTTGTTCAGTACGTTTATATTGTATCTCATCATTAAAAATATGACTCATGTTATTACGCTTATATTATATACCAATTGTTACCATCAGAAACAATTGTTATCGAGGTGTAATCCGATGCTATTGTGAATGATGTGTCGCCGTCAATGGTTTCAGACCCTTCGGTTTGAACAGTAATTGTGTTGGTACTTGTCGAACCTGTCGAATCTTTGAAAACAATTTGTTTACCATTGGTCATTGAAGATGTTGCCAATGTTAGTGTTAGTTCAGAAGATGATGAGTCTACTAAATACACAGTACTTGCTTGTACTGGTGATAAAGTTGATGAAGTTGCGACTGTTTCAATATCTTTATTGTTGACATCTACCCAACCAGTAGATTTTTTCTTTAGTATTAAAGGCTCAGTCGATCTCTTTATATAGATATCACCCGTGTTACCGAGTAGATTGGATGGTATAGTATCTCCCTGATAAATAACTATACCTTTACCAGATTTTCCTATAGAAAATGAATTGCTAACAGTTCCGTTAGCGTTGACTATTATGTTTGCCATCTCGGTTACTCCTTGTATGGTAGAGTTTTATATATTTATTGATTTTATGTAATTGACATGTACACATATAATGGTAAAGTAAATAATAAAACTATTTAAAGGTTCTCAAATGACATTAACGACTATTAAAAAATACAATTTATCAAGCATCAATAATAATATTGAGTTGGGTAAACGAGGCGGGATGCTCAAATATGATCTTGTGACCCAAACATACACATTTTACAAAAGTGACAAACTGACATTAGCACCTCTTGAAGTTGCAACTGCAACAAATGATAATCATGCGATTACAAAAGGACAAGTAGGTGATATCGTCAAAACATTAACAACCATACCTAAATATAATGAGGTTACGGCGAGTGTATCTTTAAACGTTGGCTTGAAATACTATCTTACTTCTAATCAAACGCTGACATTACCAGATGTATCAACCGTGTCTGTGGGCGACACAATTGTTGTCCGTAGTTCAAATGCGGTCACTTCAGCGAGCATCACAGTTAACGACACCATTAATGATGCCATTGTAACTACCGCAGGCAGTTCGGTTTCTTTTACGGTAGATACTATGACTGAGGTTTCATTCATTTATGCAGGTTCAAATAACTGGGAGCTTCTTTAAATGGCTAATAAGCACAAAGAAATAAAATCGAGCTTATTGAAACGTATCATAACTGTTCCAAGATTGCCTGTACATGCACTTAACATATACAATACGAGTGAAATACAAAATGCAGGTGTTATACAAGTAACAATTCCAAATGAGACATATACGCCTATATTAGTTTTATCTGGGTCTGGGACTTTTAACTTTGGAGGAATTGAAACCAGTGATGTTGGCGTTTCAATAACAAAAATTATCATTGATAATGTTACTGTATTCGATAGTTCTTTAGCAGGCGATGTTTTAAAGAGCGTTTTTTCTTATGATAATAACGCAATTGGAAAAATATCAGCAAACACACCGCCATATCTTGTGAATGAAAAAATTGAAATTTATGCCACGAATGAAAATAAAAAACGTGGCAACAACCATTCCGAAATAATATTTTTATCACTAGTGCCTATAGAATAATATGAAAAACATACTTGAAAGTACAACACACTCAATAAGCATATACGATGATAGTACAGAAGTGATCACTACCGCTCATCAAAGAATGTTGAAACGTTTGTCGTCTTTACGCAAAAAAATCGAAACAGGTGGAGTCGATTTTAACGGTACCATCATTAAGACAGATGAAGGTTCTCTTGCTAAAATATCTTCAACCATGATGGCATTGCAGGCAGGCATTACCGACTCCGTGGATTGGAAAGGGCAGAATGGTTGGATACGGTCAGTGGACTATAATCAAATGGTTTTAATTGCAACAACAGTGACCAAACATGTACAAAAAGCATTTAGTGTAGAAAATGTCATTGCTTCAAAAATAGAAGCAATGACTGAATTGGAATTAGAATCATTTGACCTAGATGCCGAATGGGCTAGTTATTATCAATAGATACCATACTGATAAGTAACATCATCGTTCTGAGATAATGCTGTTAATACCTCTTTGCGGTTATCACTAGATACGTAAGATACATGAACCCAACCGGAATTTTCACCTTCATCTGGATTATAGAATTCCAAAATAAGTTGATCAAATGTGAAATTATCACGAATATACTTTGCAAGTTCTCTATTGGACATTCCAATGCATTCTATGTCAACTGCTTCACCATTAGAGTGCTGAGAGTCTTCAGAACCGCCTATAGCCTTGTTTAACGCAGGTGAACGGTACCCGCTCGTGATGATCAGAGGCTTGCCTAAGTCATCTCTAAGAGGCTGTAAGACGTTATCAACTAGGGTTTTGATATTCCGTAGGTGTTCATCGTTGGGGGTGTTATTTATACCTCTTCGTGAGGCAGTTTGAGACTTCGTAAATTCACTCAGTTTAAAATTTTCAGATAATTTATCTGTTTGGCGTATATTCTGTACGTTCATGACTGGTTCTCCGTATATATGCTCAATTGGCTTTTTCATGGGTGTATCTGGGATGAAAAAATTATATATTTTGTTCAAAATCTTTCTCATGGTTGATTTCCTTTTAAGATTATGTTATGGTAGTATTTATATAATAGATAAATTCAAAAGGTATATTTATGTCTTCCTATGTAGTTATTGTTTCGCACCCAAAAACGTTTTCTAATAAGCGTGTAGAGGTTGATTCATTTTATAAAATCAAGTACATGGAGTACTGCAATGGAGATGCTGATGATATTCAACGTAAAAAACTAAATGGTATTTTTAAACTTCTAGCTAAAGATTTTACTAAAATGGAAGATAAGTATAATATGCCTCGTGGAACAATTGATGAAGATGCCCGAGTTGTATATGCTATGTCATTGCGGACACGCTTTTGTGCAGGAGAATTGATACTACTACATTATGAATCCGAGATGACACTGGAATCTACTGAGGAATACCTAAATACAATACCACATGAAGAAATGATAGAACTTATCGATAAAGCAAGACTGAGACTATAGGAGTGTATATTATGTCTAAACGAAGAAATAAACATAAAAATACTCCCAAGCATAAGCACGATCTTGGGAGAGGTGAAATAAAAGATAATTATTTCGCCGCAGCGGTTACTTCACCAATGTTCAAACATAAAGTTGAAGAACCTAAGAAAGGAAAGGGAAAATCTTACAACAGGAAGGTAAAACATAAAAAGTCTCTGGACGATAAATTCAGAGACTTTTTTAATGCCTATTCACTTATGTTTAGAACTTCTTAATGACTATACTTGTTTTGATGAATAAAAACTGACTATATAAAGTGTTACATCGAGTTATAAATACAATTAGAATACTTAATGCCTGCCAAAGTGTGTTCTATGATGTCAAAATCCCCTACGGGGGATTTTTTAATTATAGTGTGTCATACTTATGTGTTTTTCGATTGAAAACATCAATATACTCATCAAATGCTTTCTTTAAGATATTGCGTATTTCCTTTTTATCCAAACCTTTTGCAGCTATATCTATTCGTATTTGGTTACCCCAGAATTCATCTACTTTATATTCAGAGTTGGCTGGTGGTTCTATATTTTTATCAATAGTTACAATTAACGCATCGCTTATGAAATCATAATCATGCTTGTTTTTTATCTCAACACCATCCAGTATTGTTTGTCCATCTTGTAGATTTTTAATAATATAGGAAACTACTTTTCCTATCTGTTCTTTCTGTGGTAGAATGTCACCAGTTTTCATATAATATAATCTCCTTGATAAATATATTTATCTTTGACTCGACAAATGCGTCAAGTCTTGGTATGATCAGTAATGGTCTAAATTATTCGGAGGCATCATTATGGATGGTAAAGAAAGAGAGACTGAACACGAAGTCGTCACCAAAACACAAGATATTTATGATATGTGGCATGAAGATGAACTTGCTGAAGATGATGCCCGAATCTTAAATGATGATGACGATAAAGAAGACGATGAGTAATCACGTAATTGTATAACACGTAGGAGTGAAAGTTATGTCATTGCAACTATGGGTCGATGACCTAAGAGATCCCAATGATTATGTAAAAGGTGATTGGGTGTGGGCAAAGACTTCTGAAGAAGCCTTTAAGCACTTGTCTTCCAATAAATTTGAAGTATTGAGTCTTGACAATGACTTGGGTGAAGAAGTTGAAGGTAAAGACATTTTCAATTGGATTGAAGAGCGCCTTTACTGGAATGATATTGATCTTAGTAAGCTTAAGGTTATATACGTTCATTCATCAAATACGAATGCCGTAAAGTATATTCTCAATGCTAAGCATATTTTTTGGGATCGGTATAAGATTCGCCTCACATTAATCAATAATGAAATTCTAAAGTAGTATGGAAGATAAGAATCTAACAAATAATCAAAGTGTCGAGTATTACAACTATCGCAATTGGCATTTTGACAATCAGACCTATTGTAGTGGTATCGATCATGGTGTAGAATTACCACACCTGTATAAAGAACAAATTACATTAAATAATTCAGGAGATAAGAATGGACCCGATTGTTAGTATTTTCGTATTGCTAGTCATTTTCCAAGTTAAGCATTTTCTGTGTGACTTTCCACTACAGGGAAAATATATGCTTGGAAAATTCAAAAAAGTAGGATGGATGAAACCGTTATTTGCTCACACAGCGGTACATTCAGTTGCCACCTTTATTATTTCGTTAGCATTTACTCAAACGTTCGTTCTATCATTGGCATTGGCGGCTTTTGATTTTGTAATTCATTCTATCATGGATAGGGTTAAAGCCAGCCCAGACCTGTTGGGACGTTTCGATATTAAAAATAAGTACTTTTGGTGGTCGCTTGGACTGGACCAGTCCGTACATCATCTGACACACTATGCTATCATAGCCTGTATTGTCTTTGTTTAAGTATGCCAGTAGCATTATTTGAATTTGATAATACCATAGCAGACACTTTTGGTACTCTCAAAAAGATTAACAAACATCGCATCAATCCCATATCCGTTGGTGCGATGGATCAGTGGTGTATGTCTAGGCTAAAAATCAATGCTTATATGTTGGTTATGATACATATGCTTAGACAGCGTGGTTACACAATAGATATCTATTCTAGAAGATCGAATAGTGATCCTGATGGTGAATTAGTAAAAAAGTGGTTAAACGACAAAGAAGTAGATTACGATAAACTACACGTGTTGGATAAGAAAGAAAAGTTAATTACTATCGTGCGTGGATATACGTATCTTATAACAACTAACGTAGATGACGCTTTGTTGCTGAATAACTTCAGTATGCTTTCTAGTGCAACAATTGTCGATACGGTGATAAATAAGAATATAAAATTACCAATATTCTGTTATCGACTGTATCTATGAAGAGTAAGTCTATTGTCGTTTACCCCTATACATCTGAAGAAAATGAAATTGATATCATAACGTCCTTAGTCCACTATATGAAGGATGTCCAATCGTATGATTTCAAACACTATATGATTGAGAATGGTATTGTTCTAAATGATGAGCGGTCCTTAGCCTCTATCATGAATTATGAGATGAAGTATAATGGAGGGGTGTGCGAAACATGTAGTTTTATTATCAGTATGAACCTACCATGCAATGATGGTGTAAGTACAACATCTATATGGGATAACAATGATGTAATACCCACAAAAACGTTTATATTTTACATGAATATGGGTCTGAAAAACAGCTTTAATATAGATGAAACATATAAAGATAGTAAAATATTACAGCTTCATGTATTTCGTGATTGCATACATCCCAGTTTCTTAAACAGAATTTTTGATAAATTTAATAGAACATATTTTATGAATATTGATATTGTTAGGAATATTTTTAAAAAGTATCCATGACAACCTTGTGAGATTAACAGTTGATGAACAAAAAGATTGAGACTTTTCTGATATGCGCCTTTATAGGCGCATTTTACATCATAGCATTATACAGTACCGCTTTTATAGCTACAAAAGTGGCGTTTTCTATTGTATTATCAAAACTCCCATTTATTCATATTATAGTTGCATTATGCTATGTGGCTGTGGTAGTATATTTATATCGTAAAGAAAGATTAATAATGAAAAGGGATAGTGATAAATGGCTAAGATCGGAATAGTAGTAAGTAAGTTCTCTTTTGTAACACGCGAAATCTTCCACGTTCTTAGGAAGGCGTCGGATGAGAACGACCACGTACTAATCTTCGTATGTTCGGCTGATCGTTCTAAAGACTATACAATGCCCTTTGACAAGAATGATCGTGCAAATAATATTCTAAAAACCATCGAAGTCAATGGTGGATTGGAAAAAGAAGATTTTTCCATCGGTGTTCTGAATGATAATCCTGTCAATAAGCGACAATGGATTACAGATATTCATTCGAAATTGAATGAACGCTTTAATACCTTGTGTGTGAACCGTAAAGATCTTGAGCTTAATGTGTATGTTTCGAATGAATCACACCATCGTTATGAAAACATTTTCCCTGAACCTATGTTTAATGTGAATAAGGTAGACATGGGCATCAGTCAGGAGCTTTATCATGACTTCTATGGTATGGAAGACATTTCTTTGCATATCGCACCCAATATGACTAGTCTTTATGATAAGTTTAGAAAAGGAGAGTGGTATGATACATACCGTAAAGGCTATGACTTTGAAACTCTCAAGGAAGAATATGAAGCGGTCATGTTTCAAAAGTCACAATGGGAGGCTGCGCCTTTCCCACCTACGTTCGTAACGACAGATGCTGTCGTTTATTATAAAGGCTATGTATTGGTTGTTAAAAGAAAAGGCGCGGTTGGGAAAGACCTTTATTGTTTGCCGGGGGGCTTTCTTGCCCAAGTTGATACCATTGAGGAAGGTGTCGTTAAGAACTTGAAAAAAGATACCAATATTCAAGTCCATGAAAACATTCTCAGCTCAAACGTTCGTAAGGTAAAGACCTATGATGATCCCAATCGATCACTACGTGGACGCATCATTACTAATGCAGGTCTTATTGAACTAGATAACGTTACAAGCCTAAAAGGTTTCCCAAAAGTACGTAAGACGAAGAGTCAAAAAGAACATGCAGGGTGGTTTTCTCTGTTCGAAATCGATAAAATGAGAGATCAGTTTTTCGAAGATCATTATTATATCATTAAAGATTTGCTTTCTGAATGATTTTTGGTATACTAGAACAAACACGAATGAGGAAGCATTATGTCAGATATTAAAACTGTAGTGTCTAATGATGAAGTTAATGTTGTAGGTGGAAGCCTGCATGGTAAAAGAATTGAAGTTGAATTTGCCGAGAATGTTGTTCATGTCATCGACAACGAGAACTATCAGTGCAAGACCATTAACGGTGAACGTGTTCTTGCATACGTCAATGAAGGTGTCATTGACTATATCCTAAGTCGAGCATCATACATCAACTTTGGTTAATGAATAATATAAAAGGACAGTGCAATGGACAATACCGATTTTGCTAAGCGTATGAAAATGTACGAAAAGAAGCAAACTGAACAACGGCTCGATAAAAATCTTCCAGTCATTGTTCGTTTAGATGGACGCGGGTTTAGTAACTTCACCCGAAACTTTAAACGTCCGTATGACGAAGACTTTAGACATGTTATGACCCGAACCGCCGAACATGTCATGAAGGAATGTGATGGATGCTTGGCATATACCCAAAGTGATGAGATTTCAATTATTGTGCCTAAGCCAGACCTATTTTTCGATGCTAAGATTCAGAAGTTGGTCAGTGTTTTATCAGCGACAGCTACATCGAAATTTGTTATTGAAGCTATGAAAGTATGGCCAGAGCATGTTTCAAAAAGTGTACCACACTTTGATGCCAGAGTATTCAACGTCCCTGATTATAACGAAGCCGTTAATTCTATTCTATGGCGTCAGCATGATTGTGTTCGTAACTCGGTATCTATGGTCGGTCATCACTTCCTGAATAAAAAGCAGATGCATAAGAGAAGTCGGGAAGATGTTATCGAAATGCTCGAAGATCAGTGTGCTGTTGTTTGGGATGAATTTCCAGACGATTTCAAATATGGTGTTTATGTATATAAGCGTCTTGAAAATAATGTGATTCCTGATCATATTTGGGCAAAAATCCCAGATGGTAAAAAGCCTCAATCGCGTGAATATACACGACACAAGATTAAATGTAATGCATTTAAAAACTTGTCGTTTAATGAAATCAAAAATCTTTCGTTAGGTAGTAGGCTGGTAGATCATGATTGAAGAAATTAGTAAGCTAGTACTTAAGGGCTTAAGGAAACTTGAGCCCGAGTACAGTAGTTTGCATGAATATAAAAAGGATCATAAATTCAGGTTTGTACTATTTCGTATAATTCCAAATAGAATATCGTACCTTTATGATATGTTTTTTGCTAGGGACTATCATGCATGTATAAAACCTCATTTAGATAAGGTCAAGGATTGGGTTAGGTATCGTACAACACAACGTTTGCATGTTGTGAAAACTACCTTACCGCCCGGATACTATGATGCAGATGTGAGAATGCTACATGCCATGTTTGCTTTAGTCGTTGATTATGTTGAAATAGAGTTGGCTTGGTTGGAATTTATTTCAATGGACAAGGACCATCCATTGTATGAGGCATACAAAAAGCGACTATGGTTGAATAATAATTTTGATGTATTTGGTATAGCAGAAGCATTCTTTCGCTCAAAGGAACTGGGCTTACACCATATCATAGAGCGCACTAATGATGATGATGAAAACAAAGATTTTTATACGGAACTGTTTGCATTGTATATGTGGTATACTGAGATTCTAGATGAAAGGGAAGACGTAGCTGAGTCAGAGCGATTAGATATGTCCCAAGAACCATGGGTTACATATAATAAAAAGTATTCAGGGGCGCTGATACTAGATGCAAGATTTGCACTAGATCACCCAGATGATTACAAGAAGTTGCATGAAAGTTTAGATCGAATGAATAATCTTGAAGATGAGTTTGAGAAGGACGATGAAAAAATGTTAAGACGGCTTCTTAATATTCGTACATCGTTATGGACATGAGGATAATACAATATGGTTAGCTTTAGAAATGTATGGGGTGTGTATGTCATCGAAGATACTGACGATGATGTATTATTTTATTGCATTGGTATTTTCAAATCTAACGAAGATGCCGAGTCTATGAAATATCTTCTCTATAATGACATTGATAATAATATTGATGAAATTGAAGAAAACGGCGAAGAGTTCTTCACGGTATCGCATTGTAGTGATGAAAATTTAAAAAATTATTTAGAACGGGCCGATCTAAAAGATGGAATCATGGTTCGTAATTGTAATTTTAAGATTTTCGTTTCTAAGGAAGTATACTATCAATGATAATAACAGGCATTGGAAGCCGTAAAGTACCGAGAGAAATATATGACTTTATAACGACCTTGCCTTTACAAGATCATGTGGTACGTAGCGGTGGTGCTAGTGGTTGTGATACTGCTTTCGAGCAGACTACTAATAACTTGGAAATATATCTACCTTGGCGCAATTTTTCATCCCATGGTATACCATTAAGCTCAATTAATCCAACATTGGTTAAAGCGGCGGAAAGTATCATTAGTACTGTCCATCCTGCATTTAATAGATTGTCGCACGGTGCTAAATTGCTACATACTCGAAACGTCTTTCAAGTATTCGGTGTAGAATTGCTTGAAAGTAATAGATCAGACGTGGTAATATGTTGGACACCAGATGGTGCATATAATCAAGAAACCTGCACTAATAAAACAGGTGGAACAGCAACAGCAATTAGAATAGCATCTATCTTTGAAATACCAGTTTTGAATTTGTACAACGAAAAACACATGGACATGGTTCATGAACTCTTTAATTTATGGTGAATACAATGTATGATATTGGAACGAATAGTAAAAAAAGCTATAAGATACGACTTAAAAAACCGTACTATCACAAATTCAGTACGTACAATTGGCCAGTAATTATAGCATTGGCGATTAATACAATCTTCCTTATTGCTACATTGGTTAATCCGAACCTAATACCGATGCTTGCAATGAATAATCCCGCTGGTATGACTGAAATATCATGGTTTGTGGGTAATTTTGTACATGCAGGCGTTGTTCATTTTGTTATGAACATGCTTTGCTTCTTTATTGTAACCAATGAGCTTCGGTATAAATTCCACACGAAGCAATGGGTTTTGTGGTTTTTGTACATTGGCTCAGCCTTCGTCATTGGACCCCTTGTGACTCTACTTTCAACACAACCTGTTGTTGGATATTCTGGTGTCGTAATGGCGTATATAACTTTTGGTATCCTTAATAAAGTTCGTGGATATAAAGGTCTCGCCATTTATCTTGTCGTTATGCACGTAGTTCTGTTATTGTTGCCGTTGAATGTCAGTATTATCACGCATATCATAGGTGCTATGGTTGGTGCAGCATTATATCTATATCTTTATCTTGATAAAAAGATTCGGACCAAGCTTTATTTACGTAAGAAAAATAATCGCGATGTTGTAGAAAGTTGGCGGGAACGCCATGGTAAGGCTTGAAACTCTTGTCTTCAAATGGTATAGTAAGATATAGTCTAAAACATAAAGGAAATTGAATATGTCTCATAGTGTTCATAATCAGTGGGAAATGTTATCAAAAGCAATTGCCCTCGCCGCTGAAAAATTCAATGGCGTACTTGATAAGGGTGGTAAGCCTTATACTCTACACCTTATTCGTGTTATGTCAGCTATGCCTGATGATGACCCGGAGCTTCAACAGATTGCGGTTCTTCATGATGTGGTTGAGGATACTGATATTACATTGAAAGATTTAATTAATATGGGGTTCTCACCACGGGTGATTGATGCTCTCAAACTTCTGACACACGATGCTGATGATAGTTACATTAAGTACATTCTTGGTGTAAAGAGTAATCCTGACTGTATTAAAGTTAAAATTGCAGATTTGAAAGATAATTCCAATATCTCACGCCTCAAAGGTATTAGTGATAAGGACGTTAAGCGCATGATTAAATATCAACGCTCTTATATGTTCCTTACTGATAAGATGAGTGAGTACGAATATACTAATGGTGAAAATGTATGAACGTGACAAATAAAACTTTTATTTGGATTGCACTCAGAAGCAATCAAAACATTTACATTGATGGTACCGATCCAGTGTGTCATATCGACGACACACTGATTGATGCATTCAATCATGAGCTTATTCTGATGGGCTTTTATTTGTCAGAAGAAGCAAGAAGCGCCATTAAAACACTACCTGAGAATGAATTTAAATCATTGGTAGACAATACATTCGAAACACTATCAGACATGGTGGGTGTTAATGTTAGGATGCGTCCACTATACAGAAACTTTCCGAATTCAGTACCACAGAGTACATTGGTGCATGGAAATTCAAAGTCAATCAATGCTCGTCTACTAGATCTGCTCAACAGTACTTCTGGTGATATGGATGTGTTGACCGATCATGACACGTATCCATGTGGTCATGTTGTCGTCGGATACATGTCAGAAGGCCAATGTCCTCAGTGTGCAGGTGATGTTAGTGAAGTAGATTTGCTTGAAAGTGTTGATTGTTCGCGTATTAATCACACACCTAAAGCTATTAATTTGTTTAATCGTTCTGATATCGTAGAACTCGTAAAGAGTTGTGTGGAATCTCGTAATGGCATGACTCTTCTTCAGATCGAGTTTTTTAAAAACGCTTTAGTAGAGATGGATGAAGAAGAAACAAGCTATGTTTTTTCAGGCGAAATTCCCTTCAAGGAAACTGTATCAATCGTTGTCAATGAGCTTCTAAAAACTCGTGCATACAATGAAGTTTATGATATGACTAAAGGTTTTATCAAAACTGCAAATGATGTGATGCGCATTGCGGAACAACTGAATCAATTATCAGACAATCCCGATGGTAAATTTAAACTTAATAACAAGTGCCGTAAGTTTGTTGCAAAAAGCCTTAACCATATCAGCAACCCATACGAAGATATGGTTAAGAAGCGTGAAAAATGGGTTGCCTTGAATATGTCTGTACACTTCGGTACGTTTCGAAAGAAATACCCGAATGCATTTAAGGCTGTTGATACTGTATTGAACCATGCAAACACTATCAAGACGTTTGATGGTAAATTACAGAAAGCACTTATTGAAGATAAGGATCTTTCGAAGGTGTTGGATCTTGTGGTATCTCGTCCGGGTATTTTTGTAAGAAACTTGGATAGTATCTGTCGAAAGTTTCCTGAATCCATTGAAACTATTCTATCAAAGTTCGAAACTTGTGGACATGACGCCTCAATGCGAGTGTTGATCTCCGCACGAGATAACTTCAGTATGCGGATTCATCACTATGAATCCGAACGCGTATACATTAACGTAAATGGATTCTTGAATCTTATTGAAGAAACCCGTGAAGATATTTCAGACGAGAATTGTGAGAAAATCATCGCAAGTATTGATAACGTCATCGCTAATAAACTAAAGAACAATGATATTAGTGGTAAAACCATTTATATCGATCCAGTGCTGAAAAATCGAATTATGCCATTGAAGCTTCGTTCAATGAAGGACAGTATGTTTAAAGCTGAGCGTGGGTCAAGTATTAATCTTGATGATACTGGTTACATTCGTTTTTTCACATACTGGAAAGAAAACGATATATCGGGTTGCGTAGATTTAGATCTGTCTATTAAAATCTATGATGAAGGACTTGGATACGTCGAAGAGTGTTCATACTACTCTACACATGGGAAGTATTCTACTCATTCAGGCGATATAACTAGTGCGCCAAATGGTGCTAGTGAGTTCGTGGATGTAGACATTGACAAGCTTAAGCGTTCGAACAATGGTGCAAAATACGTAGTGACCTATGTTAACGTTTTTTCGTCTCAGAAGCTGGATGAATTTGAAGCTTATACAGGCTTTATGTGTAATAATAGCAAAGGTGATAATAAGGTATATGATCCTAAGACCATCACTGACCGCTTTGACTTGACATGTAATGCTAGAGCCGTTTTGTGTACTATCTATGATATCGATAGAAATGTGATGTATTGGGCAGACATGCCGGAACATAACATTACTAGTTCTAATTTGTCGTCACGCTCAAAAAGTATTGACATTCAGATCAAACATATTTTGAATGTGAACAAAGCCCATATGAAAATGTGGGATTACTTTGAAATTTTGGCGAAAGCTAACAACATGAAAATCGCAGATACACCTGAAGATGCGGACGTTGTTATCGACAATTCTGTAACACAGGATATTGAAGACTTTAACAAAAAGTGGATGGTATGAACGAGATCGAAGAACTTAAAGATAAAATTGCAAAACTTGAACATACGGTGGACTTGCTGGTTTCGGATAGTAACATGCCTATTATCCGAACCATACATGATAACAATATCAGCCAAGAAGAATTTAATGAAATACATGATGTGTTTGAAAAATTTGCCATTCTTCTTGAAGTGGGTAACACATTCTCAAAAAACGAAATTATTGAAAAGCTATGTAATCTAGAATGTGTACAGCGTAATAAAGTACCTGAAAAACTTGCTGAAGAAATTATCTATAACATGGGTATGTCAAATCGATGGAGTACGGTGTATCATTACTATGTTAGAGGTTAATCCCGAAGATGATGGATACACTCATATAAACGTGTATTCAAGGGGTAGAACAGAGTTGGGAAGGTTCCTTTCTAATTTTGCACATACGCCCGTTAAAACCCCTGATGGTGACTTCGAATCCCTAGAAGGGTATTGGTATTGGCTTAAAACCTATGACGAAGGGTTAAGAAGTTTATATGGCATTGAGGCAAAACGATATGGTCGTTCCTTACCTGTAGCTAATTCCAAAATTGATCGAAACAGATTTAAAAAAGCGATTGTTCGAAAAATATACGATCATAAAGAATGGTTAAAAGATCAACCATTATGGAATGATATAACTATCCCCCTCACTCATTACTACGTGTATGATGGAAAGAAAGTTGAAGCAAACGGCGAATGGGTAATTGATATCCTAGAACAATTACGATACGACATGAAGGATTGATATATGCACAAGTATGATGATGAGTCGTATGAACTTTATAATGCTGCGTTGATGTTAAGGTCGTGTGCAGGCACACATGACGATGATACTATGCTAATTGGTAATGTAAAAGCATCCACAATTAAGAAAATATGTTCGGATTATGCACGTCTTCGTCTACAAGAAGGACTGTATTCTCCTAAGAATGAAACAGACAAAGAGTGATATAATTTATGGGAAGTTTTAGCATTTCATGTTCAATAAGTAACACACCAATTGAGTACGACGATGACGTAAAGGTTGGTTTTTTGGTTAAAAACCATACATATAACATGATTGGGGCTTGTACACAGTATAGTCTTCTGTTTCCATTCCTCATGGATGGAGTATATGATGACTACGGACAGTGCGTTTTTAACATTCCAGAAAAGACAAGAGAATATGTTAATGAGTTCTTGGATGATTATGCTATGGTAGTTAAAAACCAAAAACATATAGTCAACACTGATACACCAATGACCAAGGCTAACTTAAACATAGATACCATTTTCCATTACATGCATGAGCAGTACCTATATGTTCGAAATGTATATAATAACTACCTTGAAGATATTGAATTTGAAAACGATGAAACTGTTATCACACCTCAAAATACTCCTATGATGGTGCACCCTTTTGTCATCAAAAAGTCTATCTATGATCGAATTCTTTCAGGTACCTTTGAGTATCAACATCCCTTCTTTGAAGATGATGAACTTGTATATCAGGACGTTTCATTTCATGAGAAGAAAAGCGACATGTTTAAAAGTAGTGCTTCGAATATGTTTATAAAATATATTTTTGAAGCCAAAAATCGCTTTACTGATAACGACGTTGATATTGACCATGCTATTGGTAAAATTCTGCCCAATGACGACAAGAGAAAAGCAGAACTGATCAATATAATGAATAACTTCGAGTATTTTGTGTGTATTATTATTGATCAGTTACAAATGAATAATAACGACTTGAGTAGGGATCGTATCATTTCATATATGGAGAATATTTTGGAGGGGGAGGATAACTTCAAAAGTACAATAGATAATTTCATATCATTATATGATTTTTACGAAAAAAATCACGAAGACATAGACCTCTCGGTCTATGAAACACAAATGGTATATGATATTATTCGACAGAAGAGTAATTCATCTGATAATAAAAGACACTATGCCCCTCTAGGAATATATAGAAAAATGATTGTCTCCGGGGACTTGGACATAGAAGGAGTCAAAGACTTTCACTTATTTACTCAATGGTATGATCATTGTATCAATGGGACATTTGTACCATCCCATTATGCAGGCCAAGATTATTGTACTGATTCCTATAAGGAATTTTATAACCATATGCTTCAAGAAATACATGATTATGAAAAACGTATAGATGAAATGTGAGCCACAAGGGGATCGATATGTTTGAAACCGAATACGAATATGGTAATATAAAAAGATGTTCAGAACATCCTGACTATAAAGTAATGAGATATCCAACATCGTTGTGCAAGCAATGTCTTGAGATTTGGAAAAAGCGTTGTGAACATGAGTTGGGATATCGCGAAGTTGCGTTTATTAGTGCACAGAAAAAAGCTGTGCCAATTGATCGTGACAAAACGTACATTCTTTATTGGGAAGAATGTGGGAAATGTAAATGTATTTCCACAGTCGAACATAACTTCTGGTTCACCGTTCCTGAATTAGAAGGTCTTTACGCACGATACTCAATGGTAATTGGAGGAAATGTATAATGTTAGTTCCACTCGATTCTCATCAAAAGGCTTTGGATGCACTTAGAAAAGGTATTGCAGTAGCAACTTTATTCATGATACAATAATACAATATGGATGGTGAGACGGTCTGCGTGTTGTCTATGTTTTAGCCGGTCTATGAAACATTTGCAATACAAGCCCCGAGGTGTCAGTTTTTGGCCCGTACAACCAAATAATGGCTATCTCCGGGTTGGGGTTCGAATCCCCGCCATCCCCAAAATCACACCTTGTCATTGAAAATTTGATAAGGTATAATAATGTTAAATTATCATCATTTGAGGGTATATATATATGAAACATAACATTGAAAACTATCAAGCTGCGACATCCCTTATCAAAACAATTGATGAGCAAATGTCCGAAAATATTATCGTTCGTATGGATGATGAGCCAAATCATAAAAAAAGAACAAAGCTTGTAAAAGAGATCGAACCTGTATCCAATGTTATCTACCCTATGCAAGTGCGTATGACCCAGATCAAGACAAATCTACTATTTGTTCTTGAAAACGCAGTGTACAATAAGTCATATGCTGCCGCCGCAAAATATTTTGCTGAATATGACTTTCTTTCCCAACAGATCACTAAGGAAGCTAAGAAAGTTAAGAATAATGAAGCTATGGAAGATTTTCTACAACGTTCTACCGTTCTTAACGAAGATTATTTCAAAGTCATGATGGAAACCATTAACGTTATGAAACATCTTGTTATCCATCGTATGAATCGTGAACCAGAGATCTATATCGATCTTGATCCAATCAAAGATAGCGAACTTGACTTTGATCATGTAAAACAGACATATAAATCTACACTTAAGAAACTCAAGGAAGATCTTAAGAAACAACAACAGGGGAAATAATATGACTATGAATCCCGGCATTGATACCTATTGGCGTCATGGTAAAAGTGGTAATAGTGATAAAACCATTTACGACCTAAAGCTTCATGAAACGATGATGTTGCAAATTGGGACCACTACTAGAAGATATGATATTGGTGTCGGGATTCACCCCAACTACATCAAAGTCATGCGTGTTGAAGGTGGTTGGATCTATGGTGTAGACACGCAGTCGCCTGCCTTTGTACCCGAGAACTCAACGGATAACAATATGGTAGATAAAACCGTAGAAGCGCCAGAGGTTGTATATGTAAATGAAGGAATAGGTGATCTATTCTTTATTACGCGTATTAAAAGTTTTTTAAAGAAAATTTTCAAAGGTAAAAGGCAATAGCATGTATATCTTATCGTCTTTTCTAACAATTTTGTTTGTCATATTTGTAGTATTACCTCTAATTGGTAAAGCAATACGTTTCATTGCCTATTATAGCGAATACTCAAATAAATATGTTGAGAACATGATGCATGGTGCATTCATCTTGATATTCATTGCACTTCTTATTCTGCTATTTGTGGCATTCGGAGTGACATATTCGCATATACTTTAGGGTCTAATCATGCAAAAGATTTATTGTATTGTTTCTAAAGAAGCACTTAAGAAGATGAATGGTAATCGTGGTAAACTCTGCTCTCAGGCAGGACATGCGTATCTTCATTCATGGTGGGATGCACAAAAGCGATTCCCAGAGGCTGCACAGGCGTACATGGACAGTACACACGCTAAGAAGATCACCTGTGTTGTCGAGACCGAAAAAGAGCTTGAAATGCTTCTGAGGGCGTATTACGATGTTTGTGGCGTAGCATTCATTAAAGACGCAGGGTTTACAGTTTTTAACGAACCTACCGTTACATGTTTGGGCATCGGTCCAATTCATGAAGATGATATCGGCGACGACTTGAAAAAATTGAAATTACTATGTTAAGGAATGTATTATGGCTATGACTTATGTCATGAGTGTTATCACTGATCCGTCTCACGAAGAGTATGTGATGATCAGTAAAAATCGCCCCGAGTTTCTAAAAGGTAAAACCACCTTCGTGGGTGGTAAAGTTGAATTTGGTGAAAAAGTAGTAGATGCAATGGTCCGAGAAGCAAAAGAAGAATGTGATCTTGATATTGAGCCGGTGATGATTGGCAATATCCATGGAAAGGACTACACTGTTTTTGTATTTAAGGCAGTTGTGAACAATATTCATGATGCCATTACTGTAGAAGACGAGAAGATTACTGTTTATTCTAAAGAAGAAATCATAATGGCTCCTGATTACGCTTTAGCTGATAATGTAAAATCTATTATTCATTTCGCTAATGGTAATCAGAAAACGTTTGATATTTATCAATAAGGGTGTATAATGAGTCGTGTAATGAACGCACGTAAAAGCCGATATACTCATGGGTGGATTAAAGATGAAGATATGGTTAAAATTGAAGACCATATTGATGACCCCAATGTATATTCAAAGCAAACACACTTACGTTAAAATTCACGACAAAATAAAGAACGGTGAAAATCAATAAAACAGAGTTCAAACATTTATGCATTTACTTCTTTGAAACATAATTTGTATGGAATACTATAGAGAATTTACTTTTACGCTCAGTATCTCTAAGGAATTTATTTCCAAATTCCTACAAGATCAAAATCTTGATAAAGATAATATTGATAGATTCATGGATATGATAGAAGATAGAACGCTCTATGGTATCCTTAGCGGTCAGGATATTGAAAAGTACTTCCTAGACAACTATATGCCTGAATATGTATTACCCGCACAAAAATGGTTTCGATCTATTGTATTAACGCGTTTGGGTCTTTCTGAAGGTGATGTAGTAATTTCGTACTCAATATATCATGATTGGGAATTAATCAGTATGACCCACATTGACTGTGTTGTGAATGTGAAATTCCCTACAGAACAATCATTGAATTATTTTAAAATTAAAAAACCTAGAGCTTATCAATCCTTTATTGATTATGAAACTCAGAAAAAGAATATGATAGGAAAATGTTAGAACGCGGGTTGAAAAAATAATGTCCGATCATTATAAACGTTACGCCATTATACTAAGTCTTAGTATTATAGATATAATGAATTTCGTAAAGACTAATTATGATTATGATCATAACGATCTCAAATCTATAGACACCGCTCTACATGCCTCCTATATAGATTTTAGTTTAAGTGAGCAACCTATTGATTGTGGGTTTATGAAAAGGCATCTTACCGCTATAGAAGAAATTATTGATCATTACTTAAGAAAAGAAATATTCAATATAAAACGTAATAATATTGACTTAATTTATAGTTTACCACAGAACCGTATAATTGGTTGGGGGATTAACAATACCATTATGGTAGATATTGCATTTAAAGATTGTGATTCTTTAAATCATTATAAATTATCTAATCCAGAATTATTGGAGACGATTAAGGTAAATAGTCAATATTTTCAAAGACATTCAAGCTGAGGGCTCCCTATGAAAAAGATAGTATTAATCTCATTGTTAGTAATAATTTTATCTGGTTGTGGTGGTAGTACACCAATTGATTATTCTGAATATGAGAGAGTAAAAGATTTGTGTAGTAGGAATGATGGTATTTCTTTGTTTTACTACAGAGTTATAACTATCGATTATAACTCTGAACATTTAATTGTTGGTGTCAAATGTAACGATGGTGCGGTTTTTAGAGAAACATTCAAAGAAAGTGCTAACAGAATAAAATACATGAGGGAATAATATGAAGTTGAGATGGTATATTAAGCGATATAAAGTAACAGCACAAACTATCAGAGACTATCAGGAAATGTTTGGTGGAAGTATGAATGACGCCAAAAATGAGTTATTGAAAGATAGTAAAGTTTTGCAACTAACGATGATGAATATTTATATCAAAGATCACTGCTGAGGGATATCCTGCGTCTATTGGGCGTGAACGTACCTTATAAGAAAATTCCAAATATTTTTCATAACAAAGATAGTTTTGTTCTACCTGACCTATCATCCTTCTACGGAATGGATCATAGCGACAAAAACTATATTGTTAAAGAGTAACGATATGTATGAGAACCTTGATAAAATCTTATCCAAAGAAAATTATGACAAGCACATGAAAATTCTTGATACTGAAAAACGTATCAAAGAGCTTCAGTGCGAATTAGAAGGGTTAAAAAATGATTGTGACCATTTCTTTATGCCATTAACTCCGAAACAAAAAAAATATATACAAGAACAAACACTGGAATCATTTGCATATGATGAAACACATTGTTTGATATGTAATGAATATTTCGGCCCACGTTGCTTAAAAAGTCCTGACGAGTCTTGTCATGCGTTTAGTTACAATGACGAAGATGGATATTATGTAAAACTTAATAATGGTTCTAAGTTTTATCTTAAGAACTATACACTGGAACATGCATTAGAAGAACATGATGACAGATGTATATTTTGCGGCATATCTACAGATCGATAATATTTGACATTAAACATTTAGAGGATTGTGCTTATGTACGGTGCCAACACAGTGAACGAATTTGTTCCAGAACAAGCCCATGGAGAATTTTATGCTTTTCTTGAAAAGCATGGACATAAAAAGATTGTGGAATCTTTTTACGGTCATGAGTATCCATTCCCACATAAAAACTATCGCAATGTAAATGTCTGGGCTCTACTCGAAGATGGTAAGGTTATCGGAATGAACGAATCACCACACAGCGGATGGAGTTTTCCACTAGTAGGTAAACGTGGTATGGAATCATACTATTCAAAATACTTTATGGCTAAAAAACCATCTGTTATTGAAAATCTTCTCAATGAATGTATTAAATAAATATATCTAAAAGGATATATAAATGCAAACACTAAATGAGAAAAGTCTAAATCGAATTAGAAGTAAGTTCGAGTCATATGATACAGGTATGATTAGTGCTTATCGTGGGGATAAAAATGCCTCGCAAAATAAGCTTAATAGCTTATCACTTAAAGCAAAACTACTGAGTGATGGTTTTGATGTAACACGTATCCATGGCTCTTACATTGAGAATTATGGTACTGAGAATGAACGTGAGGTTAAAGAAGAAAGTTTCTTTGTAGTTCAAACCGATAAAAGTCCTAGTATATTTGTAAAACTACCTGAATACGGCGAACTGTATGATCAGGATAGTGTGTTCCTAAAACCTCATGGCAAGAAGGGATACTTGTTGGGTGTTAGTGATAACCCTGATGCTTTTCCACCAAAAGGTGAAAAAGTTGTACTAGGCAATCCTGTGATGGGTCATGAAGGTGAGTTTTTCAGTAAGGTGAAGAATCGCCCATTCACTATTAAAGAAGCGCATGAGGTTGAATTACCTAAGACATTAAGTGGACGCTGGGCAATGTTGAAATACAGGGATGCTGACGTAGAGTAACATGATGTTAAACTATTGGCTGACAGAGATAATATCGGTATTCGATATTTTAGAATACATGGATGGTATAGATATTAGTGATGAAATGAATGAGAAATACGAAGCTATTCTTCTGTCAGAAGATGTTGAACGTGATATGAAAAACACGATATACAATTGCAACCCTAGTGATTTCACAAGAAAAGATCTCAATAGTGTTGATAACATAATCAGTATGTATGTAATTGATAAATGTAAAGCTCGCTTTAAAGGCTTAAACTGTAAATTTATTGTTGAATGCCTCAGAAAATCGGTAAATGGAAGGTCTGTTTATTTCCCAACAACCGATATGATAAAACGACATGTAAAAGTCCGTATACTATTTGAAGATCAATCGACACTAAACAAATTGAAATTGATCAACCCTGAATTATATGATCGTATCAAAAGAAAAGAATGATAACCAATGAATAATAATTATTACAAAAGCATCACATCAATGAATATGATTGAGTTACATAAAGTTATTGATTACTTTGACAATGTTTTGGGCATTGAGGATGATACCTTAAGGTTATACAAAACGGTATTAACAAGTGATCTTTCAAAGCCAATAAAACATTACACAAACGATAGTAACTACATTTCTATAATTCCGAACGAAGACGTTATAGAAATGGTTAATAATGCATTACATTCTTTCATAATCAACGAAGCATTACCTTTCATATCTAAAGAAAAAGATATTGAATTGTATTATAAACCGATTGTTGATCCCAAAAAAATAACAGGTTACTATTTCAAACTTGATGTACTATGCAACGTCTTCCATATCCAATTTAAAACCCAAAAAGCTTACCATAAGTTCAAAATTAAATACCCGGAAGAATATCGCAAGTTAGACTTGTTCACACGTCGCCAAAGTATTACAGGAGAATGGATATGATTCATATCAATATTGATAAAACGTTAGACGATTACCAAAAAGAACTAGGAGAAAAAGTATCTGAATATTTAAGGACGAATTTTTACGACGGCCCATATGATGAACGTGTTCTTATGGCAAATGTCATGAGAGAAGGAAGAGGACAGTTGAACCCTAATCAAGTATTTCCAATCATTAAAGCATTCCTAGAATGTGAAACAAAGTATTTATTTAATTACGAAGGGTGATATAAAAATAATGAGGTCGTTTTTGACCTCATTATAAACGTTTATGTAAAGAGTAAATAAGTTATTTAAATATCTTTATAATTTAAATGATCTTCTTTTACAGTACCAACCTTTTTTATAGTAATGTTATTTGAGTCATAATCTATAAAGACTTGTAAGACATCGCCTGTTGTCACATCATAGTTTGTGAATTTGTACTCAAGGTCATCAGAACTGTAGTAACCACCTTTTTCACTCACCCTTACATCTATAGGTCAAGTAATCTACTGCATATCCTATAGCAGATAGCCCAACGCCATGCTCGACTATACGAAAGTCGTCACCACTACTAGGCGAAAGTCCAACCGATCCATAACGTCCTTCGTCTTCTATATTAATCTCAAAATAATATTTTCCACTGTTATAATTGTGATCATATACAATAGTATTAAGATTGTCTGGGACAATAACTTCATTATTTGTCCCTTCAGTAGTGTAGTTCCCTAAAAGTTTAGAGCTTGAATAATTCGTATCATATGGTAAAAATCCATATGTATCGCCTATAAACGGGTCTTGACCCATGTTAAAACTAAACTTAGAAATTCCAGAGCTTGTACTGTCACAGAACGCAGGAAAAAGTGTAGATAAATCACGATTAGTTTTTATAGCAAATGAAATAGTTTTAATAGTTCGAAAGCGAACTGATTCCATGATAACATTGTATGGTTTTATACCCATGGTTTTTCTCCAAATAATTTAGATATTATATGCATTATTTATAGATTTTGATATTTATAGTAGAAGTCTTCAAGATGCACGTAAGGTATCATTAGATAAGAGCTATCAAACCATACTTCGTTATCATCATTTTGATCGGTAATTACATCTTCTATCTTTCCTACCTGAAAGTTTTTAGGAGAGAATAACCAATCCATTGTTTTTGTCAAACCATTCTTTCTTACTGCTAAACAAAAATTATGCAATTGTTCTGATATCATATCCCCATTGTAATCATACCCAAAGATACATCTAACGACTTCTACATCATCTAATACGCGTTTCTGAGAGATATCATAATACTCAACAACCTCATCGTAATCTTGTCTTTTTACGCCATCCAGTAACGCATCAAAGTTACGTAGTTCATCTCGATAACTATCATAACTTCCACCAGAATCTTTTAACCATGAATAGAATTTAAAGTCTAAAACGTATTCTATTGCTTCGGCAAACATAAACAAAGGATGTCGATAGAAGTTGTTAAGCACTTGCATGTCGGGTTCACTGTCCATGATCTCATGAATGTTTTCGAACGATGCCCATATATCGTGTTGTGGGCATAAACCAATAGGAGTGTTATTAACCGGAAGTATTAAATAAACCCCGGAAGGACTACCACGACGACGTGCAATATCTGCATTAGATCCACCAATGACAGCACGTTTGGGAAATGCAGACCATTGAGAGCCATTATTGATATATTCATTATGAAGATTACTATAAGCAAATGCTGCTTCTCTATTTTTCAATGGTGTTGCAAACTTAGCCACCAAATCTGGATCATACCCACTAGCTGAATCATCGTGACGAAATATTGCATTTCCCGTTTTTATGTAATGATTCCAAGCTTGTGAAAACTTGGTGGTTAAAAGTTTCTCAAATTTATCTTCGGAAATATCAGTAAAAGCTTCGTTTAGTATATCGTTTATCTTCATGGTTATCCTCTTTAGACTATAAATTTATTTATATAAATATTACACCATAACAATTCTAAAAGGTGACCAATGAAAGAAATCCCAATCAAACAACATCATATCAAAAAAGCTAAAAAACTAGCAGACGAATTAGGAAAACTAAACAATAGTATTACAAGTGGTCAAGGAAACTTAGCAGGATTTGTAGGCGAAGTTGTTTTGGCTGAGTTACTAGGAGCTGAACATAACAACACTTACGATAGTGATCTGACATGGTTTAATAACGTCACAATTGATGTTAAAACAAAGCGTACTACCGTAAAACCAAAAGACTATTATGAATGTAGTATTGCAGCCTATAACACCAAACAGAAATGCGACTTATATGCTTTTTGTCGGGTAAATGCCAATATGGATACATTATGGTTTTTAGGTATGATTCCAAAAGAAACCTATTTTCAAAAAGCAAGATTTCTCAAGAAAGGTCAGGTAGATGGTGACAATAATTTTGTGGTTAAAGCAGACTGTTACAACATGGAAATTAAAGATATCTGGGAAGAGTTCAAAAAACTGATTAACCTAGAGTCTTGATTTTAGATTTTAGATCCTGTAATATAGAAAAACAAACAAAATATGGATATTAGGTATGGATCAGTATAATGCAGAAATCATGTTCAACTCTCACATTAGAAAGGTTTTGCTTCCTTTGACATCCTCTGGAACTATGCTAGTACTGTTTTCTAAGAATAGTGTTATTCATATCTATACCGACCGTGATAATGATGTGTCTGCTCCTAACGACACTATGAAGATATTCGTGCTTGAAAAAGAACGTCAGGGTAATAATGTCGATTCCATGGTTAGTATCAAAAAGTATGATGCAATCGATATTGCTAAGATTATTAGTAGCTCTAATCATATAATTAGTATGCTTAATTCAAATGAAAAAATCATCGAAAATATGATTGATTATGATCTACTCAACCATAGGAACACTATTGATCCTAATAGTGATACACCGCTTAAAAAGATTGGTCCTGCTCATCATAACTTTTGTTCTTACACACATAACATGGTTTCTGGTATGAAACCTATTGAATGTAAAATTTAGTGTTGTAATTTTGGTTTAGATTCACTATAATAGTAGTATAGTTAGTTAATAACGCGAGGGTGTGAACATGGCTACTGCAATTAAAAAATATTTTAAAGTCAATGGTGAACTGGTAGACTTTGAACCAAGCGTGTTCCCCACATGGGTTAACCTGTTTGGGGAGCTTCAGCAGAAATATCCAAAGCAAATCGTTGAATGTGGTTGGGTATACGATGATGGTTCTACTATGTGTATGGAAAAGACACGAGTCCCACATGGTCAAAACCTTGACCATCTTGAAGCATTGAGTGATGAAAAACGTACTGGTGTATGTGAAGAACCGGGTGATTCTAATTCACTTCATGATGTCATGGTAGCCACTAAACATGTTGTACGAAATGGTTTGTGGTGGGATTAATTTAAGCCATTGTGATAGTTTCAAGCAACTTTAAAAGAAATATTAAGCATGTGTTATAAACCTATTAAAGAAATTGAATCTGAACTGAAAAAGCTGGAAAAGGAACACAAAGCCCTTATTGAAAAATATAAGAACTTGACTCCTGAGCAAAAGTTTGCTACCGTTCTCCATGATACCTTGTGCACCAGCAATCATATGGATGGATGTGGTTGGGAATATGAAAAGTGGGAAAACGTTCAACAATCCTACGCGAAGAAGCGTTACCTTAAGATGGCACGTGACCTAACTGAGCGTGGATTCAATGAAGACCAAGCATTGGATTTCATTTCTGTCATTAAAGGATTTTGATGTGAGTGTGAAAACGTTTTTAAAGAAAGCAGTTTGTCATCATGAATACGAATGTGACTTTCACTTTTTTGATGATTATATTATTAAAGATTTTGTTTGTAAAAAATGTGAATATCGTCAATCTTTCCGGTCCAAAGAACCAGTAAGGAATGTGTATATTAACACGAAAAAAGACAAACAATCGTTTGTAATTAAATAGTGGAGAACTAATAATGGCTGTCGAAAAAACTTGTTCTAAAATTGTATTTTATTGCGGTGCCAATTCTAGTAAGACTTATAATGGAAAACCGTTGTATGATTCTTGGCCGAAACTCCCACACCATGATGGTAGTGGTGCACGTCGTTGGGCTGAAGGCTATCGCTCAAAAGTGCCTTGCTTAGAAATTGAAACACCAAACAGTTTTAAAGACGCTATTATCTATGATGATGTTGATAGTCGTGGACAAAGTGCAAAGGTTCCGTCAGCCGTTGTTTATAATAAAGAACATGACTGTTACTTGAAGTTTGATTTCCGTACTGATGGTATGGTTGAACTTCTTATCAACGGATCAGTAAGAAAAGGTGTTATTAAATCTGAAATGGCTTTTCGTTATGCCGGATCAAACTATTTCTTTGTACGTAAAGATAGTCAGGAATTTAAAGACTTCGAGAAGACATTTGCACCAAAAGGTAAAAAGAAAACTACTTCTAAGGTAGATGTTGGTGTTCCTTTTTATGGTTCTTTCAATGACATCATGGTTTATCTAGGTAAGTTTAAATGCACTGAAGATAAAGATGATTGTACATATGTACCGAGTTATGAAAATCAAATAGTTCATGTATACCAACGTGTTGCTGATTATTTTGAATGGAATGGTGAGGTTCGTATTTTTAACGATGAAGCACACTTCCAAGTCAACAAAAATAAAATGAATGTTAAGGGACTTGTTGATCCTAAAGACAAATGTTACAATGATCTTATTAATGCTATCGTGAAAGACAGCCTTGTCGAAAGTGAATACATTACCAAAGGAAGTTATGGGCCTAGTACCGTTAAGTATGACGAAATCATTAACTTCATTTATGATGCGTCAAATAGTGAAGTTAAAATCTCTACCAAGAAACTTTCTAATCGTGGATCGCCATGTGGTGGTCATCCATTAGGATCATTTGGTATTGGTGGCTTTTTTAAATAACACGTGTAGCTGTACTGCCAGCTTTCAGCGGAAGGGTTAATGCCAGAACGCAGGGGTGATATGATCATCGTACCGCTGAGCCAAATTCGAGGAAGTCTATGAATCAAAATGATGAAGCAAAAATTAAAAGTATTGAAAAGTTTGAGTTATCCGAAGACGAAGTTCTTTTGATTAAGATCGACAAAGATACAACACAAAGTTATACAAAGTCTTTAGCTAATGCACTCAGACAAAACTTTCCAAATAATACAATCGTTTTTGCTACAACTGAAGTAGATTTCCAAATCTATAAACCTAAAAAGGATATGTGACATGTTGATTGTAAATTTAGAACAGTACAGCGACTTTGATATGCCTGTGACAGTTTCAACATGGGTATCTGATGAATACAATTCTCTTGCCGAAACTGGTTTACAAAGTTCTGCATTTCAAAATGATCGCGATGTTAAAAGTGCTGAAGAACAACTGAGAAGGTTTGGCTTTAAAAAAGCAAAGGTAGGCACATTGACTATTGGTGGAAACCTATGAATAAGATCATGAAGTTTCTTAAAGGACTGTTTTATATGCCAGATAACATTGAATCAAATGTTGAATGGACTGGTCCAAGCGTAAGAGTTAAAGATGGGGAGGCACTTCTTAATAGCGAAGAGCTTAAGCGTGATTTGGAAGCTGTCGAAAAGCTAATGGAATCGAGGCGTAATAATGAGCTTTAGAAAAAAGCTGTGGGAAATTCTAAATGGTAATGGCGAAAAGTTTGTCGGATGGGTAACTATACTAATGTTTGTTGGATTTATCGCCTATGGTTTTTGGTGGGGAGAGACATACGAATTTCGCTGTTTTGGTGAAAGTAAGGTTGAAGCAATTCTTGAGCTAAAGCGTAGGGATGCTATCATTTTATTAGAAAATGGTATGAAAGTTGAAGTTAACCAAGCCCGATTGAAAGTTGGTGATGGTTACTGTTATGATTCAAGAAAAGTTAAAATCGAGGAATAATAATGTTTAATATTTGGCCTAAAGGCAATTACCGTAATCGAACAACTTACAAGGGTACTTACTTTAAACAAATGATGAAATCACTTAAGAAAGATAACCGATCTGAGAATGAAAAGATGTTTGATGAACTAACGAAAAATGGTTGTCTTGATTGTGGTAATAGTGAATTTCTTGAAGGGCCTAGTGGTGGAATGGCACAGAACATCAAGTGTTCTAAGTGTGGTTCAAAATACAATGTAATGCCTATGGGTTGGGCTGAAAGAATTTAGGGGGCTTTATGGTTAAAAATGTTGCGCCATGGTTGAAAGATTATGAAAAGAAATCGTATCTCATGTATCGTAGGTTGTTAACTACTAACAACGTATTACCTAGAGATATGGTTAAGTACTGCGTCGATAATACAGTAGGATACGTCGATCATAAAATGATTCATAAAGTGGTAAATGATTTAAAAGAGAGGGAAGGTAATGTCTAAGTATACGGCTGAGCAGATTAAAAATTGGGATACTCAAGTTGAAACAAACCATCATGAATGGATTCCCGCTCGTGCAGAAAATTATAAATTTGTGTCATTGAAAACACGTTTGAAACATGCATGGGGTGTTGTAACAGGAAGATATGATGTTCTAGATTGGGAAGAACATCGTACTTTGAAAAAATAATTTTACTTTTAGTTTTACCTTTGTTATAATGGTACTACTGAAATGGAGATTACTTATGAAAGCAACTATGCCGCAACTGAAAAAGAAAGTGAAAGCCATGACTGATCTTCAGCGTACTGGTACAAGTCTTTCCCATAATAATCCTTATTGGATTAATTCAAAGCATATTGAGTTCATGCGTAATGCAGTCCAAGATATGATTGCGTCTGGTAAGGGCTCCCCTAACAAACGATTCGAAGTAACTGAAGTACAACAAACTAAACTCAATGACTGGATCGACGGTCTGGCTCAAAAATACCTCAGCGGGGTACGATAATGTTTCATAAAATTAAGAAATTTTTTACCCCTAATTATATTCTCGAAGAACGGGAACGCGAAGAATTTCTTCGGAAACAAGATATTATTCGTGAAAAGGAACAGGAAGAACTTCGTGAGAGATGTTTTCAATGGGCTAAAAAACATATCAAACGTTGGGGTGTATGGAAATACCGTTACGTGTGCCTTGTAGAAAACCCTTATCGTAATTGCGACGATGAATCTACATTGTACAAAGAAGTATACACAAACGGTAATATGGACATTCCAGATGGAATGGTATGCTACTTCCATATTTCAGAACTATTTCCATGGAAACCGGATGAAGAATATTACCGCGATTTGGAAGAAGGTGAAGGTTGAGTATGGGATATACAATAACCATAGAAACAAATAACGATCTGGATTCAAGGTATCTTTATGATATTATCTCTGACTATTTTAAAGATATCTGTCCAGAAGAGCTAGATAAAATTAAATACATGTCCAACAATCCATAAGAGCATCCCTATGTTCCAAAAGATGTCAAACATGGTTTGTCTATTACATTTTCAACACTTAGTGATGAAGCTTTTTTCTTTATTTCTAATGTAGGGAAATGTAGCTCATTGACATTACAAACTCGGCTTTTCTATGACGATGAAGAAGTTGAAGAACGTAACATCATATGGCCTAAAAATAAGCGTAAAATTTTTTGGTTTCTTGAAAACCGATTGTATCAAAAAGAAATGGAAACCATTGCTTATTTTGAAAATGAAGTTATTGAAGAGATAAGGAAAAAGCTATGATTACTAAGGATGAAATAAACAATCTTGATATTGGTATCTATCGTTTTTACTGGAACACTGGTGGCGATTCTGTAGTTGCAGTAGGAATTGATCGGGATGGCAATCAATGGCTTTCCCCTTTAAATTGGGTATCGCCATCTGATATTAATTATATTAATGACGGAGACGTTACTAACTATGTCATGCTTTTAGATAGTAAAGGTAAATAACTTTCATAGTATACATTTCTATTTCTTCTGATAGATCCCTCTCACTTTCTGTAGCATTTTCAAACCCTTTATAAATATAATAAACAAAAGGGCTGAAAATATGAATATAGAAGATATATTTCCAGAAATTTATAAACAAGTAAACGAAGATAAGGGTGTACTTACGTCTGAAATCGTTGCAAGAAACATATACAACTCGCCATACTTTTCATACATAGAAGATAAGATAGAACAAATCAATGCAAACGTAAGGAACTATGATCCTAAAGTACAAAACCAAGGCGATATAATTAAAAAGTTCGTATATGACAATTTCTTATTTCATGGCACTGAAACCTTGATGGGTGACATCAAATATCTAGAATTTCGCGAAAGAACCGAACCTAAAGACACTAATGTTTTTATTCATAATTATATTAATAACCTATCAAAGAAAAAATATGGCGTGAATGTGCGCAACGGTATGTTTGTTACAACTCAGGTTAAAAGTGCAAAATCCTATGGTTCGCCATATATAATATTTCCTCTTGGAGAGTATAAGATTTTCTATTCACTCGGGGTTACCGATTTTACTGATGGATTCAGTGCCGCGAGTCATGGAGAGTTTGGTGGTCACTTCACTAGCTATATTCTTGATAATATGGCATATGCAATGGGTGAGAATAATACATTTAAAAATAATGTTGAAGACAGTGTGTATGGTTTCTTCGGCTATGTAACTAGTGTATTGGATGACGAGCAGTTTAAAACTTTCAAAGAGTTCAAACAGCGTGTAATAGAAGAATGTGAAGAGTATTTGAAAGAAGTTATAAGCAACCATGATAATTTTGATAGAGTTCTAAACAGTATTAAAAGAACACTCGGTACAATTATTAATAATTACATGGGTAATATAAAACGTTACGTGGACAAAATCGAAGAAACACAAGATCCGTCAGACCTAAAAAAATATGAAGCTATGTTATTTTTTAAACACGCATATGCAATAGATTATCAATCTGAATTCATGGTTGATGTTTTTCTAGAACTTATTGAGTTGATTTAAGCTGTTGATGGAATTTTGAGTGTTTTAATTTAAATAGATTATAAACATCAGCATCTATTTTGATATGAACTACTATTGTTCGCTGATTAAGTCCTGTTGGGAATAATAGGTTAGAATGTTCTACGTCAACATTGATTGCAACATCCCAAATAGGTTTGATAGAGGATTTAACATACTCTTCAAGAATGTTCAGCAACTCTTCATACTGTGTTCCAGAACGATTATGTATTACCTCATGCTTAATTGTTTGTGATTTGAAATTACTATGATTCCCGATTACATATTGACAAAAAGCATAACGGTTACACGCATATTCTAACGTTAAATGATGTATATTTTCACTAGATGGCATTATGCTACCCCTATCTCATCCATCAGCTTGGGATATTTCAGTTTCATTTTATTAATTTTATCCCGACTTTTAAATCTAATCATTACATAGAAGTATCTAATTTCAGAACCCTTTGGAAATATTTCTTTGTATTGCCGTGAATCAAAGGAAATTTCAGCTTCTAGATTTTTGTATGGTTCTGTTACATAGTCCCTTAGAATATCACATAATTGTTGAGTTGGTTGATTAATGCATAAATCGTATAAAGTACTAAAATCATAGCCGGTACGGTCCTGTGCATAAAAAATAAATCTATGGCGTAATTTTACAACTTTTATCACATAAGACAGTTGTGGCTGTTTATATAATAACTTATCATTTACTTTGTTCGTTGCAATATCCTCAGTCATTGTTATCCTTCATGTGCTTTTCAACAAGAATATATTCACCAGAACCACCAACTTCATAATACTTTTCGAGACGTTGTATGGCTATATGTTTGTCTGTAATTCCAGATTTATTCAAATTAAAGTAACCATCATCGAAACTACCAGCCACTCTAGGCTGTGATGTGTTTCCATGCTGATCCACTTCTAACCAGTAGTATTCTTTTTTCAATGTTATATTTTTCATAATGACTAATGATATCATATAGGTATTCGATTCACAAGGAAGATAAATAAATAAAAATACAGGATTTAATCATGAAAATAAAAGATATTGATGTCCCAAAATCAGTATATATTTACGGTGAAAATCACACTATACCAGAAGAAGTTGAGAGAATTAGAAACGCTGTCGTAAGACTAAACCCAGATGTTATAATCCACGAACTGTATTGGGAAGATAAAGAATTTTACAATGACGCATTACCCAACGTAGATGTTCTCCCTTTGGAAGATGAAGTGAAATATAATGATGACTTAAGAAGTCAGTTTGAAAAGCGTGAGGTTTCAATGGTTAAGCATTTGAACAATGTAGTAAATGATTGCCGGTATCAAACAATTGCTGTTGTAGTGGGTGACACCCATTTAAGAACGATTGAGACGAATGACTTAGGTAATGTATCACCATTAATTAAATGGGCTAAAGATAACAATGCGCAAGTTATACGAAGCTCATATAAGGAAATAAAATGAAAATAAAAGATATACTAAATGAAAACCAAAACAATGAACAACTGTTTAACGCAGTAAAAGATTTCCAACACAAATACCCCGATTTCACTTTATATCACGGTACAGGTGGGAACGTTGATCCCTATACATTAAACAAATTTCACTTTAGGAAGGGCTCTAAAGACACTCCGCAGATTATCAACGCTATAGCCAATCAGATCCTTAAGCGGAGTTATGGATTACCTATACGAGACCTTTTCTATGCAACGCAAGATCATAATACTGCCGACGCATATGGTGTTCTTAAAGTAGTCGTTCCTGTCGGTGATTATACACTATACTATGCGGAAGGTGTTGAAGATTTCACGGCACAGTTTAACGCAGAGGACATGCCTGCATTTGTTGCCGATCAAATCATTGATGAAATAGAAGAGTTGGATGATGATATCACAAGTGAAGAATTGAACGATGTCGTTTCAAAATATAATAGAGAGATTTTCAAGATAGAATATTGCCGAAGCCTTGATGAAGTTAAACAAGTTAAAGAATCAATAAAATATGAAACAGAGCATGAAAAAGAAATAGGCGACACTTTTATTGAACTATTTATATCCGAATTATATAATACCATTGAAACAGACATTAGTGATGATTACAACGTTCATAAAATAGTTGGATCAGAAGATATTCCTCCACGGGAGACAGAGATTATGTGTTATATGCCAGACGGTTTCTATTTGATAAGTCCTGATATGTGGGATGAGTTCACAGAAGAGATATGGGATTAGTAGGTTATACTAATGTGTGTAACCTACGTCTGTAGCCTTTCCAAATTTCACTTCAATGACTCCATCATTGAATCGTTTATACATTAGGCGCAAGTCATCACTCTTGGAAATATACACACTTTGCCAACCCGTTTCATTACCGCCTGTATATTCTGAGTAGATAGGTTGATTGATACGGTGAACACCATGATCAACTATCTCACCTTCTTTCTGAAGGGTTTTAACCAAGTTATCAAGGAGTTTAATATTACTCTTTTTATTCGAATATTTAATCTTGAATTTGTTAAATTTCTTTGACTTTTTTATTTTATACTCTTTCGACTCAAATATTCCTTTGAGTCCTAAATCAATAAGCTTCATTCAAAATCGATTCCATAATCTTCACGCAATACCATTTCAACGTCAACACCTTGATCTTTAAGTTCGTACATGATGTTAGTAAATTCTTCATCTGAAATGATATCTGCATCTTCAACAGCTTCTTTCAGAATTTCTACTTTTGATTTTTGTGCTTCGGTCAATACGATTGGCATATCATCTCTCCTATTTATTAATAGTATACCCGATACTATCAGCCATTTCAAGTCTTTTAATTAATTTATTCAGAAACATCTAGAATTAATACTTTCGGGGTTACTCCCAGTACACGTGCGGTGTTTATTCGTGTATTTCCAGACATAATATGGTAACCATTAGTTCCTTTCAAAATTACAGGATATGGTATCTTTGAATCATTCTCAATACCCTGTTTGATACGTTCAACATCGCGTGGTACTGTATACCCATTTACCATATCATTGATACTATCGAGACTGCTATTTTTTGATAAATTTTCGATCTCGTCCCAACGATCATCCGACAATTCTACCACCTCGCCATTTTCAATACTGTGTTTATAGCTTTCAAATGTTGGGAATATGGGATATCTGAAACCCATTCGTTCCGCACGATCTTTCCATTTACGTTCCTCTTTAAACTGATACTCATCAAAGTCGGATTTTAACGTCTCTTCATCATGCATTGTCCAATTATCGTAATCACTAACCGATTCATTCAATGTACTACTTAATGGTACAAACTTTTTAAAATCGTCCAATGGTATGCCTATGAAATCACCATCAAACCAAACTTCTTTATTATTAATGTTTCTGATATCCTTCATAGAAACTATATCGAAGCCTTTAGGGTAAAATAACTTCTGGAATACGTCTAAAGGATTATTCTTTATTAACATCTGTATAATGTCTGCCATATCTGGATAAACATCAAGTGACTGAACGTCCTCTTCAGTAATTTTCATATTAGAAAGAAACTTTATTAGTTGGTTGTATGTCGTAGGTTTTTCATTATAATAGTATTCAAACAGACGTTCAAATAATTCTAACACATCAACAACATTTTTATCCATTATGGTGTGCACTGGGAAGGAATACCAAATATCATCAGACGGACAAACACCAATTTTTGTACCATTTTTAGGTAGTATTACTAAAGTAAAAAATCCGTATGGTTCGGCAAACTTTTCCGATGTGGTACCAATGACATTTCTATTAGGAAATCTAGCCCAATCATCATGATTATTGATCCATAATGTGTAATAATTAGGAACGTTTGCTGACTGACGGTTCTTTATTCTTGTAAAAAAGTAAGGTTGGTCTTGGAATATTTCATACATTCCCTTGTATATAACATTGCCTTCTTGGACTAGTTTGTACGCGTCAGAGTAATCTCCTTCAATAAGAGACTTATAAGATTCTAGATCTAATTCCTCTATTCCTTCTTTAAGATTGAATATTCGCATATATTATTTTATCACTCTATTTCTTTCAATACCAGATTGTATATTCTTCCTGAAAACCTTGGGACTGATGTCACATATCGATTATTCCAAAACCTAAGTGTCTTGTCGTAACACGTTAAAGTACCTGTATAGGATTTCGTACTACCACCACCACGTACATCACTAATCCCCTTGCGTTGTGATGTGTTATTGACATCTCCTAGAACAAAGTTCAATGTTGGCGCTGAATCAACCACCTCAAAGAAATCCACATCAAACGATATTTCGTAGTCCTTTCCTAATTCTAACGAATCAATAGTCTGGTAGGCAATATAACCTGAACCAGTAGATTGTGCGGTCAACTCACCGCTATTAAAAACTCCATATTGATGGATTGTTTGTTAGCCAATTATCGTCAGATAGCAAACTTACTATACGCTTTCCTATCTTTATTTTCTTTAAACTTACATCATATACTCTCAAAATTGTACCCCTATTATCGCGTTACATATATTTATAACAGTTATAAATAACCGTATACATGAGGATTTAAAATGAAAATAAAACATTTATTTGAAGAAGAAAATGAATCATTAGATTCACTATATGATCAAATCATTAACAGTGAATTTTTTGAAATCAATCTTAAAGATTGGTTTGAGAGTCTGGATTTAAGCGATATAGAATCATCGTGGGAAATTGTAAAAAATGATATACCCATGTTATATCATGGTGGAAAATTGAAGAGTGGTGAAGTCAATAACATAGTTTATCGTCAAAAACCCATGGATACACCAAATGTCATACACAATACCATCAACGACATATCAAATGATAAGTTAGGTGCTCAAATACGTTCTATGGTTTTCGCAACGTTAAGTCCCTCACAAGCCTCAGAATATGGAGAAGTCTTTAGAGTTTTCCCACTTTCTAGTGATTATGAATTATATTACAGTACATTGGTAGATGATATGTATGTCAGTAGTAAAATATTCAACAGTGTTAAGTATAGAAACAATATTAGTTCCATGCTTAAGGACTTTTCAAAAACTGATAAAGTAAAATCACTGCTTAATAAGATTGATGCCTTATTTGGTGGATATATCAAACCGGATATAGGTCGTTATATTAATAAACATATTTCGAATTATGTTGATACAATTTTTATCAGATTTATATCTAACGCTAAACTTACAGAATTAAATGACTTTGATTTTGTTATCAATGAAGCCGTTATCAAAGCTGCTTATCGAGAAATGTTCAATGTATTAACTATGATGTATAGCTTAGAAAAAATTTCAGAGCTTGAAGGGGAATACTACGATCAATTTGAAAAGCTATTATATGAACTGACTATCCTTACCTTAGAAGCTTTTCGTGATTATAAAGAACAATGGATTGTAAGTGAGTCGAAGAAATATGTTGATAGTATCGAAAAGACAGAAGATTTGAAAGACATTATAGCACAAAATGATAGAACTGAGATTATGTTACCCAAAGGTCCATACGCAGTTTTGCAAAACAATGGAGTGGGTGGGGATTTATACGGACTATTGGAATATTACATAAAGAATAAAAATAATTCCTAAATAGTAATATAATTGAAAGAATACTGAGGATATATATGAAAATTTTAGATCTGGTTGAAAGCATCATTACTGAGACAGACGAAACACTTTTACAGAAGCTGTTAGACAGGTTTCGTAAAACAACTGGTGAGTTCAATAATGCGTCTCATAAGTTTTACAGTGTACGTAAAGCGTTGGGTAATGAGCTTGAGGGTGATGAACAGGAAGCAATTAAGAAGGTTTCTCCCGGTGAATTTTTCACATATCTAAAATCCCAGAAGAGTGAGAAGAAACCTGAATCTAAGCAGTCGGAAGAATTGCGTGGTATAACTCGTGAAGAGCTTGCACGTATCGGAGATGTTTATGCAGTAATTGATCAATGGGTTACTAAGTTTTATCCAAAATATTCTGTTGATGAAATTACAGATGCGCTTTATGATTCGGCATTGGGTGACTTTGAAGAACGTCCGTATATACGCAAAGAAGTAAGAAGCTCAATTATCAAGAAAGATGCTATGGCGAGTAATCAGAAAGAATCTGAAATCAGACCTACTATGGAAAAGAAGTTTAGTATCTCCAAACAAGAAGCTAAAAACCAAAAAGGTACTGAAGAATATCTAAATGTAGTCAAAGATGTGAAGCAGATGATTGTGAATCAGCCTAGAATGCCCGGAGAGAAGCCACAGAAGCCTTTTAAAATATATGGCTATGCTCAGAACACCCTGAAGTCAAAGTATGATGCCGTAGCTCTCAAGAGCTTTAAAGAGGGTGATCAGGAACGTGCTAAGAAATTTGTGATTATGCGTGACATTATCAAAAATATGACGTTCCGTGAATTTGATGAATGGTTTCTTAAGAATCAGTAAAATTTTAAGTATGGAGATATAATATCATACAGGTGGCGATTTTTTAACTTTACGTAATTTGGGTCAAAGTTATTACTATCTGTAAAAATTGTTATCATAACACAGGCGTCGGTTATATATCTCGACGCAAATAATTTCACCCAAAAACGTTTCGGTGTCTTGATTTTAAGTTGTTGCATTAATTTTTCTTTTATTTCATCTTCATACTTTTTGTCTATCTCATCATTAGAACGAATCCAGAGTTCCATGAACTCTGTGGACATATTGATTGATAAAAATAGTTCGATAGCCTGTGGTATTCTAAATGAGTGCGATAGGTACATAAGACTCATTTCATTTCTCATCCTTTAGTTGTTAAATCACCGATGATCTTATGAATATAATTTAAAGTTTTTTGCTCGTCATATGAAAGGCTGAATTGATCCGGCAGTATTTTTCCACTATCAAGGATATGCCCAAATGCTCTAATGAGTCTATTTTTCACATCATTTAGATTTTGTATTGTAATTTCATTATCGTTTTCGCGATACACAAAGAAATCGAACATATCATAGTCATGTTCACCAAGAAGCCTATGTACTGGATTAATAGGAGTCGAACTATACAAATTGTATTTGGATGTGTAGTGATAGGCTATATATTTTCTATCCAGATCGTGATAGTTAAACGATGTAATATGGAGACCATTTTCTTTAACATAATCTACGATAGAATCAATACATAAACGACGCTTATGTGTTGGCTCATCTTTTTTGTTCTTAAAAAACTTGAATGTTTTTTTCTTTGGTGACTGATTATCTTCAGGAATAAATTCTGCTTCAAGATCATTAAGCATTTGCTTAATTTTGTCGAAGACAGGTTCATAATTCTTATAAAGGGTCTTGATTTTCTCCTGTTCAGTTTCAACCAAAATATTGATCGTATCTTGATAGTATTGTACCAAGCTAATCAAACGCGATTTTTCGTAAATGTGGTTCATAATTTCTTCCTTTATTGAAATAATTCTTCAAAACCAAACTCAATACCGTCGTAATACGCCTCGCGAATATAGTCTGGAAAACTATTCATATTACAAATTTTATCAAAAACCTCACGGTATTCTTGAGGTGATTTCAAATTATTCTTTTCGGCATCATCTGACACAAGGTTTCTTGATTCTTCCAATGCCGAGGTGACCGTTGGTACTTGTCTTTTCATAAATCACCATTGTCTCAGTTCACGTCTATGTTTGTAAAAGCTGACACTTCACGAATAAGAGCATATTGCGTAACCGAAAGTTCCATGTAGTCTGGTAGAAAATCATTACTATCAATATCACGGAACTGTGATTCCAAACGGTTCATTAAACGTTTGATACATTTTTGTGATTTTTCAGATCCATGTTTGAGATATACAACAAAATCATTAACGTACTCACTATTACAACCCTTAAGGTTTTTAATCGGATATTTGAGATTAATACATTTTGCTGGACAATCCATGGGAGCATTATTTCCATCTTGATCTATTTCCACAACATCAACATTATTGTATGTTAACAATACATTTAGATATGTCGAGTCAATACATTTCTTTCTTTTAAAAAGAATCCGTAACATTGAAAAATCATCAAGATCCTTGACACATAATTTTAAAAATTTTTCGATATTCATGAATATACGTTCAGCATCACCATCATTCAACAATTTTCTTTGAAGATCTTTGTTAGCGTTATCTAAAAAATTTTTAACCTTTGATACACTGAAAAGTTTCATACATCACCATTCTTAAGAGCATGCAAAGCTTGTATCTTCAGTATAAGAGATCAGAGGAAGTTTCACAGGGCATTGATAAAGGATATTATCATCGTCCATCCATTCAACTTCAAATTCAAACATATTATCTACACGCGCCATACACTTCACAGTCACTTGGGTATCTTCTGGAATATTGAACTGTACTCGGACCATAGCTTCAACGGCTTTATTTTTCATAACACCTACCTCTTCATTTGTGTGGTTGTTAGAATCTAAAATGAATTCTCTCATTGACTCTCTATTCATGTTATTTGGAATTATCGTAGGACTTCCACTTTGTAGAGCTTCAGACATACGGTGTTTTTCAAAGGGTGCTTCAGACATATATTATTATCCGTTTTTCATTGCAAAATTCTTTGCAGCACGTGCAGAAATGTATCCACCATCTAGAGTCTTACCGATCCAATGCTTCCCACGAAGAACACGATAACGGGGTGTGCCATGTCCATCGGTAAATTTATAGATATGGTTACCATTGGATAAAGTTTTGATCAATGTTTTATTCATAAAACACCTATATAATTTCTAGAGACGTTTTTTAAGTTACCAATAGAATAGCAAAGTTCTTTGTCACTGTAAAGCTATTTTTACATTCATCCTTAAAGTACTTCATCAAATCCCACAGATTCGATTGTATTTTTCTTCGTAGAACTTGCAGTTCAGTACAAGAGACAAATAAAAAAGACCGCACTTCGCGGTCTTTTTAAATAGGGTGTAGAGAAGTTTAAAGATCGGTTACATGGCAAGTTTTGGATTGTTAGAAGGATGATCTTAATTAGCTCTACTGTTATTTATTCTACATGGTATTTAGATTTTGTCAACCACTTTATGAGTTAATCAACTCAAATACTTTTTCAAGATATTCTTTTTTATTTTCTAAATAATTCAATGCTTTTTCAGGTGTATCGAAGTCGTATGATTCATCAGTATCACAGTCAGTAACTTGATAGGTATTATCAAAAATCATAAGATAGCAATTAGTTAATTGCACTAACTTAGAAATCTTACGCATGATTTTTGCTACTTTTTTTAAGTTGGTTTTTTCATTACTCATGGCTCATTCCTCATCCCTCATCATTATGATCCCAGCCATAATATTCTTTCATTTCACGCAACATATCCACCGAAGGTGGATGACAGCCAGTGAAGCAAGGTTTATTGAAAGTGTATCCTTCAGGTAGCCTCTCGTCCACTACAACGCCCCATTGCTTATCACCATCTGACCATACGTCAACTTCGACCAAACCGTCTTGAAGGTAATGTGAAGCCGCGTGGCTTAGGTTTTCTGCCCACATGTTGATACTGCGCATACCATTAGCAAAATAAAAGTAATTTCCAAATCCTACCGGATATTCATTAGCCATAATACCAACAAGACTTTGCATTCCTACGTTAGCAGGAATCTTTTTTGTTTCAAACATTTTATTCCTCCTGTTCATCTGTTAGCTTAGCTTCCTCAATAGCAGCCCGAAGCGCATTAGTTACAAACGCAGTGAGTGCTTCATGCATAGCCTCACTGTCTTTATCTGGACACTCGGGTACACTGCTATACTCAATTGGTAGATCGCCAGAACCATCAGGATGTTCAATAACTTCACCTATATGGTTAATAGTCACGGCGTACTCAATACCATTTACTGTTAATTTTATTTCAACTGGTTCCATGGTTTCTCCCTATATTAAAAACTCTATTATTTAAAAGAAGAAGGGACTGTTGCCGCAGTCTCTCTTTAAATTCACCTATAAACGGTGAGGTGTTTTTCAACTACCATTCTATTAAACCATGATTATTCACTAATGTCAACCGTTTGAAATTCAATATATAAATTATATCAAATTGCTTTATAAAGTATATTCTATTACTAGACAGTGACTTTAAATGGACTAACGGCATAGCCCTCTACTAGATCAGACGTATTTTGATAAACAAAATATGCATTTCCAGCTACTTTTCTTATTATGTTCAAACTTCCATTCAAGTCAGCATTGATCTCATTACCATTCGAGTCAATAAACAAGCCCCTATGTGTTCTATTCCCTTTATATACTGACTGCTTACGCATATCTTCCATATCAAGGAAACTGCACTTGCTGGTATAACTTTCCTCTGTCTCTATGTAATGGATACCTGCCTTTTTGCATTTGTATTCTAACATCCTACGTAACTTATGGAAAGGAATTGACACAAAATTTTGGTTATTTTTTCGACCAATACCAATTCCTTGTTTCATTCCTTTATTATTACCTACTATCAATGTATCTATATTGTGTTTGATTAATTCATTGACAATATATGTAGATATGTTGTGCATTTCAGTTTGAACTTTGTTGTTTCTCTTCCTAGTCAATTGACTAAGTGCCTTACTCCAAAAAACATCTTTCGGCAATAAGGACTTCATTTTAGCAGCTTTCTTATTATAGTATTGGTTGATTGATTTTAGTGGTCGTCCGTTAATGAGAGATGGCTTCATAGCTATATCATTTGAAGATAACGCCACTAAATTATTCAATCCAATATCTATACCTGCTAGTTTGCCGCTTTGCGGTTTTAATTGTGCTTCTGGTGCTTCATAGCTAACCAATATTTCATAATGGCTGGCTCGTGGTACTATCTTTATTTCTTTTGTTGTCTCTTCGGTTACATTTACTAATTTAACAAATATGTCCGTATTTGCTATTTTAGCATAACCTTTGTGTTTAACAAAAGAGATAGCTTCTTTTGGCACTGTCACTTCATTTCTACCATTCTTTTGTTTATAAGTTGGCAATTTAGGTCTTCCTGTAAACTTTGATGGGTTATTAGAGTACGTCTTTAGTGCTTTCTTGTATCCCTTGAATACTCTACTTACTTGTATCATAGTTTGTTTTAGGATTTTGGTGTTACATGAATATCCGTTGTATTCGGGGTGCTCGTTGGTACGGAATTCTTTCGTGTCCTTGAGTTCGTGATATAATTGGGTTTTATCAAATACCCAGTAGTTTATAGTTTTACCATTTACTACTTTAGGATTAAGAAAAGTGTTGTTATTGAAATAGAACTGACGTATATGATAGATAGCTGAATTATATAGGTTTTTGCTTATATAACTCAAGAAATCGCATTCCTTGAAGGATGGGTGCTTTTTGTCTATTTGGTGTCTTTCTACTAAAATCATTGTTTTTGTAATAGTTATTCTTAATTATTTAGTAATAATATTTATATGTGATATAAAAGTTATAATAATGGGTAAACAGTGTATAATTATGTTAACTGTTTCATACCCAGTCTATCATTACAATCTGTATATTATTTGAGATAAATAATATTAGTATTTAAAGGAGATGGCATATGCGCATAAGTGATATATTACTACAAGAAAAGTTATTAGAAATTGACGATGACGTGGATCGTATATATAATTTTTTCTTTAAAGAGGTGATTGAGAATATTCATATTTTGAATATTCGTAAAGCAAATTTATTAATAGAACAATTTTCCACAGGTACATTCTCACTGAGTGGGTTAATTAAAAACGGCGTGGTACAGTCTAATGAACTCAAACACGTCAATGAACTAGAACCAGTGAAGATACATGTTTTTGATTCATCCAGAGGGAACGCCTACAGCCCCGCAACTGGTACAAACCCAGCAAGAATATTTCTAAACATCAATAGTGATGCATATGACATTGTAGTACAATATGCACATCGATATGATTCTATCGAAAGTCTTGCAAAAGACATAATATCCGATGATAGGGTTGGTGAATTTATAAATGAATTTAAGAGCCATAAAGTCAAGGCATCGATACATCATGAATTAGCACACTATTACGATGATATAATGCATAATAGACATATTACAAAAACATTAAGTCAAGGAACTTTTACTAAAAAGACACTACAGGGCGATCCATTTGAAACCCATATAGAGATAGAAGCACAGATTCATAACATAAAGCAACTTAAAAAGGAATTTTCAGATATATGGGACGAACTAACTTTCGAAGAAATGCTGTCAAAAAACGCAAGTTTAAGCCAAACATTTAAGAGGTTGTCATATGAGGCGAAAGAACGTTGGAAGAAGCGTATTAGAAAGCGAATGGCTAGGGAAGGATTATTAGGGAAGAATATGAGAGGTGGTTAAGTAATAATAGTCTATATTAGACCAAGGGGAGACATCCTTGTCAACAAGTGTAATACAGACAATGCAGCTTTTTGCTTTTACTTAAGGATACTACGGTAGTATCCTTAAGACGTTGCAAATTGAGTGTCTTCTACATATTCAATATGGGGTAATGTAAAATTCGATTGATATCGAACATTCATGTCATCCCACCATTCAACTTCAAAATCATAATTACTGTTAGTACTCCCAAGACACTTAACTGAAACTTCAGTAGTATCAGGGATACTAAATTGACAACGTACCATTAGTTCAACGGCTTTGTTTCGCATACTACCTTCCTCTTTTATAACAATTTATTTTTTACCAGAATTGATAATAAAGTTTCTAAGTTCTTTCCGACTTAGACCCGGAGGAATATGAATTGGTTTCCCCGACTTTAATGCCCGTTCCATACGAACACGATTAAATGATTTTCTCCGTATTTTCTTATCCATTTGCCTCACCAAACCGACGTGCTGCTCGTGCAGAAATATACCCACCATCCAGAGTTTTACCTATCCAATGTTTGCCGCGCTTCACACGGTATCTGGGTGTACCATGGTTGTCTTGCACTTTGTAGATTTTGTTACCGTTACGAAGTTCTTCGACCATTTGCTTTTCCATGATATTACCCCTCGATGTTTGGAGCTAGTTGAGGGAATCGAATAAATACTAAAGACATTAATATTTCAACTAGAAAGAATTATGTATACTTATCCAGAAATTATAAAAAATTATAGCATACTAAAACAATATATGTCAAGAGAAAAAGTTCCGATGATTTGTATGAAATGTAATTCAAGTTACAAACAGCCGTGTAATGATATACAATCAAAGATAAAATCGGGAAGAACAAAAAACTACTGTTCTATAAAATGTAGAAATAATAGTTTGTCATTCAAAATAGAAACGTCGTGTAAAGAGTGTGATAAAACAATATATAAAATAAAAAAAGATTTTAAAAAATCTAAAAACCATTTTTGTTCTAGATCATGTTCCGCAAAGTATAATAATAGAAATAAATTACATGGCACAAACTCTTCTAAACTTGAATTATGGCTTCAGGAAAAGCTAATGGGTATATACCCAAATATGGATTTCTCATTTAATGATCGATCTACTATTGGTTTAGAACTAGATATTCTAATACCTTCACTGAAGGTGGCATTTGAAATAAATGGAATTGTACATTATAAGGCAATATACGGAAATAAAAAATTTAAAGACATCTTAAAGAATGACTATGAGAGAAAGTTATTATGTGAATCAAAAGACTTTAATCTTTTCATAATAGACACATCAGACCAGAAAAACTTTGAGAAATCGACATCAATTAAATATCTCAACCAAATAACGAGTGTTATAAATGAGCTAGTTGAGGGAATCGAACCCTCGTAGGCGGATTTGCAATCCGCTGCCTAACCACTCGGCAAAACTAGCCAGTTTATGATAACATTATAAAGGGTATTGCGTCATATTGCAACACCCTTGTATAATTTAATCGTTACCAATCAATGATAGTAGGTGAATAAAAATATTGAACATGTTTAGATACATACCAATTGCGAATTCAATATAGCTCATTTCAGGATTCTTAAGCGCATGTTGGGTATCATGTAGAATAAAGCCGCCAAACACTACGATGATACCAACTGACAATGCGGTCGCAAGTAGACTAGATCCAATCCAAAGGTTGGCAAGCATAATGCCAACTAGCACCAAGAGTATAATAAAAAGTGGCATGCCCCAGTTGGACGTATCCATTTTAAATGTTGCTGCATAACGCATACAGGCAAATGTAATACCAACAGTACCAGCTACTGCCAAAAGGATTGACGACATTGAAAACATCGTTAGATATGCACCAGCAAATACACCTTGAATGGCACCAAATAGAAGCAATAGAGGCAGACCGAATACGTTATTGGCATTCATTTGAATCAAGAAGATCATACCAATCATAACGACCAAAAACGTAATAGTTCCCACAAGACCAGTGATCGTAATTCCAAACAATGATGCGATCCAAACACCAATGCCTGTTGTGAGGAATGTACCAGCAACAGCCAACAATCCATTCACAACCGTTTTGCGACCTCTTTCCATTCGCCAGTCACCACTTTTTTCTGCATATGTATTCATATATATTTTTCCTTAATGTTAGTTAGTTTATTTCACTTAGTGCTTCTACGGTATCATACCCGTACTCTATGATAATCCATATTTTTTCTTTTGCCAATACTTTTCAGTACGTACTTTTTTGCTCTTTTAGATACAAGAATCCCGCGATAAACCCGTTTGACCCTTCTTTCATCGCGATTAATAAGCATATCTACGAAACGAGGCTTTCCAATTTTCAATTTACACTTGTTCTTAGGATTGGACCATCTTTGATTAAAGTGTCTATGAAATTTCCTCAAAGGATACCACTTCCCATGACAAAATCCGCCCAATTGAATATACATGTTACGTCTTACTGGTGTCATATATTTCTCACTTAATATCAATATCTACTTTCACACTAACACTCTGAGGTGCTTGGAGTTTATATACTTTAATATTTTCCTGAACCACGCCGTAATCTAGAATGAGTTCTTTAATTAGATCATTCAAGCCATCACCACGTACAGTAAATGAAGTATCGTATTTACTGCGCAGTTCTTCGAATGTATCTTTATTCTGAGAGTCATGCTTAACACACATTGTACGACGATTATAGAATGAACGTCCGTACATTTTTTCATGAAAATATGGATCATAACTTTCCTTATTACTCCTCTCAAGGAAGGAAGACATCTTTCGACCTTCGATAACAACAGTGTATGTAGTAGACCGTTTTACAAAACGGTCTTTAACGTCTTGTAGTCTTTCAAGCACATCTTTGTTGGTTATTTTTTCCATACTGATGTGTGGAATGGTATATAAAGAAAAATGCGCAACAGGTACTGTATTGAGATTCATAGCAAGTACGTAAGGACCATCTACGGTTTTGTTAAACTCGCAATCAAAAACGTATACCTGTTCGGTATATCCATTTTGGTGCGTAAAATTATAATATTCATCAAAATCAACTGCTGTAGAAGCAGTTGTGGTATTCTTCTTAATAACTTTGATATTTTCATCTTTGATTCGAATAGTAGAGCCACTTTGAAGACTCACAAGACAGTCGTGGCCGGTTGTAGTAAAGTCATGGACACCTACTGTTCCATCAGCATAAAGAAGGAAAGGATCATATCCCAATTCTTTTACAACACCTTTGGCACCGTATGATTTAAGCTTTTTGTTAGTAACTTCAACTTCGTCACCAACATTAAACTTTTGTGTATCATTTTTCATAACAATATCCTCATAATTTAGTATTCGGAACCTAGTAAATCAAGTTCCATGGTTTCTATTTTATACAATGTCTCACCGAGTAATGTAGCACACTCTTTGAACAATTCCAAGTCCATTTCTTCTTTATTCAATTTTTCCAAAATAGCGATAGCGCCTTCTTCGAATTTATGATCAAACTCTTTCGTCTGAAGATAATGTCTAAGACTATCACACTTTACAAAATCATAATTATACATTGTCATAACACTATCCCAAATCTGTATGATAACGAATATAAATGGCGAACATATGGGCAGGTTCAGGTTCAAGACCTTTACCAATAGCAGGCTTATTATAAACTATTGCTCACAGTGTCGCAAATTCATATTGAAAAATTATTCAACCCATGATGGCATTATTCTTCGCGTTCCATTTTCTTAAGTCGCGTATAGTAATCAGGTAATTCTTTTAAATGATCCAGTGCGATTTCTTTTGCTACGGATTCGTCAGATGTATGTTCCTTTTCAACATCAATACCCATAGAAAGTTCATTTTCTATTTGATCAATAGGAACATCATGTAACGATGCTATATCTTCAGGACTCATTGTTGGTGCGTCTAATACATCTTTCATTTTCATAATATGATACCTCACTTAACCATATTATTTATATTTGGTAAGAACCAATCTTAAGTGAAAAGCTTCTAGAAATTTAATAACATCATTTATCGTAAGATCATCAGAAAAGTAAGCAATTTTCCCATACATTCCCTGACCTAACGTTCTAAAACGACTATATGTGACATTAGGATAATGGCTCTGTTGAAGCACATCTTTTAGTAGAGTGTCATATGTGTAGCGATTACTATATATCTCAATGCCTCTCTGGGAAACAATACTGTGATTTAAATAAGAAGTGATATATACATTCATATCGTGGAGTTTACCAATGACCTTTTGGTCATCATACTCACCGATATGAACAAACGTCATAATATCACGTATCTTAGTATTTACAGAATTCATAATTCAGTCCAAGTCGTATCTATAAATATGCCGTTCACGCTTCTTCATGGCACGTCGCATTTTCTTCCTAGTATTCTTGGCTTTACGATTACCTTTCAATACTTGTGCGAAATCATGATCCTTAAGCATGTACTTTTCAGGTAGGTTTCTTCTAGCCATAGTACTTACTCCCACATTTTATAAGGGATTAAACCGATCTATAATCCCAAAACTCTTTCATTATTTACTATAATCAAATATGTTAAAATAGATGATCTTAGTTCATCAGAGTATGTTTTGCCATATGATGATTTCAAAGAGTTATTATACTGGTTTATACCACGTTTTGCAAATACATCCATTGGTTCATAACCATCGCGGTTATAGATGAACCTTAGACGTTGAAGCTCCCTTACCATCATTCTTCTATGTTTAAAACTTATTTTACTCATACTATTCCTTGCTTGCTACAAGCTATAATGTATATATAAATTTTAAGATTTGACATGCCTAAATCCCATATCATAATCTAGGTATTCAATTAGATTGTAGTATTTTATTTTTAAAAAGTTATACTTTTTTCTAGGTATGGTTAAAGATATATGAAATGAAATACGATCCATTGACATATAAAGATTGGGATAAAATACTATAAAAAATGATCGAATACACTGTTTCCCAAATATTCTTACAGCCCATTCCTCAAACTCGTCTTCTAATAGATCCGATACCTTGTTCGCTTCAGTGGATAGAAAACAAGAATCTGAAATATTACTTCTATCAATCCACAGAGTGGAATACAGAACATCGAAAAATATAGGATTGGAGAAATCATATTTCTCCAAATCTTTTATCCTTTGTCCAAAATTAATGATATCAGTAGAAAATTCACACGTTATTTCTTTATTCTCAACCATATAATTTCCATTAATAGACTTTGTTATTATCCAACATAGGTAAACCGTTTAAACAACTGCTCTTCATACTTTTCAATCGCAGAGCCTAAATCAGGATACATTCTTTCCAAAATATTTTTTGTAAATTCATTATATTCGCCATAAGTATTTTCAATCTCTTTAAGAAGATTATCAGGGTTCGACGTATCTACACCATTCTGAACCATTGTCTCAGACATAACAAGGGCGTTGAAAAATCCAATAGCGTAACTATGAAAATAACCGAACGCACCATTATTCCAGTGAATATCTTGGAGAAAGCCATCCCAATTATTTTTTGGCACAATACCAATATATTCTTCAACCTTTGAGTTCCAAACATCAGGAATGTCACGTGCCGTAATTTCATTATTAAACAGCATTTCTTCAATTTCCATACGGATTTGAATATGAATGATGTAATGAATCTTATCGGACATCAGGCGAAAAACATTATCATAATCTTCAGTGACTTCTGGTGACATTTCCGAAAGATTTATCTCATGTAAAATAGAAGATGATTCGTGTAGTGACAGTGAGATCATACCGCCGATCTTACCAATATCAGTATTGTTTGCTAGAATCTTCGACTGATATTGAGCATGGCCAAATTCGTGACATGCGCTACGCATCATATCATTGATATTCCCAGTATCTTTAATATGGATGTTAGATGATTCTGCATCCAACGGCATCATAAATGAACCATTTTTATTCGATACTTTATATGAAATTGTATCGTCAGTCAAAACACTGTGAACATCATCCATGGTATATTGACGCTTAGACACGAGCGAATTCTGTGGCTTTTCGTTAATAAATTTAATAGAAATATCAGATAGGTTACGAACCAATTCAGTCACTACTGATGGATCAGCAATATTTTTGTCGGTTAGTTGAATCGGATGTGTATAACCAACCACTGACATAAATCGTTTCGTGACTTCAACCATTTGATCAAATAGATTGAAATATTCATCATCAGGTTCAGCTTTGTCTTTACGCATCGAAAGATACTTATTATTAAGTCGTTGGGCGACCATATCCATCTCATCAATGAGTTCAGTATCTGCAATGTTTACATCCGCATAATGATGAGCAATTGGATGATCAGGATTGTCTTCGCAAAAATTAGAAATCTGTCCATTGTAATTACTGGAAAGCTCAAGCTCAAGCTCATCCAAGGCATCGGAACCATTTTCAGTCTGGTTGTGCCATTGTAGCAAATGTAGAATAGTACTAAGTGTTTTTAAGTCTTGCATAATTTCCTCGTTGTTTTTCAAAAACAATATCTTATCATCCAGTCCACTCTTTGTAAACAGTAGATAATAAAAAACCGAAGAGGTTAGACCTTCTTCGGTTGAATAATAGATGGTGTATCGTCAGTCGTAATATGGAATTGTTTCAACTTGGGTACTAAAACATCTGGTTTTTTATCAGGTATATCGATACGATAATCATAAGTGAATTTGTCGTTATTTTTTAGTACAGTGATAGGTACAAGTTCCCAACGCTTATACTTCGGGTGATCATGTCCATCTACCATCATAAAAATAATATTTAAATCTTTGTAGGTGACGAGAAGAAATGGTTTTTCTTCAAACATCTTAAAGGTTTTTCTAGCCATATGGAAATTGTACAAAAGTGTACAATAGTTCTCATTAATAAGGCGTTTACACAAACTCCCCAGTCGTCCAAGGTCTACACTTCTACTAATAATACGCTCGAAAAAATGAACGTCTTTATTTTTCAACCTATATTCAATAATACTTTCTTCAGGCTTTTCCCAAGGTCGTGGTACTCGCAACGGCTTGATAACATACTCAATAAAGTTTTTACGTAATGTTTGTGGATCGTCGTAGGATTTCATACACTTAGCCTCGTTTAATTCTCGTACTATTATTAAGTAGGGGGATGGTACTATATATTGATGTTTGGGGTGTATGGTGGGGCTTTACCAACTAAGCTACATACACCATTATTCTTTCAGTCATAATCCTTTTCAAGCGCTTGAATTTCAGACTTAATGTCGCTAACTTTTTCATGGAGACGTTCAATCACATACACAGCATCATCAAAGTAAACCGCTTCATCAAGTTCAAGCTCCATTGCACGAAGCTCAATGATTTTATCTTCCAACGTATTAGCATTTTGATTACACATAATAAATCCCCTGATCTGTTATAAACATTATAGAGGGTTAAAAATTAAAAGTCAAAATTATTTTTCACCAAAGAGAAATTCATGTTCTTCAGGATATTCTCTCTTGTGCCACTCAACAGTTTTTCTAGAACTATCGATAATACTCTGTCCTTTGGTATTGATTTTACCCTCTAGTACAAGCTTCGCCATTTTAACTTTTGCCTGTCGGGTGCTACAACATTCATGTATTCCTTCTACACGTCGTCTAAGACCATGTTGTCCTTTATATTGGATTAACTTATATGGACAGGGTTTCCCATCATTCCACTTGCATAAATTGTCGCTACAATCTAACAACGTTTCTGGCTTATTGTTTTCATGACTTGCTTTCATGGCTCCTAGTATAAAAAGAACCATAACGATTAAAAATATTTCCATATCTATTCTACCGCGTCAAACTTATAAAACTCATAGGTACACTTAGTAAATGATACTATTGTATATGCATTATCTGAGTTTTCTTTTTCCAGTAACCATTTTACGTGTTTAGCGTCTTCAATATCTTCATACAACGCTTTCTTATCATCGTGAGTGGAAATACTATTAACAACCATGTATTCTTGGTCTGTAAGAACTTTACTGTCATATCTAAAGTCTCCACACTCCTGATCTTTACGATCAACTAAAACACCACAGGCATTATCATAAATGCCATATACAGTCACTTTCGTTTCTGTTACTGATGGTTCCTGAATAGTTGTTTTCATAGCATTTCTCTCTTAATTTGGCTCCCCCGGCTGGGCTCGAACTCACGAGTTCTACCGTGACAGGGTAGTACTTTACTAACTGAGTTATACGTCCTAAATAAGTTTTCTTTTCTTCGCTTCGGTTAGCGATTTATTTTCAAGATTATCATACCACTGATTCATCTGATCAACAAACTCTTTTTTGGTTGATGGTTGGTTTGGTCTAAGACCATGAGCTTGTATACCACGTGCATAAGCATTATACAGTTCATCTTTATAAACGTTAAATCCTGTCCTACTAAGAGCAAGATAAGACTTCTCTTTTCCAAAAGCAATACGATCCTGTCCAAATTTAACATTCATAAAAAATGCGTCTGGAATATTAACCATATTAGAAGAACCACCACCTATGTAAATCGTCGGTACTTGGGTTGTAAAACGTCCTTCTTCTAAAAGTTGATATATTGAGTCTAGTTCTATTATCATATATTCCTTATTCTGGGTCTGGACCCATATCTTCACAATTAAGTACGAAGACAGTAACTTTCTTACCATCTTGCCAACGTGTTTTACTATCGTTAAGTACAGCACCTTGGAGACCAACTGGCTCGATATTAAGAGTTTCACCGAAATGTCCAATGCCAGCGACAATAGTATCATCATCAACGTCTTCAATCAACTCTTTCAATTTTCCTACAGTAAGATGCTTCATATCTATTATCTCCATTGGTATGAGTCGAGGATACCAGATTCGAACTGGTGGTACAGCGTTATGAGCGCTGTGTGTTAGGCCACTGACACTAATCCTCAATAAATATAAGAAAAGGTTTATTAGCTATGAATATACATGATATAGAATCTGACACGAAATTTCAACAACTATTTAAAGAATTCATCAGTAATAAAAATAAGTTTCATGACTTACTGAACTATATAGAGAATAGTTCATACTTCAAGAAAGTAAATGATGAATATCGTGAGAAAATACCCGATACGGTTTACCGTGGAGTATACTTTTGGAATGATGACTACGATGAAGAAGAATGGATCACCATAAAAAAAGAAATTTCGTCACGGGAAAAAGAAAAAACTAACACTAAAGGTATATCGTACAGTTCATGTTCATATTCTAAGACCGTGGCTGAAAATTTTTCTAAGGTCTTAGGTGATGTTGGTTATTTAATCACTTTCAAAATAAACACTAGCGATGTTATATTTGTGCCTCTAGCTTTTATTGCATTCTTGGACGATCCTGATGTTATTTCCACGATAAAATATGAAAAGGAAGTAATAATAAACCCTAACACTTCTAGGATACTTTCAGTAAAAAGAGTTAAAAGATAATGGTAGGGGCAGAAGGATTCGAACCTTCGAATATCGGGATCAAAACCCGATGCCTTAGTCCACTTGGCGATACCCCAACAAAACTAATTGAAATAAAAAAAGGGAACCCCTGTACTCTACACAGGAACCGATTCGGATCATACGGTGCTTCCTTAAAGGAAACGACCCCCTTGAAATTGGTCGGGGATGCAGGAATTGAACCTACGACCCTCTGCTCCCAAAGCAGATGCTCTACCAGACTGAGCTAAGCCCCAGAAAATGGTAGGAAGTGCTGGACTCGAACCAGCGACCCTTCGATTATCGGTCGAATGCTCTAGCCAACTGAGCTAACTTCCTGATGTTAAATTCTACCTTTCCACCATCCTTCTGGAATAGGGGCATCGTTATTAATCCTTTTAACGATATCTCCATTGGTGATTAAGATGGTTCCAAGATGAGGGTGTTTTATTTTTTGATAATATCGTCTCTGGGATTCTGCTATTTTATTTCTAGTTTCTTTACTAACTATATTATTTGTACTCTTACATCTATTGGTGCAATATGTCTGTTTTTTAGACTTTGCAACTCTGAAGTCTATAGCACAATTAGGGCACGTTCTTAACTCACTAATGCTGCGCCCTTTGATAAATCCATCAGGGACATCATTTGTACTACACTTAATGACTTCTTCAGTCAATGGGTTATGGAACCAACTTTTACCATAAGAGCCATTCTTTTTACCTTTTCTTTTCTTACACACATTATGATAATGTTTTTTTAACCAACCATAAGTCTGGTTATTATTCCTATTCCCATTAGGGTGACCTAGCATTTGGATTGCTGCCCATTTTAAACCATCATGATCGGGGTACATTTTAACTAACAGTTGGTGAGCTACATAATGTTCTTCTGATGTTAATTCAACTATGTTATAAAGATCATCGGTTCCACCCATACATCTTGGAGTCACATGATGCATTTCCTTATACCCTTCAAGAGTTCTATTTCTTGCCCGATCAATTAATAGATCATAGTGCTTTTGATAATTCATACAGATATTCTCTCGATCATATACCTGTATTTATGCTTACGAACCTACATTTTCAACTCCAACTACGCTTAACTGGTTCGTAGCCAGACACGGTTACTTGGGCTAAAATAAAAATCACATATGGCAGGAATCGAATTGGAATAGCACATATGTCCAGTATATATTCTAAAGTATAACCATAAATAATAAAACTAGCAACACTAACAGCCAGTGTATAGCTTATTTTTTCACATTATCGTTTTCTGGGGACTGAAGTATCTCATCAATAAGTACTTCATCGAAAAAACTGTTTAATTCTTTTTTTACTTGGCATAATATAGTCCTCTTAACTAGATACATTTTTGCTCAAACCTAAGCTATCATATACCTTAAAAAATTATTATAATAATTTGTTTTATCTAATAGTATGTTACTTTAAATTTTTTATATGGCACTTTCAATCCCATAGGTTCGACAGCAACTATATTTACATGAGACTCTAACACTGCCTTGTCTGGATACCAGCCAATAACAATAAGTCCCTTATTCTCTAGAGATGTCAATTGAGTCTTTGTAAGTACTTTACTACCGTCCTGTCGAGTAGTCCATACTGTGTTACCAACCTTGTGATAACCTAGCATAATAAATCTCAAAAACGAAGCCATAGTTGGATTTACATTGATTTGTTGTACTTCTTGCATATTCGTAAACCTCATTCAGGATCAGGTCCAGCATCTTTTCAAGATGAAAGTCTGTTCTATCCCATCCATTACCCTCAGTATCAGCATGTTCGATAGCATCTTCAATGTCATTATCAAGGGGCTTGGGAACCGGAGCTTCTAATAAATCATATATCTTCATTGGTTATCTCCACAAATTTTTTATCCATGAATACTTATTACAATATCTACAGAAGAGCCGGTATTGTTTGTTATTGTCAAGGTATCCGCAGTAGAATTTATTCGCTGCTCTATTCCTACAACCGGATATCGATATGTACTAGATTGAGAATCAAACACGCTATATTGAATCGTAAAGTCTAAGAACGTTTTATTTAATGTATTAATATTACTCAACTGACTTAGGGTTATAGCATAAGACGAACCGGATGCTACAGTAACCGTTGTAGTGAACGAAGACATTTTCTCATAGTCCGCAAAGGAACCAAATGGTGTTACTGAATATGCATCAACATTAGTAATACTGGATACATTCGTTTCAACTTTAGCTATATAAATTTTATTAAAAGAGTTTTGAAGCTCGGTGGTTGTGTGAGAAATAGTTATATCATCACGCCCTGATCCTTTTTCCAAATAAATGTAAGACACTGCATTAGCAGGTAACGTATATGGAAGACTACTAACAATGTGTGAGTACCCACCTAAAAATATTCGAGTTTCTGTTACTGTAAATGTTAGACCTGATGTTGTGTAGCTTACGATATTATTGTTTCCGACTCCTACTTTAGGCTCAAAGTTTAGGAAGTCACGAGAATCAACCTCATCACGACTGTATACATTATTCTCTAAGTATTCTAAGTAATCGGTTAATCGTTTATACATGCTTGGCATTTTATTATATCCCCAAATATACGTGTATTAAAAATGTATATGTTTGTGTTCCACTCTCTTGTGATGTAATGACTATCTGACTTTTATCAAAACTCAAACTGTACTCTACATTGCTATTTAAAAAATAGTCACCAGTTCCATCACTTCTGAAGTCCATAACTCGATACCTATCATAATCATTTAACCCATAGTCACTTGATAGTACGGTGATTGATTGTCCTTGAGAAAGAGAAACATTTTCTAGTTTTATTTTTTTAAATATATACTTCGGCGCTGTTGTATCATTGAAACTCAAATCATATAATTCTTGAGATATCGGGTTTGCCGAATCAGTTGTTATTTTTGCAATCTTAATACGATTAGACGTGTTGTTTAAATCAGTTACACTAGAATAAGCGTTTAGTGTAGTGTTATCTACTGTCTCAAGATAAACAAAGTTATCTGCGTTCGCTTCCAATGCCACATCAGTAGTAGCTGTTTGATAATAATAACCATCTAGGAATACTGGAAAGTTTAAAAGAGTTGCGCCCAATCCAGATGAAGTGGATACATTAGTATACAGTGTACTCAACGAATTCCCATTCAATAAATTAGAAAGCACCGATTGACTATAAAAGCGCATAGAATAATAACCAATGTTTGTATCACTTATATAATAACTCATTCGACTATTGTACCCAATTGAGTTACCACCGTTATAAGGGTTTGTTGAATTAGAGAATGTAGTCAGCGTATTAGTAGCACTATCGTATTGTTCGTATGGCGTTCCATATGCTCCACCGACAGATAGATATGTAAAGTTTACATAGACTAAATTATTCTCCATAAACATATTAGAGCCGTTAGACCCATATGCTCTAGCATTTCCATCACTAAACTGTGAAGCTGAACCACTAGCTTGAGTACTGTTAAGAACCGGTCCTAAGTCCCATGATGATCCATTATTATTTGTCCATATAATTTTTGCTTTATGAGAATCGGTATAATCTAACACAACCCAATATACCTTATTGTTAGAAAAGTCTATTGCCCATTGATTCTGCCTACCATAAGATGAAGAGCTAGGAGTAGGTAACTGTAATCCCATATCAGTGTATATTATATTAAAGTTACTATCTATATCTATTTTAAACACATTAAATGAATTGTCATAAATGTAGTACTCTACTGTTGTTCCATTCTTTGTTATAAACCATCTATCCAGTTCTTTTAGATTAATATTACTGTTCAGGTTTATATCATCTAATATTCTCCACTGACCTGCTATGAATTCTATATCTTGTCCATTTATATTGTATTTCGATATAAAATAAGTAACACCATATTTTGTGCTATTTCCATAGCCAATATAGTAGTCGTCAGTTATTATACATTTTTTATAACAGGTTTTTGACCAAGGTGATGAATCGGGTACGTTATGTCTTTGTGTAGAATAAATTTCTGGTAAAGAATCTAAGAAGTATCCAGAGCTTGTTAGTGGACTACTGAAATCACGTTGTCTTAGGTTGAATCCCGTATCTATCCACGTTGATCTATCAATGTAATAGATAGAGTTATCATATTCATTGAAAGAATAAGCGTCATGTCTACCACCACTATTCCAAGAGCCAATACCAATGCCGTTATTAAAGAAGTCATAGTTAGTGGAGTTAATAGGTATATAATAACTATAGGTTCCTGTGCCAGTTTGCCTTAAGGTATCACTAAGGTTTAAGGAAAGATTAATATCTTTTGTAATATAAGTTCTGCCACCGTTTATATCATAATAAATGATGGTTTTAAGGCTTACTAATAGATCACCAGTATTATAATTAAATACTGTACGAAGACCACCGTAGCTTAGAGCTTTAGTTGATGTAGAATAGGCACTATAATTTAAGTCAGTAGGCATATCAAATATAGAATATTCGTTGATATAGTTTCCATTATTAAGATTATATATTTTTAATTTTATAGTACCAAAACTTGTTAACCCACCACTCGCATTTTCTGACGCAATAACATAAAGCTTTTGTTCTTTTTCATCGATAGTAATATTATTTGCAACCGATGCACTGAACCCCATGGAACTTGTTATGTCCAAAACATTCTGCCATACAGATGTATCGTAACTTGAGTTAGTTCGAATAAGATAATAGTTGTATGTATTAGGATCACCCAATGTTTTGATCTGAGCGACGATGTAGTTTGTGCTACAACAATCAATGTAATTAATTCTCTGATTGGATGACATGAATGGTGTGCTAAGTGGTGAGTTGTCATAAATGAAATCACCGTTCTTATCGTATCGATAAGCTCTAAAGAAACTGTCTGTTTCGGGTTTGCCTTGCGATCCCTTGTAAAGAATAACTTCCCTACCTTTGGTATCCTTGAATAAGAAATACTTTGATGAATGAGGTAAATAACCAAAATTCAGATAGCCGTACACCGGAAAAAATTGTTCGTCAAGGAACCCAATCTTATATTGATAGTAGGGCTTATAATCACGGCTTGTAACTTCACTCTTATTATATACATCGTTTTCTAAATAAGATAGGTTATCAATAAGTTTTTGTTTTCTGGACATATCTTTATTTACTCTTAAAGCAAAATTTGGTTGGAGTGGTGGGATTCGAACCCCCGAATATTCGGATCAAAACCGAATGCCTTAGACCAACTTGGCGACATCCCAACAAAAATGGTGGAGAAGGACGGGATCTAACCGACGACCTATGCCTTGCAAGGGCATCGCTCTCCCAACTGCGCTACACTCCGAAACTCCTATATTTACCTGTTTCCAGATTTAAAATCTTTTTAACATCATCAAAATAATTATGGTAAAAAACAGGTTTTTTATTTACACTAAATTCCTTGATAAATTTCATAGCATCTGTTTCGCGATGAAAGAATATTGTCATGATAGTATCGTTACTTGATCTATACTTAATAGAGCCGATACACCAGCCTTTAATACATTCTTCATCATCGCGATCATCAACGTTATCTTCCAACCAACGAAGAACGTGTGGTTTTAAATTTACCACATCCTTTCGAAACCTCTCAGGATCTGTAATTACTGGAAGATTCATTTCTTCAGAAACTTCATTATGGACTTTCATTCTATTATAGTCAATGAAACTTTCACTCTTTTCATCAACAAGGTTCGCCCAATCGGTTTTGTCTTCATTCATATAGGAATGGAACCAAACCATATTTCTACAACTGTAAGATGATCTATCCCAGTTCGATTCTGTACAATAACAATGGTTTTGTAAATAATTCATTTAACACCGTCCTTTTCTTTTCATTAACTACAGTATAATATATTGCACGATATTCTTCAATGACAATTACATCTATGAAAATTTGGCGTCCCGTAGGGGCTCGAACTCAACATTTCTAGGGTGAAAGCCTAGTGTCCTGACCAACTAGACGAACGAGACAAATAAAATGGTTGGGGTGGTGAGAATCGAACTCTACTCCTTTCGGCTTAAAAGGCCGATGTGCAACCATTACACCTCACCCCAGAGACTACCCGGAATACATCAGGTAGTGAAAAATTTGGTAGGAATGGCAAGACTCGAACTTGCGTCCTTTCGGTTATCAGCCGAACGCTCTCACCAACTGAGCTACATTCCTAGATAGTCGTTACTATCAAAATTTGGTGTCCCGTAGGGGGCTCGAACCCCTGTTACTGACGTGAAAGGCCAGTGTCCTGACCAACTAGACGAACGGGACAGAAAAAAATGGTCGGTGCGGATGGGATCAAACCATCGACCTATGCCTTGTAAGGGCACCGCTCTAGCCAACTGAGCTAAGCCACTTGAAACTGGCAGTGAAGGAGGGATTCGAACCCTCGGACCCGCAAAAGCGGGTCGGCACATTAGCAGTGTGCTGGTTTTGACCGCTCACCCACTTCACTTCGTTATAATTGATTTACTTTTTTATCAATTATAGAAATAAATTTCGACAAGGTAAGTGATGGTTATATCACTCTAACTTATTACCCAAACCCTTGTCAAATTTGGTTTTGAATTTGGCGCGACATGCGGGACTCGAACCCGCGACCTCTACAGTGACAGTGTAGCGTTCTAACCAACTGAACTAATGCCGCTAAATATAAATAATTTTTAAAGAACATGGCGTAAAGCCTAATTTGGTAGAACGGGATGGATTCGAACCATCGACACGTGGTACTTCACACCACTGCTACTACCAACTGAGCTACCGTTCCAAAATCTTTTATCTAAAACTAAAAAACCCTTCTCAGTGGAAGGGTTTCTTTATCTACTTTGCTTATGTGTCGTTTACTTAATCATAAGCTAGAAACCCTTAATCTCCCCTTTCGCACTATCCATGATCTCACGATCAAAAGATACAATTGCACGGGGGAATTCACTTCCCTTAAACTGTTCTTGTTTGTGCATCTGTGCGAAAATAGTCATTT